ACTACCTGAACTGCCAGACCCACCTGTTACACCTGATGTACCTGAGCTACCTGAACTGCCTGATGTTCCTGAGCTACCTGATGTTCCTGAGCTACCAGACCCACCTGTTACACCAGATGTTCCTGAGCTACCTGAACTGCCAGATGTACCTGAACTACCTGATGTTCCTGAGCTACCAGACCCACCTGTTACACCAGATGTACCTGAACTGCCAGAACTACCTGAACTGCCTGATGTTCCTGAACTACCTGAACTGCCAGACCCACCTGTTACACCTGATGTACCTGAGCTACCTGAACTGCCTGATGTTCCTGATCTACCTGATGTTCCTGAGCTACCAGACCCACCTGTTACACCAGATGTTCCTGAGCTACCTGAACTGCCAGATGTACCTGAACTACCTGATGTTCCTGAACTGCCAGACCCACCTGTTACACCTGATGTTCCTGAGCTACCGGAACTACCTGATGTTCCGCTAGAACCACTTGTACCAGAAGAACCATGACTACCAGATGTTCCTGAACTGCCTGATGTTCCTGAACTACCTGAACTACCTGAACTACCTGATGTTCCTGAGCTACCAGACCCACCTGTTACACCAGATGTACCTGATGTTCCGCTAGAACCTGAACTACCATCATGCCCACTTGTACCTGAACTACCAGAACCAGATGTTCCACTACCAGTACCTATATCAAGCCATTCGCCATTTTCATCCTTAAATTCTATATTACCATCATTATCTCTAAATCCATAACCAGATGCACCAACAGTTTCAGTATCAAAATTAAGATATTTATCAGTAATTTGTATTTTAGTATATTTCATTATTTTATTCCTGCAAATTTACTTGTTGTTAATAGTTTTTTAATAAATGCACCAAATGTAGCATCATCATTATAATTTTCTAATAATTGTAGCCAAGGATCATAATCTGGAATGCCTATAGCGTTTCCTACTGTACCATCCCCCGTATGATTTGAAGTTAATTCATCTAATATAGTATCTCTTATTGTTTCCTTAGATAACAAATGATTACCAGTTACAATCATAGTTGAATTATCATAAAGTGTGCCAAAACCTTCAGCATAAAAATCGCCGCCATTACAAGTTGAGTCTAAAACTGTTTCTCCACCTTTCATATTCAACTCTATTAAACAACCAGTATTAGCATTTTTAAATGTTACTCTACCACTATTTATATCTAAGGATGCTATTGCATTAGCATATTGTAAGTCTATTATTGTTTCATCTGTATCAAATACTAATTCAATACCAGACAATCTACCAGAAGATATGACACTTATTAAACCTGATAAAGTACATACATTCATTTCGCCTGCGACATTTGACATATTACTTACAAAACAAGTATGAAAATCAATAGTTACATTATATATATCATGTATATTAGAATCATATACAGTAATAAATGAACCATTATTAAATATACCTGTTAGATTAACATTTCTAAATGTACAATCAATAAACTGACAATTAATAACATTTATATCGCAAAGTCTATTACTATTACCTATAAATTCAAATCCTACCATAACACCATCAGGTATAGATTCAATAATTAAATCATCAATAATATAAATCTTCTTAAATCCTTTTTCTCTTGCAATTAAACTTATATTTGTCAATGTTTTACAAGGATTAGCAGTAGTCCCATATGGATAAATACTACTATCAGTACCATTAACTGTATTTATTGTTATACCTTGATTATAAGATGCATATGCTACCGCATCTGATTTTGTAACAGCATCTGCAACGGTATCCATACTCATTAAACCCGAATCATCAACAATACAAATACCTGTTACATTATTTACTAATGTACCAACACCTCTAGGCTTAAATGTTCCAGCAGTATTTGACGAATCCAACTCAATATAACCAGAATTTAAATTTATAGCTACTGTTGTTGTATCACTCGTACAACCGGAAATAATGATACTACCTGAATAATTATGTAAAGTACATCTTGTATTAATAGTATTATTCAAATTAATTATTGAAATTGCGGTATGACTTACCGCATAACAATTTACTAACGACAACTGCCCTTCAAAATGTGGCGGAAAATTAATCACACCCTGCATTGCTGAATCAATAACTGATAAATATGCGCCAGATGACGGAATTGTTTCAGAACCAGTTATATTAATAATTCTACAATTTGTAACAGTTGTAATAGCTGTTACTATACCATCAACAATAACATCTTCTATTTTTGTTAAATCCGTTATACAGCCAGATTCAAAAAATAATGTATTATTGCTCATTCCCAAACCTTTTAATATATATCCACTAACATCCATACCTGAAGAAAAAGTAAAATCAGATAAAAAATATAATGTTTTAATTCCCATACGTTCAGCAATTAATTTAGCATCAATTAAATTATTTACGGGATACAATGATGTTCCAATTGGATATGATATACCAGAATATGATGAATTAGAATCAATAGTTACATAATTATTATATGAAACATATTCAATAAATAAATTTGAAACAATACCACCATAATCTAAAATTCTATTTACATATATATTACCGCCAATATCACTTAAAATTGCAGGCGATTCAAATGTTTTAGTTGATGTAACAACACCAGTTTGTACTCGTATAAAAAGAGTACGATCTTCTATATAAGTTATAGTAAATGATTTTGTTAAACCAGTAGCAAGACCATCAATATAAGAAACCCATATATTATTACCAGACGTTGCAACATTTAAATCAGAAAAATCAGTCGAATTGATTATAAATATATTATCAGACCATGAAGTATAAACAACCTTTTTATATACACCAGAATCAAGTTGAACTCTAATTGTGCCAGAAGATGGTGTATCTAATGGTATATTAGTACTACAAATTATTGATGATATGTTCATATTATCAAGTGTAATATCTAATACTAATTGATCAAACTGAAAATCACTGCCAGTATTACTAGGCCCGACTAATACATAATCATCGGAAACAAGATTAAAAACCGTAAATGTAACTTCTGCCATATTTTAACCTTCTATTATAAGTAATTTAAATTTGTAAAATCTGTCCAAACATTATCAAAAAGTATATTACCATCTGCCCAAGTAACTACAGCATTATCATCTGAAACATCTATTCTTTTTATTCTCCAAAGTGGAACATCATCACTTGTTCCTGCCTCAGCTTCGCCAACATATAAAATTGGATCACTATCTTCATTATATCTCAATGCATACTCGCCGGTATTATATCCAACACCATAAGTAATAATAGTCAGCCAACTACCATCTATAGCACCATAACCACTTAAATCTATTTCTAATGAATGCGTATCAATTAATGTTATATCGCCAGAAACTATCAACTTACTTTCATTATTATATATGCTTACCACTACATATTTATTACCCAAATGATGATTTACCAATAATATACCATCCACTAAATCATCATTTGTAAATGTTTGACTGAAAGCCATTCCTATAGCTGATGTACCTGAAGAACCTGATGAACCAGATGTACCTGAAGAACCTGAACTGCCAGACGTACCTGATGAACCAGATGTACCTGATGAACCAGATGAACCTGATGAACCAGATGAACCTGATGTACCTGAAGAACCTGAAAAACCTGAACTGCCAGACGTACCTGAAAAACCTGAACTGCCAGACGTACCAGATGTTCCTGAAGAACCTGAACTGCCAGATGTACCAAAACCAGATGTACCTGATGTTCCACTAGAACCAGATATACCTGAAGAACCTGAACTGCCAGACGTACCAGATGTTCCTGAAGAACCAGCTAAAGCATTTCTAAATATATCAACATCTTTATATAATTCAACGCCAATTTTTATATCAAAAACACCCGATCTATCATATTCAGTATCATCAACATAGAAACTAACTAAACCCTCATCATCTGATATAATTTGCGGTTCTACAATAATACCAGTATCGCCAACTTCTTTAACTAAATGTATTTTAACAGATGTAGTTGTACCAGCAAGATAAATTGAAACAGGAATACCACTTAAATTATTTCCGTAAGAATCTCTTGACCTTCCTATAAAATGGTATCTTGCCATTAAAATATATCCCCTATTGTATAAATGTAGAAATCCATAACAACTTTAAATTTAGGATATGAACCATCAAAATCAAATATCTCAAAATTCAATGTTTTTGTACTATCAAAATATTTTAAATCATCACAATCATTATCTATATTTATTATATTACTACTATTAAAATAATTCAAAACACTAGAAGATATATCAAAATTTAATACTTCTGTTGTTTCTCTTACATTTATACTTTTCATTTTTATAATTCTTCTACAATCACATTTGTTTTATGATAATATATATAAGTATTTGGCGCAACTGTTTTTTCAATCTTCCAAATTATATCATAACTACCGCAAGTAGCTGAAACTGATGATGGAAATATAGCATATACTATATTATTTTCTACCATTGCAGTAGCCTCTGATAAAACTGTTACACCTTCACTATTTATTATAGAAAAATGTGCTGTACTTGGAATCCATACTAAATCTTTTTCATCACGAATCGTTATTGAAACAGCTCTAACTTCATTTTGATATAATGTAATATAACTTTTCACTATACTTTTCCTCCAAACTCTTTATGACCGCCAAAAATCATCTTATTTTGTAATAAACCTTTAAACATATTTGTAGTCTTTTTGTATTTAAGGGCTAAAACCATTAATGCCTGCTTTGAATAATCTCTTGCCCATGTAGAAACAACCACCTTTTCCATATCTTCTACTGGTATTTCCTTACCATTATTTATAAGATTCCCATCTAATAAGTATCTTCTAATAGCTATTTTCATATAAGGATATGATTGCTTTACAGTATCCCATGTAAAATAAACATCACCATGATAAAACTCTAATAATTTTTTCCATTGATATATAAATTCTCTTCTCTGCCCTCTTGGTATATATGTAAAATTTATTGCTTGTATATAATTGTGATAGTGCCCCGTGCTGGGATGAATACCTCTAACTGTATATAAAACTATTACAGTTGGCTCAGGGTCAAATTGAAAATTCTTATATTTAAAGGTATAAATATGACCAGACTTAAACCATGTCATTCCTACCTTTACTTTCAAAATTCTTTTTAGCATATATTGTCACCTTTTAAATAAATCATGTTCTGTTAAAATCTTAAATCCATAATTTCTTTTTTTACAAAATGCTTGTGCTGCGTTCCATTTATCAACATTATTTCGCCATGTTATTGCTTCATATAATATAGTTTTTTCAGATTTTTTCTTGCCTTTAATTGGTTGTATTGTTTCCTTATAAGGCTTTATTTCTACAACCCATGTTTCTTTCTTACCATCACTTTTAAGTATTTCCATCATAAAATCAGGGTAATATCTTCTATTCTTATTTTTTACTGTATCAAAATATGGTATAATTAAAGTTTCACTTGACCATTGTAAAACACTTTCATTTACATCGCACCATTGCATATATATCCGTTCCCAGCTTGATCTTGCGATTATAGGATACTGTCCTGTATATTTTTGTGGAAACTTAGGTGTGAATATATTATGCTTCTGACCATCTATATTATACTTTAAAAAATTTGCCATTATTTTATTCTATACTTGTCCATTGTTTAACATTCATATCAAAGTTCTGTATGATTTCAACAAGTTTTCCTCTTTGTAAGTCATCTAGTTGTTCAGGTCTTAAAGCAGTTATAAAATCTACCATCTGTTTAAATACTTTTTTATCATATTCTACTTGAAGGTCATGTGGTATTCCAGATGATGGTGCTATAAAGTCAAGAAATCTCATTTATTGCTCCTTATCAAATACACTTAAAACACCATTGTCAATATATGCATAAGGTATTTTATTTTTATCTATATAGTTCATTATTTCTTCTACCGATTGCTTTATATTAGTAACATTTTTAGTCTTTAATAAATCTATCAAACCATATTTATTATGGATAGATTCAGCAAAATCATTAATATAAACTATATCATAATCTTCCTTTTCACTTTTAGTTCTTTTACCTCTATAGCCATCCGATATAAAGTCAAGAAATCTCATAGTTTAATCCTTTATACCCGCATCAGCTTCCATTTTCTTAAGCCTACTATAATAATCCTTTATTTCTGAAAGATGGTCTAATGCAATTCGTCTAGCCATAGTTGGATAGTTTGTATGCTCTGCTTCAACTTTAATACCCATTTCTAGTTCTGTTTCATCTATATCTTCTTCTTTTTTACCAGACTCATTGAACTTACCATTACTCCAAAATGATGTTGAAACACTATATGCTATTTCTTCCATATCATCAGGGTCTAAACCATTCTTCTCTGCAAATGAATGAAACTTATCATCTTTTGGATCAGGATTATTTGTAAGAAAATCTATAACCTTCAACTTCAAATCATCCTTACTAACTTCTTCTTTCAAAAACTTAGAAAGAAAATCCTTCTCATCATCAGTTACTACATCCATAGTTCTTCTCATATTATTCTTCTCCCATTTCTTTTCTAAGTTTTTCTTTTGCTTGCTTTAAAGTTTTTCTTCTATCTGCTGGTAAGTTACTACCCGCTCTATTAATATAAAAGTTTAATCTAGCCATAGCTTTCTTTAAACTTGAACTATTTTTTGCCAAGTATCTAGCAATTTCTGTTGCCCCTTTAGTAAAAATACCTTCTTTCGGATGCCATTTTGTTTTAACATCACCAGACCATTTATCGCCACCATCATCTTCACCTTTATCTGCTTCATTTAAAAAATATGAAATTTTATCTTCTATATTCATTTAAACCACCCATCCTTTGCCTTGTGCTCTTTCTTTATTATATTCTTCAGGATTTTGTTTTCGCCATTTATGCCAGTCGCTTACATATTTAAAAGATAGCATTGTAAGCCATATTAAAGTATAAATTATTGCTATTTTCACATTACCACCACTTAGAGAACCTGCACGCATCATCTTATCAAGTTCAGTCCAAGCATCTAATGCAGGAACAAAAGATGCAACTGGAAAAACCTGATCCCTAACAAAATCCCACCAATGCTTTACATCTTCATCAAGTTCTACACCTTCTTTTATATCAAGTTTCAACATCTGATCTAAATTTCTAAAATCAGTCTTAAAATATTTATTGATTATATTTAACACTTGATCTTCCTGACCTTCAAACATATCAATAAACTTTTTTACATTATCTTTTAATATATCTTCTGCTTTATCCCATCCCATAGATAAAAGTTTCTTAAAGGTTGAAACCAGTTCAATCTTACTTTCATTTATAATATAGCTTTCTAATCTCATATTAATATACCTCATTGTCGTAATACTGTTATATGTTTATTTATAAAAAAATATGATAAAAATATAAATAATGAATAGAGATAAAAATTGGAGGATAGTTTAGTGCGTCTAAATACGTTTTTACTAGAATGGTCACAGAAAAAGGGAAAGGGTTTAACCATGATTGATATAGATGAAACCATTTTCAAAACATTTGCTAAAATTAAAGTTATAAAAAATGGTAGTGTAATTAGAGAACTTGATAACCAAGAATTTAATACATATGACCGTCAAGACGATGAAGAATTTGATTTTGGTGAATTTAGAAATGCTGAATTATTTAATAAAACTTCTAAACCGATAAAAAAAACTATTGAACGAATTTTAAGTATGATAAAAAAGATTGGTGATAAAGGTTCTAAAATTGTCTTCCTAACGGCAAGAACAAATTTTGATGATAAAAACACATTTCTTGACACCTTTAGAAAATATGGTATTCCTATTGATGATATATATGTAGAAAGAGCGGGAAACTATATTAAAACAACAACAGATAAAATAGCCCCTATAAAGAAAAGTATAATAATGAAATACATACAATCTGGTGAATATAGAAGAGTTAGACTTATAGATGATGATATAAAAAACTGTAAAACATTCTTAGAACTAAAAAATGATATAACTGATGAACTAAAAGAAAAGGTAAGAAGAATACATGGTTTAGATGATACTGAAGAAGAGCCAATAAAGTTTTTTGCACTACAAGTTACCGATGATGGAACGCTAAAAGAAATAAATTAAAAGGTGGAATATAATGCTTGATAAATTAAAGCAACTAGTAGATTTACTACCACAACCAATCTTTGAGTTTGATTTAAACTATAATATAACCTTTTATAACAAAAGTTTATTACATCTCTTAAACATTTCAAGTTTTGGCATGCAGGATATACAGATTAATAACTATATTTTTCCACTTCTTGACACCTTAAATACAATTTTATATAATAACGAAAGATTATCAACAGAATGCTATATAAAAAATGACTACACATCATACCATGTAACAATGTTCTCATATCCATCTTACGATGAAACTGGTAAAATAAAAGGTAGAATATGTACAATTTGTGATATGACAGAAAGAAAAAATATTGAGCTTAAACTTAGAGAAAAGGAAAAAATATACAAGTATATAGTTGATAACTCACATGATGGCATATTCCTTCTAAAAGAAAATGGTATAATAGATTTTGTAAATACAGAATTTTTAAATATATCAGGCTATAATGATATAACCGAACTAGTAGGTAGCAATTTTTCTATATTTGTTAGTGAATGCGATATAGAAAGAATGAGAGAATATTACAAAAATAGAATAAATGGACTAACAGGAGAACGTGCACCTAACAAATACGACTTCAAATTGAAAAAGAAAGACGGAATTTTAAGGGACGTATCCATACACATTAATCTTTTCACCCTACCTGATGGGTCTGTGAGAGTGTTAGGACAGCTAATAGACATCACGGAGAAGAAGGAACTAGGTGATAAATTGGCAGCTTTACATGACATTATGCAACTAATTTTTGATGGTATGCAAGATGTTATATGGGCAAAGGATATAAATAATGAAAATGTCTTTATGAATAAAAAATTCAAAGAGGCATTCATATCCGAAGAAGTAATCAACAATAAAATATTTAATTTTAATACTTTAAATTATTCAGACCATAAACCTGTTCATACTATTGAAAAAATAGAATCACATTTATTTGGTGTAAAATGGCTTGATATTTGTAAGTTTCCTATATTCAAAGATGATAAACTTATAGGTATTGCTGGTATAGCAAGAGATATTACAGAAAATATTTTAAATATTTTAAATATAGATAAAAATATAGATGATTGGAAAATTGAAAATAATATACATAATAATGAAGTTAAAATTATAATGAAAGATACTTTAGATATGATTAATAACGCTATAATTGGAGAAAAAAATGCCACAAGATAACAATCAAGAATTATTACCGTCTAAGTATGTTGATAAACTTTTTGATACTGTTAAAGATTCATCAGATCACAATACCAATGCGATAAAAGAACTAACTACAGCTATAAATGGCCTAGCACTATTGCTTACTGCGCCGCCAACGCATACAGAAATACACACAAAAATAAAAGAACATGATGCTGAAATAAAACTTAAAGATAAAGAAGATAATGTTGAAACTGTAAAAAGATTTGATTTAATAGATAAAAAATTAGAATCTTTAGCAGGAAAAATGAAACTAGTTATAATAACAATAAGTATTGCCTTTTCATTACTTACAATATCATATATAGTTGTTAAAAGTATAACTGATTATCAAATTACAGCTGATATAAATAAAAATACTGAATTAGTTATGGATAAAAATATAAAAGAAAGAAATCCCATATTATATGACTTAAATACAAAAATAGATAATATTCAAACTGAAATAGATAAGCATATAAGAGAAACTAAAGGAAAATAATGAAAATAAAAGATTATATAATAGAACCTCACTATCCATGTTTTGAAACTATTTTATTAGTTTTAAGTAATAATAGAATTGATGAAAACAAAATTACTGATACCCTATTTTCTGGTATTAAAAAACTCGGTGATCATATTGGTCTAAAAATTAAAAGGGCTGATTCACTTTTTAGTTATCTAGCAAGAGCTGAAGATGAACTATATGATTTAGTTACATATGCAACATTATATCTTTTAACTAATGATAAAAAAACAAAAGATGAACTCTATACAAGTATGAAAGAAATCATATCAAAAACAAATCCCAAAGAAATAACATCATTTTTTATGGAACTTGATAAAATGTCTTTTGGATTTACATCTATGTTTAGAGGAATATTTCTAAGTTTATTTGGTATTGAAATAACAGCTTATTATAACTGGATAGATGATATTTCGTATCTTAAAAAAGAGCTTAAAAATATGAGGATTGTCTTAACTAGAATGAACGCGCCAGAAGAACTAGTAAATTCCTTAACTGATTTTGAAACAAGAATAAATAAGTTAGAGATACATGAAGATGGCGAAGGCGGTGGAATGAGTGGCGGTAGTGTTGGCGGGACAGGAGAAGTAGGTGCTGGTGTTGCTGCACCAACAACAACATCTAATATTGCAAAATATTATTCTAAACTAGGAACACCAGTAAGAAGAAGAAAAAAGAAAAAAATAAATCTAAAGAAACTATTAGGGTAAACCATATAAACCTTGACAAATAGTACAAAACAATGTATAGTTAAACTAAAAATGGTGATTTATGATTGTTGGTTATAAAAAGATACTTAAAAATGGTAATGAAATAAAACTAGAAGGCCCTGAAACTGGTTATGTTAAAGTAGATTATATATGTGATGAACCAACTTGTATAAATAAAAATATAGTTTATACATCTACATACCATTCCATGAAGCATTTAGATAAGTGGAACAATCTTGAGCGACAAATGTGTAAATCGTGTAGAACTCGTAAATCTGAAAAAGACGTTAAAAATATAATGATAACATATGAACAAATAGTAGAAGAACTAAAAAATGAAAACTATAAAATAATAACTACTAAGGAAGACTTTGAATCATCATTAAGACCATCAACAACAAAATTAAATGTTATATGTTCTAATGGTCATAAACACCAAGTTAGTTGGAATAACTGGAAAAATAAAAATAGAAGATGTAGAAAATGTTATGAAGAAAATAGATATGATGAAGCTGTTCAATATAAAGATGGATTTAAGGAATATGAATTTAATATAGACCATGAAACAAGAAAGACATATAATAAATATAAAAAAGAAATTGACCCTGAAAATAAAAGAAGTAGATTGTATCATTTAGATCATAAGTATTCTGTATATCAAGGATTTATTGATAATATAGACCCTGTTATAATGAGTAGTAGATATAACTTGGAACTTATACCTGTTTATGATAACATTTCTAAAAATAATAAATGTTCTATCACTATGGAGGCGTTATTAAATGTATATTACGGAAAAAATTGATTACTTTATGGAGGTGTTGTCAAAGGTCATTGTGGAAAGTGGCATTCGTGACATTCGTATGTTAGCAAAAACATACAATGAAGCTGAAATTTACTTCCACATTGACCTTTGACGATGCTTGATGGCGTCACTTCAGCTATAGCAATGAAAGAATATATCGCCAGGTATGGTATTAAAACTGTGGCCGCACATAAAATACAATATGGTGATACAGAATACGCTGTTTCTAAGCCTGGGCCTCATACTTTAGCAATTTTAGTTGATTATGCACACGGTAAGCCTATTATGAAAATACATACAGACCACCATGATGCGCAAGTAGGTGTTGAAAAGGGAACATCAACATCATTTATTAAAATACCTTCTAATGTAGAATACCTGTCATCAGTTATACCTAATACTGACATATTCCCACAAGAAGATTTGAAACTTATATCTATGGTTGACTCTGCTGACTTTTCTAAAAATGGCATAGAGCCTGATGATGTTATGAGAGCCGCTTTCGGTTTGAATGATGAAATAGATGTAGCTAGAAATAGAATGATGATGGGACTTGTGGTAAATAAACTATTGTTATCCTACAAAAATAAACCAGATTTCTTAGTTAAACTAGTCCTAATGTCTAAACCATCATTAGTAAATATGTATATAAACATTAAAAAGTTAGCTAAAGAAAATGGTTACGCCCCACCTGAAGCAATTATGGCAAATCAGGCAAACTATGTAGCAGCACAGAAAGTAAGTAAGAATGTAAAAATGGTTGGAAGTACTATTGTTCAATATGGTGGTGGTTCAATGATAAAGCCCGGCAGTTACGATAGATATACACCATTTAAGAACAACCCTGAAGCTAGGTATTTAAGTATGGCTTGGCCTGTTGGTCTTGTTCAGTTGGCCAAAAATCCATTTGCAGGTTATGACAATCCTTACAACTTAGGTGAAATAGCAATGGATGTATTAGAAAAATATAAATCTAAACTGATGAAAAAAATTTCTTTACTACAAGCTAAGAGAATATTTGAATCTGGTATTAAAGAACTTGGCGACCAAATGGGCTTTACTTACAAAGATTTGATGGCTTTATTTACAGACAAGGTTAAACTATCTACTAAGCAAGAACAATGGCTTATGAAAGTAATGGATAAAAAGTTTTTAGAACTAGACGAAAAAGAAAAAGATTTTATGTATAGCTTAAAGATTACTGTATGGGATATAATAAAAGCACAATCGGGTGGTCATCATGATATAACGAATGTAAGTGGGTGGAATTTTTATGGCAAGGGCTATGTTGATTTAATGAAAGAATTTCAAAATGATCTGGTAAATACATTAGCAGAAAAGGAGAAGTAGTCATTATACCTAAATATCCAAAAACTATAGAATTAAATAATGAAAATATAAAATTATATAATATTTATACAACAGATGGTATATATTATCTAAAACCTAAAAGAAAGTATGATTGGTTTATATGTAAGACTTGTAATAAAGAATTTATTAGATATAAAGGAGAGCATTTAGAATATTGTTCTAATAAATGTTTTAATCCAACTATCATAGAAAGTCAAAAATTAAATATAGATGATATTAAAAAATCCTTTGAAATTGAGGGATATACACTACTAACAACAGAATATAAAAGTAATTTACAAAAATTAGATTTTATTTGTCCTAATGGTCATAAACATAATATAACATGGAGTAATTGGTCAAATGTAAATCATAAACAAAGATGCGGAAAATGTGCAAAAAACGCACCTATATCATTTTTAGATGTTACAGAATATTTTAATCGTTTTAATTATAAAGTTATTTCCACAGAAAATGAGTATAAAGGTGCATATACTTCTAAAATAAAATATATATGCCCTAAAGGTCATAAACATGAAACTACATATACATTTTTTAAAAGAGGAAACCGATGCCCATATTGTTCAAATCAGATACAGATAAAATTTGATGATATTAAAAATGAAATGACTAAAGAGGGATATAAAGTTTTAACTAAAGAAAAAGATTATAAAACGCAAAATACAACTAAAATAGATTTTATCTGCCCAAACGGTCATAAACATAATATATCAGTAAGAAAATGGCGTAATTATGGTAGATGTGGTAAATGTAGGGTATCAAAAGAAGAGCAAGAAATAAGAAATTTGTTAAACACTCACAATATTAAATATAAAATGAATGATAGAAATACTATATTAAACCCATTTACAAATCATTATTTAGAATTAGATTTCTTATTTCCTAAACTAAATAAAGCTATAGAATATAATGGTTCTTATTGGCATTCATTAGATGAAAAAATTGCAATAGATAAATTAAAAAGTAGGTTATGTGAAGAGAAAAATATAGATTTAATGGTTATAACTGATATTGATTGGTATGAAAATAGAGTTAAATGTATAGATGATATATTAATATTTGTAAAGGAGAAATAACAATGGGTATCAAACAATATCTTACAGAAGGAAATGATGTAAAAGATATTAAAATTGTTTTATTAACTGGTAGAAAAAACTCATCAGACCCTAATGACTTATTTAAAACTGCTAAGAGATTTAAAGAAGTTTTTGAAAGAAGGGGTATAAATCATTATATTGCCTTTACAGAAAATTGTTATTTAACTAAAATAGATGATAAGTTAAAAATATATAATATAGAAGATGCAAAAGGCTTTGAAATTAGTAAAGAAGATACAATAGTTATAGCTAGAAATAGTGTTATGAACCTACTTGCAAGTCTTGACCTTTTATCAAGGATAGAAAGAAATGATATATTTTGTATTAACTCAAGAGATAATATAGAAATTTGCGCCGATAAATATAGAACTATTTTAAGACTAAATGATGGCGGTATTCAAACGCCTAAAACAGCATTAATTTCAGACCTTGCAAGTTTAGAAAATGCTTTTGAAAGAGTAGGTGGTAAGTTTCCTTGTGTTCTTAAAACAGTTGTTGGTTCGCAAGGCGTTGGCGTCTTTATAGCTGACACTTGGATGGGTATGAAATCTACCTTACAAGCAATCTGGAAACTAGATAAAACTACTGAGATTTTAATGCAAGAATATATAGAAGCTGATTATGACATTCGTATTCATGTTCTTGGCGGTAAAGTTATTGCAGCCATGAAAAGAATAAAAATTAAAGAAGATTTTAGATCAAACTATTCTTTAGGCGGAAATATTAAACCTATTGAACTTACAGAAGAACAAGAAAAAATTGCAATATTAACAACAAAAGCAGTTGATGGTGTGTGGGTTGGTGTTGATATGATGCAAGATAGAGAAGGTAACTTATATGTACTTGAAGTTAATTCATCACCAGGAACTGAAGGTATAGAAATAGCATCAAAAATAAATGTTATAAATCGTGTTATTAATTTTGCAAGTAATAAAGATAACTGGGTAAGAGAACCATTAGAATCTGGCTATATTGAAAGAATAACAATAGAAGATATAGGTGATGTTACTGCCAAAATGGATACAGGTAATGGCGCTGCCTGCGTAATAAATGCAGATAAATGGGAAGTAAAAGATAAAAAGATTATATGGTGGCATGATGGTAAAAAATTTGAGCATGATCAAAAAGGAACCAAACATATTAGAATAAGAGATTCTAATGGTGAGTTTATGGAAAGACCTACTATCTATTTGAATGTTGAGTTTAATGGAAAAAAATATAAAGATGTTGAGTTTACAGTGTCAAATAGAATGGGAATGAGTACATCAGCCTTAATGAATAGAAAATTCATAAGAATGGCTAATTTAACAATCAATCCTGCTAAAAAATATGCTCTAACGATAAAGGGTGGCGAAGAAGCTAAGAAAGAAGTTAAAGAAAGTAAAATAAGAGGACTATTTATACCTTCTTAAAATAATTAATAGTCTTACATAATCCATCTACAAGTTGAACTTTAGGAAACCAGTTTATAACATTTTTTGCAAGTGTTATGTCTGGTTTTCTTTTTTCAGGATCAGAATCAACAAACTCTTTATAAACAATTTTAGATTTACTTTCTATTAAATGTATTATAATTTTTGCCAAATCTTCCATAGTTATTTCATTAGGATTACCTATATTCATTGGTTGTGTATAATCTGATGCCATAAGTTTCATAATACCATTGATTGTATCATCAACATAACAAAATGATCGTGTATATTGACCATCACCATATATAGTTATATCTTCATTCTTCAATGCCTGTAATATAAAGTTACTCACAACACGACCATCATTAGGTGCCATATTATAACCATAAGTATTAAAGATTCTGGCTATTCTTATCTCAACACCTTTCTGCCTGTGATAGTCCATCATTATACATTCTGCAGCACGCTTACCTTCATCATAACAAGCTCTACGACTTATTGGGTTTATATTACCCCAATAAGTTTCCTTCTGTGGATGTTCTAAAGGATTACCATAGACTTCAGATGTGGATGCTTGAAATACTTTAGAACCATGTTCTAAAGCCAGTTCCAAAACATTTATTACACCTAATACGCAAGTTTTAATAGTTTTAATCGGTTCTAATTGATAATGAATAGGACTTGCAGGACAAGCTAAATTATATATTTCATCTATTTTACCACTAAATTTTAATTTCTCAATAATATCACAAGGAAATAATTCAAATTGTGAATTATTCATCAAATTAGAAATATTTTCAAATCTACCAGTATAAAAATTATCAGCACAAATAACATTATTACCTTCATTTAATAATCTTTTACATAAAGATGAACCTAAAAATCCGGCACCACCAGTAACAAGTATTCTCATTAAATTTCCATAAACATATTTATTTTATTTAAACAACATACCTTATCATCCATCCAATCTTGTTCTTGTATAACTAACAAATCAATACCTTTTTGTATACACTGCTTTCTTTTCATCTCATCATACCATTTTGCTTTATTACTTAAATGCCAATACGTTCCATTATATTCGATAGCCTTAAATAACTCAGGTATCAATATATCCAATTCAAGGTTTTTACCAGTCCAATAATTTTTAATCTGTGTTCTATCATTTTCTACAATTTTGCCTGAATATTTTTGTTTAATATACTTAAAAATTTCCTTTTCTGATTTAGAACCACCATCTATATTCTTACATAATGGGCATCTTTGTTTTTGATTTTTAAAATTATCAAATGTCATTAAAAATTTATGCCCTTTAGTACACTCAAATCTTAAATTTTCTTTTACATTTTTACATTTTGTTGATAGACATTTATAGCCAACATTTTCAGCATAATCATTAATATCACTATATTTTAATTTTTGATTGCTGCCCCTCATTTTATCATAGCATTTTGGGCATCTATCGCCTCTTTTAAAATGACCATAAGATATATTGTAATAGTGATTTTCCAAACATTGCGTTTCTAACTTAATTTTACTATTAACATATTCAGTTGATAAAAGTTTATAACCAAAACTTTCAATATATTCTTTAACTTGTTCTAATGTTTTCTTTTTATTACCTGCGCATACAGAGCATCTTTTACCAGTATAAAAATTATTATACTTTGTATTATAAATATGACCTTCAGGGCATTGTATAATTAACATAGAACCGTGATTTTTATATTCAGTAGATAAAAGTTTATATCCTACTTGTTCTATATATTTTTTAACCTCATTATATTCTATTCGTTTCATACAAAAAAGAGTCCTAAATTTTCTTTACACATATTTAATAGTTCGGTTTTATTCATTGGATCAAGTAATATATTTATCTTTGATACAAAGGTTTTCTCTATCATCTTATCATAGTTTATTTGTATAATACTATCAAACTCACTTGGCCATCTTAAAAATGCCATTGCATCAAAACCATATTGATTCTTCATTAGATAAACCTTTTTCATCTTTGTTCCACTTTGTATCTCTTCATATTTATCTTCTATGTGTAAAATGTCAAGTAACTTTTTATAGTTTATCGCAGCTTTTACATGACTTGGTGTTCCCTTCTTAGCATTACCATCGGCAGTAATATACTTTTCAAGGTTAGATACACCAATGTTAGATGCTATTTCTTCAGGATAAACACCATGTAGTTTCTTTTTACACTCATCTATAATTTGTAATATTTCATCATCAGTTCTATTTTTCAAAATCATTTCCATAATAGTTTTTAACATTGGCCTTACTACTTCTGGTGTATCCGATCTAACAATTTCAAGTCCAGTTGTTTTAATCTTATTGGTTGACGCACCTTCTTCATCAACGATCCACATAGAATACTTTTTCTTCTTTACAAATAAGGCTGTCTTAGCGATAACTTCCTGTTTGAAAACAATCCTAAATTCTGTATTAGCAGAATTGTAAAACTCCCTCTGCATTTCTCTATAACAATGATCATTCACATATTCAGACAAAACATTCGCAATAGATTTAATATAGGATAAGAGCCTTTCTTCTGGCAACTTTCTCCAACTATCACCTAAGTTAGTATTCAAAAACCCACCAATATTTATAAAAAGTGAATCAGTATCTATCTTCAAATGTAGAGAACACTGTCATAACTAGACTTGCTCTCTACATTTTTTACCTCCATATTTTTATTTTCAATTATGCTCATATTTTCATCCTTTATAATACTTTATATACTTAAAAGATCATTAATACTACTTAAACAACATAACTTATCATTATACCAATCTCGCTCTTGTATAACAAGTAAATCTATACCCTTTCTTATACATTGTTTCTTTTTCATTTCATCATACCATTGCTTCTCTTCAAATGAATGCCAATAAGAACCGTTAAATTCTATTGCTTTTCTTATTTCTGGTAAATATATATCCAGTTCTAAATTACGGCCAGACCAATAGTTTTTAACTTGCGTCCTATCATTTTCTAAAATAGTACCTGAATATATTGTTTTAACATACTCCACAATTTCTTTTTCTGGCTTAGACCATCCCTTACTATTAGAGCATTCAGGGCATCTTTGCCCTCTTTGGAAAGCATTATATCTCATTTTAAATATATGGCCTTCAGGGCATTGTAACTTCAATTTACTTTGAGAATTTTTATATTTGGTAGAACATAATATATACTCAAAATTTTCTATATATTCTTTAACATCATTATACTCTAGTCTTTGACTATTACCTCTTATTATATTATAGCATTCTGGGCATCTTTGGCCCTGCTGAAAACCACCAAATCTCATTTTAAATGTATGTCCTTCAGGACATTGTAACTTTAATTTTGTTTGCACATTTACATATTCAACAGATAAAATTTTATAGTTAAAACTTTCAATATAGTTATTAATTATTTCTATTGTATGCTTTTTATTACCGGAACAAATATTGCAGCCATATCCTTGCTGAAAATCATTATATTTAACATTATAAATATGACCTTTTGGACATTGTAGTTCTAATATTGACTTCGCATTTTTATATTTACCAGAAACCCATTTATATCCTCTATCTTTTATTATGGTATTCACTTCATTATCAGTTTTTTTATATTTACCAAAACATATTGGGCATCTATTACCATGATTTTTAATATGATTAAAATCCATAACAAATATATGCCCTTTAGAACATTGCCAATTTAACTTAGTTCTTGGATTTATATATTCCTTTGATAGTAAAATATAACTAAATTTCAGGCCATAATCATATACACTTTCAACAGTATACTTTCTATTCACTACATTTTACCTATCTCATTTTTCATTTTATCAAGTATTTCTTTCAACTCTTTATTAGGCTCATTCAATAATCTATTTGTATATTTTTCACCAGCTTTAATAGTCTGTCTGCCACAAGACACTATACCTTCTGCTATATTTATATTAAAATACCGACTATATGGGACACTAGTGATACCAAATATGGCGTTGATGATAATTTTCAATGATAACTGAAGTGAATGATACTTAGCAATTTTAATCTTTGCTTTCTCTAAATTATCATCCCTCAAATCTACTAAAGTTCTTTTAAGTTTATTCATCTTATCTTTAACTTCAATTCTCTTATTAAATACATTCTCCGTAACTTCAGCAATCTTACCTCTATTCTTTGTTGAAAATACAGACCCACAAGGAGCAACGCACAATAGTTTCTTCTCTATTGCTTTATTAAATGTTTCTAGTCTCTTACCTTCAAACTTTACTAAACCATTATCCTTCATCATTTCAAAACTAGGAAAACTATTATGCTTTACATTATACATAATTTCATCTTCTGTAAAGTTGTGTATCCGTCCATAAAATGTTTCTGGCGACATATTCATTGTAATAATAGCAGTAGGATATGATGATGTTATATCCATATCAATTACCCACTCATGCTTTCCTTTCTGCGGCTCTTTAACATATGCAGCTTCAAATGTTTCCTGTGTTCCACCATAAAAATAAGGTGCACACATATTACTTCGTCTAAAATATGTAATCAAAAGACCCTCAATCAACTGAGTCATTACATTATAATATTTCATTGGTGCCTTACAAAGTAATGAAAGTGATTGGACAAGTTTAATATAACCTAACTGTTCTTCTAACTGAGCAACTCGGTAAGCATCAATAACATTATACTCAACATATAAATCCCAGTTCTCAAAATACAACTGCCTTAGATTTTTATATTCAGAATAATCAACCTTACCCTTTTCAAGAATGGCCTTACTTACAAAATCCAATGAATACTTTTCAAGTTTATTAGGCGAATACCACTTAAACAAATCCATGTAATCTAATATAGTTACACCAGCTATATCAACATTGAACTCATCCATGTCCTTTGAGCGCCAAGTCCTTACTACATTTATAGGTGATAACTTATTAAATAAATCTGTATTCTCACCAAATACATTTTTAATACGAGTTATAATATACTGAATATCAAACTGATAGACGTGCCAGCCGCTTATAACATCTGGTGCATTATTATTCATAAAATGTAGGAATGATAAAAGTAAAGCTCTTTCATCCTTACAATGAACATACTGAAAAAACTCCTGACCTTTATACTTACCTTCATAAGGCTTTAGTCCAAAAGTATGAGTTCTATTCTCTAAATCATCATAAACAGATATAAGAACTATTGGTTGCTCTGCTAAATGGACATGAGGAAAGCCAGCATCTTTATAAAAATGTGATTTTTTAAATGGTTTCCAAGTATTGTCATCTTCATCAAACCATTCAACTTCATCATCCTTATAAGTATTTACAGCTTCACCAATTGTTACATCAACATATTCATATTCCATTATTCATTCCTTATATTAGTTGCTCTACATATTATAAATTGTTTTCTACCTACACACCATTCTTCAAATTCTTTATTAGACATACTTTTATATCGTGCTTTAGTTATCTTTCGTTGATTTGTTACTTTACCTTTTTTTGATTTAGAAATCTTTTTTCCTCTTTCTATTTGTTGTTCCTTAGTTAAAGAATGTGCTGATTTTTTCATCCTTTCATTTAATTCTTCCTTAGTTAAAGCATGTAAATAGTTTTTTAAACTTACAGACCTTTTATCAAAATCTATAACTTTGTTATGTTTTATAATATTTTTACTTCTATTTATTTTATTATTATCTTTTAATGTTTTAGAAGTCTTTTTATTAGTTTGTTCTCTCTTTAAATTTCTTTTTTCTTGTGCTATCCTTTTACCTTCTTCTGTTTGAATTATAGCATTTCCTTTATTACCATTCAATCCCTTTGGATATAAAATAGATAACTCTTTTTCCAGTTCTCTAGCATCTAATAATTCACATTCATATATAACTTCAAAAGTAAAATCATTTTCTGTTGCACCATTTAGTAATAAATCTCTAATATAGCAACTTCCTTTTCCATTCATATGTTTTTTAATTCGTCTTAAATATGAATGTCTTTTACCCCAAGTAATACCAATATAATACCTATTATCTGGTAAATATGTTATTTTATAAACCTGTGCTAATTTATCCATTGATATAGAACTCCTTTATTATATCTATATCTATTTATATCTTTTTTCTGATTTTTATTTTTTTACCAGAATTTTTAACGTCTGGATCAGTTTCATTTATTTCAATATCCAAACTATATACTCTAAGTTTAGGTGTTTCTAAATCTTCATCTGATATTCTGTAGTATCGTTCAGCCAAAAACTGAATCTCCTGTCTTACATTGTTTTCATAGATAGAAGTGTTATTCTTGGAATAGTTATAATAGTCAAAATAGTTCCCAAATGCTTTTCTTACAACTTTATTCCCATCAATAGTATCAATGGTGCCTTCTTCATCTTTTACATATAGATAAGGGCACCAATCTATTTCATCATAGTTTAATCTCTTACCATTAACTGTTTGCCAGAGATAAATTTTAGATTTTTTAGTATCAAAATATATATTACGAAAACTCATTATCTTCCCACATCTTTCAAATAAATTGATTTTGCTGTTTCCCAATCCAATTCCAATAATCCATCATAAAACAATGAATCAAAATTAAAGCCATCTCTTTCTGTTAGATTAATCACTCTCTTACTTGCATACTGTTCTTTCCATAAGTTAGTCAATGCTTCTACAGAGTTATCAAATGCCTTTTCACCTAGTTCAGTATCCTTAAATGATAGAAACTCTTTAGTATTTTTATAAAGGCAACCAAAATATACACCCCTTGAAAAATTCGTTTCAGGTGGCTTAATCTTTAGTTTCTTATATCCTAATGCCACAACCTTTGGTTTAGGATGCGACTTAGGTAACTGACCTCTAACTTGTGTATCAGCTACCAACTTATCATACTCACTCTGATAGTTTGCTTTAAGCCAATCTTTCATCTTATCAAATGTTTCATTAGTAGGTTCAAGTATTACTTTACCTAATGTTGAACTACACTTTCTCCAATACTTCAATCTATTATATTGGCTAAACCCACCATATAAAGATGTAGTAGAAACACCGGCAAGAGGTTCTTTATACTTTCTGTTCCAAACATTTTCTACAGCATCAGAAAGAACTAACAATGACATAAGTTTTCCACCAACATAGTTATACCCTAAAGGTTGTGTTGGAACAATCGTTGAGCCCATTGCTGTATAGTTCAAGCGACCTTTCTTTAACTTATCTTCTTGAGTCCATCCAATATACTTATCACGGCCACCTAAAGCAATAAAGTCAGAACCTAAAGATATAATACCCATATACTGCCCAGTTACTTTATCTCTAACATAAAATCTTAAAAGTCTGCCTGGGCTCACATTCCAATGAGCAGAAGAACAAAACACTCTCAAGATATTCCAAATCTTGTTGTCTTTATCATTATCAACAAAAACAAGTTCTGGTTCAAGTTTAAGATAATCATTAACTTCTTTAGGCATCCATAACTGATTACGGACTTCTCTAATCTTTATCTTATCAGTTTCTGTCCAATTTTTAGAATATATTTCTTCCCACTTTCTATAGAGTGTATATTCATTGGCATCCATCTTCGCAACATTTTTAATTTCATCTATAATCTCTTGTCTTTTATCATCCATTAATCTATAACCCTTCTCATAGATACTACTTCTGCATTTACTTGATATTTACTACCCACTTTTCCAAAGCCAAAACCAGAAAGAGTTGCCAAATGCTGACAAGATAAAAGAACATTCATATAAAAGATCATCATATATTCTCTTGTCATACCTTCAAGCTTTTTATCAAGGTAATCCCTAATATAATTTATTCTCTTTTTCATTGATGTTGTCTTTCTCTTATTTCTTTCCCAATCTAGTGTTTCTTCAACTAATGCGCATGCTTCTAATAACCAAGAAGCCATACCTTCTTTACCCATAAAATTCAATCTTTTCAATGGTATCTCTAAAATATACCTTAATGTATCACTATACTCTACCTGACCCATAAATTTAGTATCAACAAATACTTCAACCTTTTCTATTGACATCTTACACTCCTTCACCAGTTGAGCCAAAGCCTCCAACCCCCCTATTAGTCAATTCAGTTATCGTACCTTTAAAAATTTCAACATCAGGTAGCTTACATATTACCATCTGTGCAATCTTTGTTCCCTTTACAAACTCTTTCTTTTCATTACATAGATTCATCAATGCCACCATAACATGACCACGATACTTTGAATCAATAGTTCCTACACCATTTACAACAATAACTTTAAACTTCGATGCGATACTTGATCTTGACCTAATCTGTGCTTCATAACCTTGTTTCAACTCAATAATAAATCCTAAATCTGCTACCACTACTTCGCCAGGCCATATGATTATATCATTTGGCAACACAAGGTCAAACCCCGCATCTTCTGGAAATGCTCGAAACGGCATCACAGCATTTTCATCAACTAGTTCTACTTTGAAGTGCATCATTATTATCTCCTTTTATTTTTCATATGGATTATTATACCACAACTCTAACTAAAACACAAGTTATATTTTATCATATTTAAACAACATAACTTATCATTATACCAATCGTTCTCTTGTATGATTAATAAATCTATTTTCTTTTGTACACATTGTTTCTTTTTTATTTCATCATACCATTTTGCTTTATCACTAGAATGCCAGTATTCACCATTAAATTCTATTGCTTTTCTTACATCAGGTAGCCAAACATCCAGTTCTAAATTAAAACCTGTCCAATAATTTTTAACTTGCGTTCTGTCATTTTCTACAACATCACCAGAATAAATAGACTTTACATATTCAACTATTTCTTTTTCTGGCTTAGACCATTTTAATACTGACGAGCATTCAGGACATCTATGACCTTGTTGAAAATCATTGAATCTTACATCATATATATGACCTTCAGGACATTGAAACTTAATTTTAACTAAATTATTTATATACTCGTCAGATAACAATTTGTATTCAAAATTTTCTATATATTCTTTAATTCTTTTTATTGTATATCTTTTTTTACCTTGACATTCAGGGCATCTATGACCTTGTTGAAAATGATTATAACTCATTTCAAATATATGATTTTTAGAACATTGTATTTGTAATTTAGTTAAATTATTTATATATTCAGTAGATAATAATTTATATCCAAAACCTTCTATATAATTTTTAATATATTCTTTATCATTTTTTAGAATTAAACTTCGGATTTCATTAAAGCATTTTGGGCATCTATGCCCACCTTGAAAATCATGATACCTCATTTCAAATATATGATTTTCAGGGCATAAAAATTTTAGCTTAGAATTTGTATTTTTATACTCATCTGATAGTAATTTATATCCAAAATTTTCTATATGATGTTTAATAAAATTATAATGTAATTTTGCAGGCATTTTTATCTCCGTCTACTACCACTACTTCTTCTACCAGTAGGCTGCTCTCTAACAACAACCTCTGCAAGGCTTCTATCACCTTCAGTAATTTTAGCATCATCAATCCACACATCTAATTCACTACTATCATAAAGTTTTAATGTTTTATTATCATTATATAGTTTGTTCGACTCACCAACTCTACCACCAAGACGATTTTTAACTATTTTATATTGTAATTCACTTGTATAAACAGCTCGCTCAGAATCCAATCCACCAATCGCCATAAAATCCACGGTTGCTGGTAAACTTAATGATTCAGCCGTATGTGTAAAATCAACAGCATCAAAATCAACACTTGAGCCTTCCCTGTTTAACTGAGATACAGAAACCATTGGGCAAACAAACTCAAATGATAAACTCCTTAATTCTTCCGCTATATCTTTAATTTTTTCATATAAGTTACTATCCTTACCCGAAATACCAGTTGACCTCATTAAATTAATATAATCTATATATACAATAGCAGGATTTATACCTCTCAAAGATAACTCCCTTAAAAACATTCTTAAATCATTTACCGTTGCCTTACCAGTAGGAAACTGTTTAATGATAAGATTTCCTCGTTTCTCTATGGCCTTTGTTTTTTCTAACGCTGACATCATCCTAGAGGTATAGTTATTTACAGTATATATTTTGTTTATATCCAACTTAGAATAGATAGCATCGAACCTTTGCGCAAAGGCATCTTCAGACATTTCCATTGTAAATAATGCAACATCATGCCCTTTCAATACTTGTCTTGCCGCAAAATTGGCCAAAATAGAACTTTTACCAAAGTGTATTCTTCCTAGTATTACAGAAAGTGTATATGGTGGAAAGCCCCCTGAAATATACTCATCAAAACAGGGAAAATATGTAGGAACCCTAACAGTAGATGATGTAAGCATCCTTTTCAATCGTTCACTTAGGTCATTAAAATAGTTCAAACCTAAATCAATCCTTATATCCTTACACAAGGCTTCTTCTACTAGTTTTCTTATTTTAATCAAGTCCTTACCATCTTTAATAATATCAACGGAAGATAGAATGGCACCTTTAATGGCCTTGTCTTTTAAGTATATATTTGTTTCGTCTAACAAATAATCATAATGAGTTGCTATATCAAAATCAAAAGCATTTACTTCATCAAAATATAACTTTGTTTCCTCATTATCCTCTGACGCTTTAATGATTATATCAGGTGAAGGAAGATTATTATACTTTAATAGATAGTCTTTTGTAAGTTGGAAGATTTCAGATGCATTTTTATTCTCAAAATAATCAGGTACAAATGTTGCTGATACTATGGCTGAATAGTTTTTATCCAACAACATTGCCTTTATGATATACTTCTCTACCGTTTGTGCATCCATCAAATATATTTCTCCACTTTTTGTTTTTATTATACCCTATTTCACTCAATTTGTAAATAAGGAGATTTACATTTAATATAAATAATGATACACTAAGAATAATAAAATAACTAAAAATAGGTGAAAAATGGCAGATGATTTAAGGCATTATGAGGCGTCACGGATTAAAGATATAGATACACAAATCATTAACATATACAATGATTTTGGACTTACAACAGACCTATCAGCACAAGAATTTGAAGACGTAATAAAAAAATTAGAAGAAGATTATAAGATTAAGCCACTTGAACAAATAAATGAGTTTAACTTACAAGATAAACTAGCAAGTAATGCCTTTGAACAACTAAAATTTCAAGACTTTTACAACAAAGAAAAAAATACACTTGATATATTACTTCGCGTTAAAGATGTTATAGTAGGAAAGATGTTTGACTATTACAAATTCAACTATGACAAAGCATTAAAAATGTCTGAAATAGAAAAGTATTATCTGCCAAAAGATAAACGAGTTATAGAAATTGATAATCTTATTCAAAAACAAGGATGGAAAACAGAACATCTAAAAGCTCGTATCTCTGCATTAAGTACAGAGCATTGGCATCTTAAAGATTATTCATATGGCATCAAAGCAGGATACTAATGAGCTATAGATCAAAATATTATTACTATTATCCTGACGATATTATACAACCAAAAGATGGTTGGTCTGAATCAAGAGAAGATGAAATAAGAAGGCGATTATATAAGTTTGGGGTTAAAACATTTGTTTCAGCATCAGGTTATTTTAATCCCCTTCATATAGGGCATATAGAATACTTGAAACTGGCAAAACAATTAGGCGACTATCTAATAGTTATAATAAATAATGATATACAAGTTAAACTTAAAGGTAGTGTCCCTTTTATGTCTGAGGCTGATAGATTAAAAATAGTAGAATCATTAAAAGCAGTTGATGAAGTATTCCTATCTATAGATACTGATTTAACAGTATGTAAATCACTTGAATACCTTAATAAAGAAGCAAATGTTACTATCTTTGCTAAAGGTGGTGATAGAATAATAAATAACATACCAGAAAAAGAAATATGTGAAAAGTTAGGTATAAAAATAATAGATGGCCTTGGTGATAAAATAAGAGCATCAAGCGAACTAATAGGAAAAAATGATAAAACTAATTAAAAATGGTTTTGATATACGAATAGATACAGATGATTACACATACTTAAACGATGTGAGAAACTATTTTACAGACTATGTTGAGGGCTTTGCGTATATGCCTAAGTATCTTTCAGGCCAATGGTCTGGTAAGATATGCCTGTTTAAAACTTTCACAAGAGAGTTACCATATGGATTATTATCAGACCTTTTACGATTTCACAAAAAATATTATCCGCAACTTGAACTAGAAATTGATAAAGAAATCACAAATATGTTTAAGGGAAAAGAAATAAATATAAAATATGACTTGAATATACAGCCCCGTGATTATCAAATTTCTTGTATTGAAGCGGCACTTAAATACTCAACAGGTATTATTAAATCATCTGTTGGCTCTGGTAAGTCGGCTATTATTGCCTATATACTTAAAAATCTTTTAGATAATAATATATGTAAAAAAGCCGTTATAATAGTTCCAACAATCTCGCTCGTAACCCAATTCCGTCAAGACCTGCAAGACTATGGATTTGAAGAATGTATGTTAGGCCAAGTCTATGCAAAAATAAAACAATTTGATAGAGAAATAGTTATATCTACCTGGCAAACTCTAAAAAATAACTATGATAAGTTAGAACTATTTGATGCTGTTATAATAGATGAAGTGCATAATTTGCGTGCTTTAGAAATCAGAACAATTTTAGAAAACTGTACTTCAGCTAGTTATAGACTTGGTTTCACAGGAACTTTACCTTCAAGTAAGTTAGACTTATGGAATATTAAGGCATACTTAGGTCATGTACTTAAAGAATATACAGCAAATGACTTAGCTGAAAGAGGTTATATAAGTAAATGTAATGTCCATGCTTTAGAAATAAACTACATTAGAGAATATGAAGGTGAATATAATGATGTCAAAGATCAAATATTTACTAACCCATATAGACTAAATCTAATTAAAGAAATTTCACAGAAAGTTGATAGTTCTGTTCTTATTCTTGTAGGTAAAGTAGAAAAAGAAGGTGAACTATTAAAAACTTATCTTGAGAATAGACTTAAAAATAAAGAGGTTGTGTTCATCTATGGCAACACATCACCAGAAGATAGGGAGTATTGGCGTTTAGAATGTGATAAAAGAAATGACATCGTTTTGATTGCCACATATCCTTTACTATATCAGGGAGTAAATATACCTAGCCTTAAACATATCATACTAGCCGCACCATTTAAGAGTAAGATTAGGATACTACAATCAATAGGTAGATGTTTAAGAAAGCATACAAGTAAAATAAATGGTGCATATGTTTATGATATAGTTGATAATTGTTTGTTTTTAAAAGCTCATGCAGAAAAGAGATTGCGTTTTTACGAACAGGAAAATTTTAATGTGATTGAAAAATCTTATGATGAAATAGACTTAGATACTAACAATATAGAAGAACTATTTACCGCTGTTTAGTATATCTTTTATATTGTGCCTTACATTCATATTAATTAATAAACAAGGTTCACCTATCCATAACTCTCTTTCGCTAGGTAGGTTTATAGAACTTGTATATTTTAATAGTTTAATATCATTATTTGAAGGGTCTACCATATCCTCTATTCTTTTCAATAAATTATCGCCTTCTTTGAAATCATATTTTAAAAATTTCAAAATTTTTATTATATCTTCATCAATAATAATTTTGTCATATTCATCAGCTTCTTCATTTTCACTTTTTGCATAATCTAAATATAAATGTTCATCAAAATAATCCATTTGATTTACTAATTTTTTATAATCATCATCTTCAATCTTATTAAAATATAAAGATAATAAACTTTTAATTCTTTCTGTAAAATAATTCAAACTACCATAATAACCCTTAATTTTATTAAAAGAATGCCATATATCATCAGCAGAACAAACACCTATATTACTATTATCAGGTGGTAAAACAATATAAGTACCACTATCATTATACCCGCCAGCACCTATTATACTAGATGAGCAAATAATGGACTTATTACGCTTAGGAAAATTTGACCAAGATGGTAAGTTACTGAGTAAAATGTTATATAAGTTTGTGTCTGCATATGGACTTCTTCTTTCATCACCTTTTGGGTCTGTATATAATAAAGCACCACCTTCACCGCCACGAATACCACGATAGATTAAATTATCATCATGGTTAGTAAAACTATCTGTAAAAATCTTCTTAGCATTTTTATACTTAGAATCTAAAAGGCTTATAAACTTATCTTCTTTTATTTCAACACTTCTACCTTCAGTTAAATAATTAAATAATCTCATGCCTTTAACCACCAATCCTGTGTTAGATATTTTTTAAACATTTCAAAAATCTTACCAGTATTCTTTTGATATACATTCTTTGTCATTTTATAAGTTGTATCATAATCATATACATAAAACTCATCTTTAATTATTCTACCTCTTATATTTTCTTCATAATAATCCCGTATATCAAAATCTATACCTAGTACTGACTTAAAATGCTCAAGTATAACTCTATGTGTAGCTTTAGTTAAATCTGTTGTTTGAAATGTGCCAATCTGCTTACCATCTAAAAATGTTTTTCCATTTGGTAAAGTATATACAAGACCTATTGATTTTGGATTGGTTAAATAAATCCACACTACAAGTTTATCACTATCAGTATTTGATTTACTAATAGACCTACCTGCATATGAAGGGTCTTTAAACTTCCATTCTTCTAATAAGTAGTTAAGTAATCTCATTTAAATATACCAAAATAATTTCTTACACTTTTTATATAAGTCGTACCTGTATTTACTAAATAATAACCCTTACATTTAAACATGGCTTCTCTTTGATTATAATCTATTTGATTTTTTCTTATACATTGCTCTAAATTTGTGTTCTCATAAGTATTAATATCCAACTTATCGGTTAAATATTTATAAAATAGTTCTTCTTCATGATCTGTAAGCCATACATCATAATATATTTCTGGTTCCCATGTAAAACCAATCCAAACAGCATCTTTAAATTTAACTGAAAATATATCCCTGCCATTTTCTACCCAATTTTTTGTTTCTGTCCAATCAGATATTTTTGTTATATCATTTATAGTTTTATACTCACCATCATTATCACCTATCCAATGACCATTACCAGTTTTATACCCATACTCTTCTGACCATTCTGCCAAATGTTCATTAGTAAAAAGATCAAAGTTTTCAACAACATCACTATATAAATCTTGTATCTTTTCAGACCAAAGATACTTATAGCCATTTACAGGAAAAAATAAATATGCTTTTCCATATTCTTTTGCCATAACTTCACCAGAAGCAAAAACACCTTCAGACCTTGCACGCCAACCATATTTTTTCTTAAATATATCATCTATCATATCATGGTATATTTGTGGTGTATCTTTAGGCTGTCTATCAGGTCTTGGTGTAATATAATCATACATTTTTATGGATTTTTTACTGCCCCTATATAAAAACCCATTTGCTTTTTTATATACACTTATTATTTCAGAGCAATCATGTTCTAAAGTTTCAATCATTTCATTTACTAGTTTTTTTTCTTGTTCTATATCTTCAAGAGTTTCCTCAGTTAAATAATTAGTTAATCTCATTATATTAAACCTTTGCATAAAAATTCCCATTTTTTATTTACATATAAAAACTTCTTACAATTAAATATGACTTCATGGCCAGACCTTATAGCGTCATCCAAATCTCTATCTTTATATTCAGTTACAATAAGTACCAGTTCATGTAATTTATCTAATTTTTCACTGCTAAGTTCCTCATCACTATCATTTATATCAGCAATAAAATCATTAAAATTTAAATCTTTTATTTCTGGGCTCCAAACAAATTTATAATTATTATCTAATGGAAAAAATAAATATGAATTTCCAAACTGAGTTGTATGACATTCATCACCCGTTGTAAATATACCATCCCTAACTTTCCAACCAAATTTTTTATTAAAAGCATTATTAAACCATTTATATAACTTCATATTCATATAAGGTTCTCTACTTATATCATATCTATTTGAAATCATATAATCTTGTATCACTTTTTCACTTCCACGATATAAAAACCCTTTAGCCTTTCTACATTCATCTAAAAACTTAGGACTAATCATATCATAAAGATGCTCTAAAAAGGCATCATCATTTGTTATATCTGTATCTTCTAATAAATACTTACTTAAACGGGTCATGCTTACTCTCACTTTCTGGATGGTATATTAAATCTAGCATATACTTTTCAAAATCATCTGTCATAAATCTATTTACTATATAATACTTATCACACTTAAAAGATATTTCATGTTCTGATCTTACTGCCATTTTGAAGTCATCGCTCTGGTACATATTTTGTAAGTTTTTAATTAATGTTTCTATTTGCTCTTCTGTTAAATCTTGTATTGAATAAGCCACCTTTTCCTTTTCTGGTGCATAATAATAAAGAAAATCTAACTTACTTTTATCAAACATATCATCATATAAATCTATAACAGTAGGACTCCAAACATATTCAAATTTACCAGCTGGAAAAAATATATAAGGCTCGCCATAAAAAGGTAATATTTTAGATGAAGCAAAGACGCCATCCCTAACATTCCAACCAAAAACTGGATTGAAAATCTTATCATTCAAAAGATTGTGCATTACTTGACCCATATCTTTAGGTCGTCGGCCAGTTTCAAGGTTAGATGTTTTTAACTTATAAAAATTAGAGGAATCTTTAGAGCTTCTATAAAGTAACTTAAAAGCATTTGATTTTCTAAGTTGATTGATATAATAATCGCAATCCTTAAAAATGGTTTCAATAATACCTTCAACTTTCAACTGTAATCTATCAACTTCTTCACCTAATACTATATAGTTATCTAAGCGCATTAGCGATACCATTTATCCACTATAGTTTTTAATTCGGCTTCTTCATATATGTTGGGGATTAAATACTTATAGTTATTTTCTTTCATTGTTCTTATAGTTTCAATACCTATTTGATTTTTTAATGGGGCCTCATAGAAGAAAGACATTCTCTTAAATATCTTTAATACTATATCATTTGTCAATTCGCCAGAATCATTTTTAACTTCTATGAATAAAGGGAATTGCGACCTTAATATATCTTTGGCTTTTAATAATAGGTCATGATACTTTATAACTTCTTCATCTGGAACTTTTCTTGTTCGTGATCTAGCCCTATTTAATGATGTTTCAAGAGATGTGGTAACAAAAATCATTGCGGTATCATAACCTAATAGTTCAAGTATCTTTTGTTTTTGAATTGCGGAATCTACATGAGCCGCAGTCGTATCAATAGCTAAAGGTAAAACAGAATTGATATAATTTAGCAACTGACTTTTAGTTAATTGCTTAGACTTATCATAAAATTCCGCATAACTTGTATTATAAAACTCTATGAATTTATCAACATTAACAACTCTAGGCTCTATTGAACCTGATTTAACCTTTGATAGAACATAACTTTTCCCACTACCTGCACCACCAGCCATAAATACTGCTTTAAAAATTCCACGATCATTTATGGATTCGATTATCATTGGGTCTTGTGCTATATAACTGTCTAACCTCATATTATAATCCTCATATTATATTCTTCTATTATTTATTATTTATTATTCAAAAACAAAAATCCCTATACAAAAACTAAATGTATAGGGATTTCCATAAAAAGAAGATATATTACAAATTATGGGATACAGTTCCAACCAGTAAGTGGCGACCATGTTTTTTGAGTTGGATATGAATATGCCGTTGAAGAAATCTTCTCATCTGCCTCTTTATCAAACTCAGCTTCATCAAACAACTTAGGAAACAATGTCTGTACTTTAACTGGTGTAATTTTTAATGCACCACAAGGAATCTTAAATCTTACCTGACCTTTCATTTCAGTATGGGAAACAACAATAGAAAGGTTATAGTTCTTATTAATAAAATCATCATCTGTACCTGAAAAGAATGCTCCCATACCATGATGCGAATGAATAACACCAATAATAGCCATGCCATCGGGAATGTTACTGTCAATATTACTTACATTTCCAGTAGTTGCGTGTTGTTTAGGAATATACATATCTGTAACATCCATACCCGCACCAATCAAATATGCCAACCATTCTTGACTCTTAAACTTTGTCATTAGAAGGTCGATCTTTCGCCTGACCATAAGAGATAAACGAACTACAACATCTGTAGGTGCTTTATCACAGTTACAAACCATGTCTATTTTATTCTCCCAAACACCGTCATCTTCTCTTTCAAAAGCTGAACTCTGAAAACGATGTGCCTGAAATTCCATTATATCATCATTTGTAGTATCTGTTTCATCTATCATACTTAAACCATGCCTAACTGCCGCAGGCGTTATAGACATTGTTCCACTTCTTCTCATTACCCTAATCTTAGACATCACATTCTCCTTTACACTATAAACATTCTTGAAATATCAGCAGACAGTTCTTTATCCTTAAACTTCATAACCTTAGCAACTGTCATTGCTGCTACAATACTTGCCGGAACAACCCATGATGGAATAACTGTATAACCACCAGCAGATTCACCCCATTCGCCAACACAATCAGAAACGGAAATCCTCGTCCCATCATAACCAGCTTTAACATACTTACAACCAAGACCATGTGCGATTTCCTGATTCAAAATCTGTGCATCAATCTTATCAGTACAGTCTATTACCCATGTAGTTTTGATTGCTGTATGTTTCAAATACTTAAATGGAAAGCAGATTACAGAAGTCATTGGTCTAATATCGTTTATTACTAATCCTGTAGCATCAGCTTTGTTCATACCCAAACAACTAACAGGTAAATCAATCCTGTTTAAGTTTGATTCTTCAAGAACATCAGGATCAAACAGATATAACTTCTCAATACCAGACATTGCTAAATACTTGGCAACCCAGTAGCCCACGCCTCCACAACCGATCACACTTACCGACATTGTATAATCTAACTCCAATGATTTTTGCCTGTCATATAACTCGTTCACTATAATAAATCTCCTTTCTTTTTATAAATCATTCTACCATATTTGTTTACATTTGTCAACATTTTTTATAAATAATAACAGATATAAAAAAATATGGTGGAGTAGGTATATGGTTATTTACATGGCTAAAAACATTATCAATAATAAACTCTATATTGGTAAAACTATAAGAGCGTTAGAAAAAAGAATACAAAGACATTTATACGATGCATTTAAGTGTAACTCACAAACTCATTTTCATAGAGCATTAAGAAAATATGGTAACGAATCTTTTGAATGGTCTATTATTAAACAATGTGAGAATGAAAAAGAACTAAACGAAACTGAAATCTTTTATATTGATAACTTTAAATCTATTAAAAATGGTTATAATCTAACTCAAGGTGGTGATGGTTTTGCTTCTGGAATGTTAAATCATAATATACTACATCCAATGTTTGGTATCGCAAATCCCTTTTATGGTCATAAACATACAGATGAAACAAAGAAAAAAATAAGTTTATACAATAAAGGTAAAAATACAGGGCAAAATAATCCTATGTATATTCACAATATAGATTTTTCAGGTGAAAGAAACCCCTTTTACGGAAAGAAACATTCACCTGAAACATTATCAAAACTATCTATCATTGGAAAAGAAAATACAAAAGCTCATTTTAAGTCTGGTAGTGATAATCCTATGTTCGCAAAGCATTTAACTGATGGTCATAAACAAAAACTTAGTGATGCTAGTAGTAAAACTTGGATCATTACATTACCAAACAATACAGAAATAACATTTAGAAGTTTAAGAAAGTTTTGCCTAGAATATAACTTAGACTATTCATATGCTAAAACTTGCTCCAGAAAAAATAAACCTTATGGTGGATATACTTTTAGATTAGAATAAATCCTTTCCTACGCGATCCAAACATCTTCATCATCAATTTTAATTTCAATGCCTTCTCTTATCATTGAAGGTTTAGCCTCTAAATCCTTATAACTTGCAGGTTGCTCATTCACAACATGAGTCCTAAGTGTATCAAACCTTGGTAGTCCTCCTGGATTTCTCTGTGCTAATGACATAGAATTAATGTTTTCCAAAACAGCTTCAGCTTCTTTTGCCAATGATATAATATCGTCTGGTGTTGAAACATTCCTCTGCCATTTCCAGTTACCCCAACAATCACTATTGTTTGTCATTTGATGATAATGATCAAACTTTGATAAATCGGTCGCCCGTTTAGTTGCAATATCTTTAACAATATTATTTTCAGTTTTAATCATAATTACAATGTTAGTAATCAATCTTTTAGAAAATTTAGGATCAATAAGTTTTCTATCAATAAAGCGAGGATAATAAATAGCCTTATACATCCAAATAATTTCATCCTTATTTCCACCTTTAACAATAGATAAACCTTTCTGTGCATGAGATAATGTAATATTTGGCATTTTTGCAGATGCTCTTAGCTCATCAGTTAAAAGTTTTTCCTTTCTATCAAACTCTTTCTTATAAGAAGAAACCATAGTTGAAACTTCATTCATTTTTGTTTGAACAATATTTCCCAACTCGGATAGTCTTTTAACTACTCGTTCCTTATATTCATTCCTGATCTCATCTTCAACATCAAGTGTTGAATCAGAAGATAGAGAAAACTTTACCAAACGATTTCCAATTCTTAGAGAAATACCTTCAGATGTTATTTTATCAACATCAATAGAATCGTTCAATACATTGAGCATTGAACCTTCCATTTTCTTTAATTCATCTGTAATAGCCATTATATCATTCCTTTATTGTAATTTTTAGATAATTAAACAAGAGCAAAATTGCTCCTGTTTAATTGTTTTGATTAAACCAAGCCGGCTTCATCGTAAGAACGAATCTCAACCTTATCGCCAAGGCTGATACTCTCAGGTGCCATACTAGGCTTCACTTCTGTTCCATTCAAATACACACGAAACTTACCGAACCCTGCATTTAAAGACATTTCCTTAACCACATCCTTGAAAGACGAACCAACTTCAACCGGAAGTGTAGAACCATTTACGCGGACATAAGTGTTCAAATCACTTCTAACTTCTCGTTCACTAACTTCATTGCTTCCCCATACTTCTACCATAACATATTCTCCTTTTTTGATTTTTATTTATTATACCATACATCTTTTATTTTGTCAACATCTTTTTTCACTATTCTAGGTAGGACATCAAATAATATTTTTCAGTTTCACTAACATTATGAATATAAATCATGCCAAGCTTCTTATCACTTAAATAAGCTAAATTAAATACAAAATCATCTACATCACCGTTCAATACTGCCAGAAGATTTGATATATCCTTAAAATCAAAACATAAAGATAAGTCTATACTATCAACACTCTGTATATTAAACGATATACCATTAGACAATCTATTTAATTTATCTGTTGATTCAAGTAGCAAAACAGAATCTTTTACTGAAAAATATACCTTACCAAACTTCATACCAATTTTTTTAATCTTATTAAAATACGAGCTAAATTCTGTATTAAAAGGTATCTGAACAAAATACTCTATACCTGCCCTCGGTGCTGTTAATCCAAAAATACTTACTACTGTAGATGAACAAAAGAATACACTAGATTTTTGCGAACCATTTTTAAAAGTGAGTTTTTCATCATCTACTATCAAAATAGTTTCATCATCATCAATAAGATTGAGAAATGGTAAAAGATTTTGATTAGGCTCAATAAAATTGAATTTATACTCTGTAGCAACTGGAACATCCTTAAATATATCATTATCAATTTCTAATAATATAACATACTTACCTTGAGGTGCTGCCATTCTACTACAAACTCTTTCTTTTGTCAATATAATTTGTAAAGATTCTAAAGAATAATTTAATGTAGCTTTCTTTATATATGTCTTTAATCTTTCAACATCAACTCTCATTTATCCACCTTATTAAACATCTTTATTGTTAAACATATAATACCATACTTTGAAATAAAAGTAAAGTCTTTTTTATAATTTATTTTACCTTATACGTTGAGTAATATCATATACATCAGTAACCTTTATAGTCTTTCTTAAAGTAGGATCATATTTTTCTGTTTGAATCATAAAACTTTTTAATATAATTGCTTCCTGAATTTTCTTCTCAACTAAGTATGATGAAATGTTAAACCCTAATGCCACACCCAATGACACAAATATCACAACCCAAAATAGTTTAATCTGTATCTTATTCCAAAATCTTACTACACATCTTTCAAATATTTCTTCTATACCCTCAAAAAAGGAAATTGTTCCATTTTTAATTTTTATACCAAGTGTCTTTTTTTCAGGTGGTGTTTCGGTAGTAGGCATATTATTTTCCTCCAATTCGACATCATCTGTATTTTTAAATATATCAACTTCATTTTCTATCAACATTTTTATACTCCTTAAACATATCTTTTTAGTTGTTTATATATCTTTAAAGTTTCCATTGCATATTTTCTTGCTTCGGGATTTCTACCACCCTTATACAACATCATCGCATTTTCATAGTTATTGTTTGTAATTCGCAACTTATCCTTAAAAATTCTAGCACCATGTAAAATATCAACGTCACTATAAATAAATGTAGCGCTTGGAGTTTGCATTAAACCTTTATAATGCTTTGGCGATTCTGCCTTATTCTTAAATCCAGATTCAGTATATATTATACAAGTGATTAAAGTTGGTGATAAGTCGGTTGCTCTGGATGCAATTGAAATTGATTTTGAAAGTTCATCTATTTTTGTATCAGGTGCGTTTAAATATTTTAATGCTACTCGTGCTTCTTCCTGTAATATATCCCTTTGCTCTTGTCTTATTGGTATTGGTAATCCAGTAATAAAAGAATTACCCTGTTGAATAGCACAAAGTAGACTAAGTATTACAAGTATGAGTCGTAATAAATGCATTTAATTCCTCCTTTACTATCTATCCAATAAACAAACTTATTTTTCATTTTCACCTCCCATAAAAAAAGTTTTTGCAATTAAATTTGATGATACATTTTTCTTGGATAGTATAAACTCCTTTTTATTAAAGACACTAAACATTGATAGTATCTCTTTTTTGGAAATACCGCGTTCTTCCCGTATTTTCCATATATAATCCTTTAATTTTTTATCTTCCTCTTTCTTCTTCGTCCATTTGAGAAACCTTCTACCTTTTGGTACTTTATCAAAATAATACTGATAAATTATTTCATCTGGCAAACTAAACTGATACTGGTTTATTTCATTCACTATATCAATAAGTTGCGAATCGTGTGCCAACCACATTGAGAGCATATAACTTGGCGAGATTTTTTTATCGTATTTATATTTAGAAGTTTTATAAAAAATCTGATTGATAAAATCAAATATGGTTACATCACTCATTAAATGAACCCACCCTTTAATGCTTTTACAATCATACCAATAAAATTTATTTCCTTTATAGATACGGAAAAATCCCTATACAGATGCTCTGATATAAGGATAATCATATCGCCAGGATTTTTAAACTCGCCCACATTTTCATACAAATAATTATATAAATCAGAATAATCAATCATAGAACTTCTAAGCTCTTTCCTGACCAACTCTATATCCTTTTCTTTAATAAATGATAAAATATTCTTATATAAATTATCAGAAGATTCAATACTTACACTCTTTATTACACCATCCACATTATTTAATTGCAATGTATTGATTATTCTTCTTATATCAGGATATAAATTTTTTATAACTTTAACCAATGTATTCTTATCACATTTAACATTCTCGCTATCCAAAATAAACTGGCAATGCTTGTATATATCAACTGCCGGTGGATTATTTAATTCTATTACCTGGCAACGAGATAAAAGTTCAGGGATAATTTTATGAACATAGTTACATTGAAATATAAAACGCGTTATCATCTCAACTTGCTCAATCAAATCTCTAAGCATCGCTTGACTTTGTATAGTTAAAAAATCCGCTTCATTTAAAACAACATATTTTATTTCACTTGTTCCTAAAGCAGTAGCAAATGATTTAACTTTAGTTCTTATATTATCAATACCTGTTTCATCAGAGCAATTTATTTTAATATAATCCACTTTTGTTTCTTTAAGAAATACATTAGTAAATGTTCCCTTTCCTACACCTGGCTTGCCAGCCAACATAAATGTAGGCATTTCATAAAATACCTTTTTAAGTTTACTTCTAACATCAGGATTTAGAATAATAGTATCAAATGTTGTGGGCGGATAACGAAAAACCCATTCTCTTGTATTCATATTTTCTCCACATTTTTTATTTCATTATAACACAAAATATACCAATTGTCAACTATTTTTCATCTTCTTGGCCCTCTATCTGTGATTCAATTTCCTCTGTTAAAAGAGCCATAATATCACCAATGTTTATTTCTCTTATAAACTGAATGACGTTGCGCCTTTCTTCATATTTGCCGCAAAAATAACCAGAGACTATACCAACAATAAGAGCACTAATAATCCATATTAAAGTTATATCCATTTTATCATCCTATAAAATCCTTTTATTATACAACTCTATATAGTTCATAATTGCTTAAATCATAAATATTACTACTTGAAATCTTCATAGCCTTAACAAATACACCAAATTCAGGATCACGCTCAATTACATCAATTTGAAAATCTGAAAATATTATTGCCATATCCTTTACAGAATATCTCCAATAATCAAATGGGTGATCATGTTTAGGAAAACCTAATGATCTGATAGTTATCATAATCACACCACCGACTTTTAATAGACTTTTCATGTTCCAAATAACTTTTCTCCAATCAATTATATGTTCCATCATCTCAGTACTGATAACCATATCAAAATTATTAGTGCCAAATCTATCTATTAAATCATATGCATCGCAAAGTTCATCAACACATGGCCCATTAATTATATCAACACCAATATATTTTTCTGGCTTATATCCTTTAACAAAAGAACTGAACGAACCATTAATATTATACGACCCGACTTCTAATATTGATTTACCCTTAACTTCTTCTTCTTTAATCCATCGACGCCCAAAGTCCATACATAATCCATTACACATATCAATCAACCTCTATTTTTTAATATTTTAACATATTTTGTTCTAAAAGTAAATAATTATATAAATATATTTATACATTAAACAAAATAGGAGGCTTATATGTTTACTTGGCTAATGAATTTATCAAGTGTCATAACTTTAATGAACTTTTCAAAAAAATACTTTGGCAGAGTATGGTTCGATGTATTATCTCTATTATTAGTATTTCTAACAGCTTTTTTTCTACCTGATTGGATATTCCCTACAGATGCAAAGATGGGCTTCATTACTCTATTTCTTGTAAAATTTTTCTCTGTTAGTGCTGGTATTATCCACGCTCACATATCAAGAAAACTCATTTTCCCATATATTAAATTTTCAACTGAAGAAACGTGGTCTAATAACTTGATGATTATAGCATGGTATGTTACCATTATATTTGCTTGGGCAAGGGGTGGTTAGAAGTGAAAAAACTTTTAACAACTATTTTACTGATAGGATGTTTACTTTTTCCTATAAATGTTTTATCATTAGATAGGTGTAATGAGTATAGACAAGATGAAAGAATACAGAATATAAAATATTTTGGTCTTGGTTTCCCTTACTGGTATAGTATAGCGCAATTGCAACAAGAAAGTTGTTGCAGAGCAAATATAACAGCATTTGATGCTGGAATGGGTATAGCACAGTTTATGCCAAAAACTGCTCAATATATTAACTCTTTAATGGGTAAAAACTTAAATCCTTATAACCCTGAAGAAGCAATAAAGATGCAAGCATTTTATATGTACCGCATTCATATAAAAGAAAACTTTATAAAAACTAAAAACTTATGGGCAGACTATCAAATATATAATGGTGGTGGTGGAAACTTAAAGAAAGAATATATAAAAGCTGGAAATATTGCTAATTGGGAAGTAATGAAAGATGAATGTACAAGAGGTAAAGTATTACTAAAGAATGGTAAGTATTTATATTTTTGCGATGTAAACTATAATTATTCTGTTCAAATATATAAATATGGTAAAGTATATAAAATAGGTAGTAATGGAAATTGGTATTTTTGGTAAAGGAGAATCATTATGAGCGTATTAATAGATAACGTAGAAAAAACAGCAATGAGCGAAGCAGAAGATATAAAAGCAAAAATAAAACAAGCATTTAATTTTAAAGGTAAATTTATTGCATTATTTTTAATTATACTCTTAACTGCTATAGGTTTTACATTTGGCAGATATAATCCAACAACTGATACAATTTCAAAATTTACAAACGATCTACTAAAGCAGTATGAAACAAAATTGAAAAGTGATAAAGTTATAATAACAGGTCTAGAAAATGATTTAAAGATGGTGAACGAAAATTACACTATCTTATCAAATAAAATTAAAAATTTGAAGGTGAATTATGAAAATGTTAAAGAACCGCAAAATATCGCAGAAATCAAAGATCGTTTTACTAAGCTTGGTTTTCCTCCTATTTAATAGTGGACTAGCTTACTCAGCAGATAATATTTGTTTTTCTGAATCAACTTCTAAAGCAATGGTTGTTGAATTGGATAAATGCCAAATATTAAAAAGTCAAATTATATTATACGATCAAAGTAATACAGAACTTCAAAAAACAATTGATTTATTAAATGTGATAAATGCAAAAAAATCGGAAACAATAACCGATGATGAAAAAATGATCAGTACATATAAGACAGCTCTAACCAATCAAGAAAAAGAATGTAAAGAACAAATCCAAAATGCTAAACCTACTTTTAAAGAAGAAGTAATAAAAGCTGGTATATATAGTATTATAGGCGTTATCATTGGATTACTACTCTAATATACCCTCTTTTTTAGCCTTACTTAAATAACGGTATAAACTTGACTCTGAAATACTTATCTGTTTTAGTATTTCAGAGTTAGCTATTTCAGCTTTCTTCAACTCTATTACCTTATTATAACTCACTCTATCAAACTTAAACTCTTTCTCTGCCCTGTCTAAGCGCATTTGTTTCTTCTTATCGAAAGACATTTTTTTCTTGGGAGAACCTGTAAGTTTTTTACTTATCTTTTTTTTAGTTTCTTCATCCCTTGGAACACCTAGTTTTGATTCAACTAACTTATCAATAACATTCTGCTTTCTTTCTTTACCATAGTTTATATTCTTTTCACCAGTATGCGCCTCACTCATTTTTTCCCTTGTTTCCTCTGTATGCTTCATACCAGTATGTGCTTCTGCAATCTTTAACTTTGTTTCTTCCGTATGCTTAAACCCTGACTTGTTCTCTATTATCTTATTATATCCATCACCAGACTTAAATTGTGTAATATAATATTTTAATTGATCGTTTAAATAGGACTCAGTTACAGATTTTACAACTTCCCATCTAAAATAAGAAGGTGGCAACCCTCTCATATCCTCATATATAGGAATATCAGTTTTATTATTCACTACAGCCCACTTAAAATAAGACACTACCTCTGGCAATGTCTTATCAGATGAGCCAATATATACTTGCGATGTTTTAAGATTTATTATTTTATAGATTATATATGTTTTTTCTTTCAAACTAATATACCAAACTCTGTAAGTTTTTTAGAATATTCCCTATATTTACACCAAAAAAGTCAGCCATCATACTTACATGATTTATTCTAGGAACGATTCTATTTTCCTCATACCTCACCATTAAAGAATATTCAATTCCCAATATTTCGGATAGTTCATTTAATGTAAGCCCCTTCTCAAGTCGTAACTCTTTTATTGTATCACCAACTCTAATCATTTTATTCCTCCCTATTTTCCATCTGCTGCCATAAATATACTGGCACATATAAAGCACAGCATTCCAACTACCATATTATTTGAAACAACAAAAATAATACCAATAATTGTCCACATAGTAACCATAAAAGCATGCATTTTATTCCTCCCCCAAAAGTTCCATTAAATCATCATAGCTTAAAATCTTTGTACCATACTTCTCCGCTTTCTGTAACTTTGTAGAACCACTACCAGCGTCTGCTGCCACCAGATAATCAGTGGTTTTAGAAACTGTTTTCACAACACCACCTTTAGCCTCGATCATCTTCACAATCAAATCCCTCTTCATAGGCATTGTACCAGTAAGGCCAAACACTTTTCCATTCAACACATTCATCTTATCAGCCTCCTTAAATCTCAATCCACAACTGATTAAAAAGTCATATAAAGGTTTGAATTTCCTTATATTCTCCACCAATTTTTTTGATGTCTTAGGCCCCAAGCCCACCTGATCTTCACTAATGTCAAATAACCGATTCCAAGTAGTTGATTTCATTACGACTTTTGCATTGTCTATACCCATACCAGGAATTGAAAGAGCCGCCAATAACCTCTCAGGTGTATTTATTAAAGTTTTCTGAACCTCATAATATACCTGTTCAGCCTTCTTCATACCAAAACCTTCTATATTAGCAATATCAAATTCATCCATAGAATACATTTCCTCAATACTGGAAACACCAAGATTTCTGATAGTTGTTTCTGTAATGTAATCAGAACCCATAATCTTAAAGAAATGGGCAATCCTTTTAGTCCTTGAATCCTCACAATCAGGATTAGAACAAACTAAATCAACACCCTTCCAAAGTATCTGCCCATCACAAGAAGGGCAACTGTCTATTACAAAATCAAAATTTTCCATATATTCAATCCTTTTTGTATTTATATTACCATATTTATTTATATTTGTCAATCTTTATTTACAATTAATATAAAATATGGTATATATAATAGAGAGGTTATATTGAATGATTATATATAAAGTAACAAATCTAGTAAATGGTAAAAAGTTATATTGGACAAACCATTTTTAATTTAGATAAAAGAATTAAAGGTCATTACAATGATAAGCTTAATACATATTTTCATAGAGCTTTAATAAAATATGGTAAAGAAAACTTTGAATGGTCTATATTAAAAGAATGTAATGATTTTGAACTATTAAACATTTTAGAAACATTTATGATTATGGTGCATAATACATATGTTAAAGAAAATGGCTACAACTTAAACTGGGGTGGTGGTTCTAATAATGGATATAAACATACTGAAGAAGCACTACAGAAAATGAGTGAATTAAAAAAAGGAAACTCTAATAATTTAGGAAAACATTTTACAGAAGAACATAAACAAAAAATGAGTGAAGCTCATAGAGGTGAAAAATGTTATATATTTGGAAAGCACATAACAGAAGATCATAAACAAAAAATTAGTGAAAATCTTAAAGGTAATAAAAACGCATTAGGTAAAACACATACAGAAGAAACTAAGCAAAAAATGAGTGAAGCTCATAGAGGTCAAATTCCTTGGAATAAAGGTAAAAAACATACAAAAGAAACTAAAAGAAAAATGAGTAAAGCTCATAAAAAGATATATTTGTAAAGCCTATTATGACTTAAATACCTCTGTAATATAGGGTATTACTTCCCCTGAACGGATTACACCAATTATACTACCCTCTTTTATTTTATTATCCTGTATATACTTTGCATTAAATCCTGTAGCTCTTGCTATAGTAGTATCATTTATAATAGTAGGTTCAATTAAAACAGTAGGTACAATACGGCCAGATCGTCCAACATTCCACTCAATACCAATGACCTTGACCTTGACAGCCTCTTCATTCACCTTGTAAGCAATTTTGTTTAAGGGATAATATGCATTTTCCCTTGAACTTCGTGTTCTGGTTATAACAAGTCCATCAACATCATACTTACAATTATTCTTATATTCAAAAAGAAGTATATTTAATCGCTCCAATGTAGGAGTACTATAACTAGTATAAGGAACTACATTCAATCCAAACCACTCAATATAATTTAATCGTTCATATTCAAATATATAAGAGTCATTATTAATATATTCATAAAATACAACATCAATTTCATATAAATCTTCTGGTGAAACATCATCCCTATTCAATAGGCCAGCAACACCATTTCTACGATTAGTGAAACCCAATCTCTTATAGGAATCCCCTACTAGTAAGGCTTCCCCTCTCAAACATACTTTATTCTTTGTAGGTATATCTGGAACAAAGAACTTTGCCTTCTCTGTTATATCCTGCCCTTCATAGCCATCACCTCTGGTAGATGCAAAAATAACTTTACCATTCTCCCATTCTACATAAATAGAAGCACCATCTAGCTTTGCAGATACAATAACTTCATTACCCTTTTTCTTAATCCAGTCCATCACCTTATCTGACTTCATCTTAGTCAAAGAGCCAAGAACATAAGGAAGTTTAGCTTTCTTCCGTGAAGTGACTTTAGCACCAACTAACGAGAAATACTCGTTAGTTGGGTCAAGTTCCATCAATTCCGACTTCAAAAGGTCATACTCAGTATCAGTAATACCCGTTACGAACCCATTGTAATAAAGACTATCATAGTCCTTCAATAAAGAAAGTAAATATTGTATTCTGGTTGGTGTCATTGTCTATATCCTTATTTTTTCTTTCAGTATAACACACTATTTTCTTTTTGTCAAGTAGAAAAAATAAGTATTGATAAAATATTTTAAATATGTTATAAATATATATTACTTTATAAGAGATATTAAATGAAATATACCAAAGATGATGTAAGATTGATGCTTAAAGGGGTAAAGGAAAAATACTATAAGCCTTTACCTCATAGAGAACCATATGATGATCTGTATTGGAAGAATGAAGCAATGTGGTTGGGTGATACCAGTTACTTAACAATGATACCTTACAAAGCATCACAAAATGGTAAAACAATGTATGTTAAAAGTGATAGTTTTTTTCTATCGCCATTAATGAGTTTTAACAAAGATTACAAAGAAGATACAAGTGATAACATATATCAGACTATAAATGATATACACAACTATGATTTTGGCGGAGGGCACTTTTTACAAAGAATACAAAGAGCGATGGGATTTGAGCCAGACTTAAAACCCACAACACACTTTGATATAGAATGTAATAAGTTTAAAAATAGTGTTCTTATAAATATTGAGGGACACCATTATAATCATTTAACAGAACAAGTTGCACCTATTATACAGAAATATGTTGATAGAAATAAAAATAGATTTTATTTTGCGGAGACATGGGCAAATAGACCACTACCATACATAGATGGTATTAGACATTTCCAGTTTAATATTATAAACCTAATAAAAGAAATGTCAAAATTTGAATACCTGATTGGTTTTGATTCAGGCCTAATGCACCTAGCATCTGGTTTAGGTATTAAAAGTGTTATCATTACCGACAACCATATGGGCCTTAAAACTGATATGTTATATTTGCCAAGGGAGTTTAGCAATCCTTTATTGCCTGGAGCTTATCTATACCCACAAAATGTTCATCTGTTTATGAATGACGAAAATGAACTGGTAAAACAGTTTACTTTAGATAACTTAGAAAGAGCAATAGGTGGTGATCTATACCCTTATTGGTCTGATGATTTTTTAGATATAATATTTTAGCGGTACAACAAGGTTGGTATGTAGTTACCGTAAGCCCTACAGCTCTTACTGTAAAGATTCCTTGACGAAACAAGTGGGTAACAATCGTAAATCCCCACCACTAAAATATTACTTAATAAAGGAGATATGAATGGTATACAACTCAGTATTAATGGCATCGAAAATATATTTATTAACTGGTGGAATATCAATGTCTGTGGCTGGATTAATTAAAGTTATTTTTTGGTCTATAAAAACAAATATAAAAGACAGATTTCCCTTGACAAAATAGAAAAGTTCTGGTATAATGTTTTTTAGAAAGTAAGAAATATGGGCGAGTAGGCCAACTGGAAGAGTCGGTATCCTCAAAAGGTACTAGTTCTGAGTTCAAATCTCAGCTCGCCTACCAAAAATAAAAGTATATTTGCGTGAGTAGGCCAACGGCAGAGTCAACTGGTTTAAGCCCAGTATCGTGCGGGTTCAAATCCCGCTTCACGCACCAAAACAAAAAGATTTGCGCAACTAGGCCAACTGGAAGAGTCGTTAGCTTTAGAAGCTAATAGTTCTGAGTTCAAATCTCAGGTTGCGCACCAAAATAAAATATGGCTCTGTAATTCAAAAGAAGAATAGACGGCTGATAACTGTCCTACATTGGAGCGTTACCAATCAGGGCCACCAAAAACATATTAGAAGCTATCGTCTAATGGCAGGATACAAGATTCTCAATCTTACGATAAGGGTTCAATTCCCTTTAGCTTCACCAAAGAAAAATAGTTCTTGACAAATGAATACTTTTATGGTAATATTGTCTAAATAAAAGATATAGGGGTGTCTACTAATGGTCAGGTAGTTGGTCTTTCAAGCCAAAAATGAGGGTTCAATTCCCTTCATCCCTACCAAAACATATGGGAGAATTTCCTCACGGCCGTCTGTAAAACGGTTGGCGTAATAAATGTGGGGCGTGTGCCGAGATGGTTAAACTCCATATTCTCCCACCATAAAATAATATGGTTCGCTAATTCAATGGAAGAAAGCCGCCCTTACAAGACGGAAGTTAAAGGTTCAAATCCTTTGCGAACCACCATAAAACTAAAAAGGTTTACAATTAGTTCGATCCTGTATAAATATATATAAAGATATAGAGGTCGAACAAATGAATGAAAGTGAATATATAACTAGTTGGTCTAAAAGAATTAAAGCAATAAACCTTTTAGGTGGAAAGTGTTCCAAATGTAATGAAGATAATATATTTGTTCTTTCATTTCACCATAAAAATACTGATGAAAAAGAAATCAGTATAAATGAAATACGAGGTAAAAGATGGTCTGTCATAGAAAAGGAACTAAATAAATGTATTTTACTTTGTGAAAACTGTCATAGAGAAGAACACTATAAATTTTCTAACAATAGAAATCATAAAAATAAAAAAATATATTTAGATTATAAAGATATATATAAATGTTCAAAATGTGGTTATGATAAATGCACAAATGCTTTAGAGTTTCATCATATAAAACAAGATGATAAATCTTTTAATTTATCGTCTATAAACAAACGACTTAAAACAGTTTTTGATTTAGAAGAATATATAAAAGAAGAACTTAATAAATGTGAAATAATATGTTCTAACTGTCATAGAAAAGAACATATTAATAAAATAAAGTTTGACAAATATAAAGATTTGATATATAATAATCAAATAAATGAGCAACTACCTTCTATTAAACCAGAAGTGATAAAAGAAATGTTAGATTCTGGTATGAATGGTTGTCAGATTGCAAAAGAACTAGGTAGAAATAAATCTACCATATATACTATTATTAAAAAACATATTGACCTATAGTGAAATGGCATCACGATTGACTGTTAATCAATTATTACAAATTCGAGTTTTGTTAGGTCAGCCAAAACATAATGGGTAAATAGCTCAGGCAGTAGAGCGTCCTCCTGAAGAGTGGAAGGCATTGGTGCGATTCCAGTTTTACCCACCATAAAAATCTATGGTAGCTGTGGTCAAGTGCTAAGGCGAGAGGTTGTGGCCCTCTAATCAAGGGTTGGATTCCCTTCAGCTACACCAAAATTAAAAGAGGTTAAATGATTTATTTAGTTTACACATTAATGTTCATATTAGGTTTTATTTTCACAGGTGTTGTATTTCTGACGGTATGTGAGGTACTTGAAAAATGACAACAAACTTATTTTGGAATGATGAGCAGAAAACAATAAGAGGTTCTTTTATAAACATATCACTTACATTTCTTATAGCTGGTTTGATTATAGCAGGTGTATTTATTCCTAGTATCGCAACATCATTAAAGCAGTTGGAAAGTTTAATCATCTGGTTTTTTGGTTTGAGTTGGGGAATATATTCTGTAAAAAGTGTATCTGATAACTATATTATAAATAAATGAAATTTTAGGCGGTATAGCATAGTGGATATGCACTTGTCTGTCGAACAAGATTAGGTCAGTTCAATTCTGATTACCGTCGCCAAAACATAAGCGGGGTTCTTCTAACAATAAGATACTAGAGTGCCAATCTGGTGAATGAGGGTGTAACTCCCTTACCCCGCTCCAATAAAACATATGGGTGTGTGGCCAAAATGCGACGGCTTTTCCCTTGCACGGAAAGAACTGTGGGTTGGAGTCCCACCACATCCACCATACATAAAAGAGAATGTAGTTAGTCTATATTAGTTGGTTCAAATCCAGCCATTCTCTTTGAACAAACATTTGGAGAGGCGCCTAGTATAGTGAGGGAAGCAGTTCGCTAAACTGTCGCCGGTAAAACGGTTATGGGTGCAAGTCCCTTCCTCTCCGCCAAAATCTTAAAATTCTACTTGACTTTTCACTAAATATATCATATAATACTTACAAAAAGAAAGGAATATGATATGAACAATCTATCTCATCTTACTATTAAACAGTTAAATAATCTAAAGTCTATTTTCATTTCTGGTACTGACTGGCATGAAGTTTCTGCTATTCAATATGAAATTGATACTAGAGAAAAGGAATTTAAAATAGAAGAATGGATGATGGCTTATCTAACTGTAAAATACATTAAGAATAAAAAAATTTTAATAGATGAATATATTTCTAAACTTCAATCTCTACAATAAAAAAATTCTATTACCAAAATTTATATTATTCATTTTATTCAATAATATAAATAAATTTGCAATATAAAATTTGCAATGCTTTCCTTTTTGCCTGACCGTTGCACTTATTATAACAGATAGCCAGAAATTGTAAACATAAAAATAAAAATTATTTTAAGGTTATGTAGTATGAAAAAAAGAGTTTATGTCCTTGTTGTAGATAATTATTTGCCAGAAGTTTGTGAAGTATCATTGCCACTAATAGAAAAATACGCTGAAAAAATAAATGCAGAATTTTATATGATTAGTGATAAGAAATTTCCAGACTTGCCAGTATCATATGAAAAATTACAGATATATGAACTAGGTAAAGATTATGATTGGAATATTTTGATAGATGCTGATATGTTGATTCATCCTAATATGTATAATATATTTGATATTTTACCAGAAGGTTTTGTAGGTGTTTGGCATCAGTATGCAGGAAGTATTCTATTTAAGAACATAGAATTAGGTATTGCTGCTAATTTTTTACTTGTTCCAAAGTCCCATCATGAAGTATGGAAACCCTTTGATAATCCACATGAGCGAGTTAAAGACTTAAAAAATCCTTTTAACCTTGATGAATACTGTATATCCTATAATATGAAACAGTTAGGATATAAAATATCTGGTGTGGAAATAGGTGATGCATATGGTAAATTATTTTATCATTTAAATGTTAATACAGACAATAAAGATAGTGAACAGATACGAAGAGAACTAAAAGGATGGTCATATATACTAAAATATAGTACTTGACAAATAATTCTAAATAGTGTATAATAAAATAAAAAGGAAAAATGATGGAGTTAAAGTATTCAGTTACAAATATACCTTTTATTGAATTTGATGATGAAAATAAGTTGATCTTTTCAAGCTGTACAAAAAGCTATAAAGGTTATAGGTATCTTGTGTTTTCAGGCAAGACTACAACTACTGTAGAAGTAAGTGGTGGTAAAGGTGTAAAAGGTAAGAAAAGAGTTCGTGTTGATCAGGATACTAACTTCAATACAAATATGTTGCTAGAAAAAATCCCTACTGATTGTAAGGGTAACAGGCATCTATCTAAAATGAATGTTGGTATTATAAGAACTATGATTGGAAAGTATCTTATTGAGGAAACATACTTCCCTGAGAAATGTATTCCTATGTTAGAAAAGGAACTAACACGATTTGATGTAAGTGAAACTGATTCATTGGAAGATGATCCATCTGGTTATGTAGAAGATGAAGATGATTTAGAAATGGAGGCTGTATAATGGGAATGTCAGTAGATGGAATTTGTATAAAGTATAATAGTTATATCAGTTTACTACCTGAAGGTACTGATTTGGATATGATTAAATGGATTTTTAATTATTTTGGTACTTTTGATGGTGATAACTATTATATTATTGATTGTGAATTTTGTGAAGATGAAAATCCATATCTTAACCTAACAAAAGTTCTTGATAGTTATTTTAAAGAAGAAACAGATTATTTATGGGAATGTGACTGTAGTTATTTTAGTACATCTGATATATTAGCATATGAAGTATGTAAAGAACTTGGTATTGAAATGTTAGATGGTGATGGTGAAGAAGAATAATAAATTTTAACATTTTTTATAAATAAAACTAATCAGTTATAATAAAGGATATAAAACAATGGACGACAGTGACCCTAAAACTACAATGAAATAATCCACAATCCATACTATTCTTTCTGTATGGGTTGCAGGGAGGATACTACTATGGATGAATTAAAAACTCTTATTAAAACATCATTGGAAAAGATTGCAAAAGACAAACTTTGTATTGTCTTTGAAGGATCGGAAGTATGGAAAAGCTTACTTCCTAAACCAAATTCAATCAATATAGGTGATAAAGGATATATTTATATAAATAATGAACGATTGTCTTTTCAATTAGTTCATATATTTAAAAATAGTTTATTGGTAAAAGAAAAGGAAACAATTTTATATTTAATAAAAATAATTGTTGACAAATAAAAAAATTAGTGTTATAATAAATCAAAAAATGTGAGGTAAGGATTATGTCTGAAGCTATTTATTACTATGTTAGAGATGCATTTGATGCACCCCGAATTACTGTATGTCTTGTAACTGATGACAATGGCAACATTGGCCGTGGAATGTCTATTTGTTCTTTGTCTGAACCTGTTGTAAAGGTAGATGGTAGAAAAAGAGCTTACAAAAGAGCTGTAAAAGCAATGTATTCCGAGCTCAATCAGCTTCCTATTTATCGGGATGAAGTTTTAGAGATTTTTGAAAACTGTGGTATTGATCTTCAAACACTTCCTAGTGAAGATTGGAAGTCTGAGTATAACCCTGAGCTGACTGAGTATGAAGAATTCCTTTTAAGTAAACATAAGGATAGAGTTAAAACCATTAAAATTGAAGTCAAGTAAAAGGTAATAAGGTAGTATTATGGCATCACAGGAAAAGATTTTTCTTGAATGTTTAGAGTGTGGTTCTCAGTTCAAAGAAACATATGACAAGTTTGGGCTTCCTAAATGTCCTGTTTGTGATAGTTATGATGTAGAGGAAGTTGCTTTGATCAGACCACCTAAAATAGTAATAAAAGAAAGAAATAAAAAGAAATAAACATCAGAGTGTGGTGTAAGGGTGGCATCTACGGCCTGGGCCCGTATGGAAACTGTTCAACGCAGTTCACTCTGACCATACATAAGCCTTTTGTGCCGTAGCACAGATACCTTTCGTAAGGGCATCATGATTGGATAAACACCAATAAAAGGCTCCAGAATATACGCCGTTTGTGCCAGCGCACAGATTTCTCTTGTAAGGAAGTCCCGCAGAGGGCAGCACTCTGATACGGCTCCATTATCTATTTTAGGTTGAATGTTTACATTATCTCGGCTTATTTATAAATAAATGTATAATAAAAATGGAGGAATACATTTATGAAGCCGAACTGGTCTAAAGAAGGATTTGAAAAAATAAAAGAGGCCGCATTAAAAGGTAATGAAACAAGAGCAAGAAAATATAGAGAAGATTACTATTTAAATCCTAAAAGATGTTTAAATTGTAATGAAATAATACTATATGAAAAAAGAGATAATAAGTTTTGTAATCATACTTGTTTTGGTATATATAACAATAGTAGAAGAAATCTTGGAAGAAAAGAAAAACAAAAAGTATTTTGTTTAAACTGTAATAAAGAAATTAATTCAAATTCTATTTATTGTAGTAATAAATGTCAAGGCAATCATAAATATTACAACTATATAAATAGATGGAAGAATAACTTAGAAAATGGAATGTCAGGCCCTAATGGGATTTCAAGTCACATTAGAAAATATTTATTTGAAAAATATGATAATAAATGTTGTTTATGTGGATGGTCTAAAATAAACGAAACATCCGGTAAAATACCATTACAAATAAATCATATAAATGGTATATATACTGATAATACAGAAGATAATATAGAGTTAATATGTCCAAACTGCCATTCTTTAACATCTAACTTTATGGCCTTAAATAAAGGTAATGGTAGAAAACATAGAAAATATTAAATATGGGTCTTTAGTTTAATTGGAAAAATAATCGCCTCCAAAGCGATATGATGAGGGTTCAAATCCTTCAAGGCCTGCCAGAAATAAGCGGGTGTGGTTCAATGGTAGAATGTTAGGCTTCCACCCTGAAGATGAGGTTTCGATTACCTTCACCCGCTCCAGAAATATAACGATATGGGGAAATGGTATCCTATTTGGCTCTGACCCAAAAGTTGTAGGTTCAAATCCTGCTATCGTTGCCAAAGAATATTACGGTGTTGGGGAATTGGCAGACCCGCTGGCCTTTGAAGCCGGATTTTTGCTGGATCGTAACCAGCCACCGTAGCCAAAATAAAAATGAAAGGATTTGTTATGTATAGTGATTGTGTTGAGTTCTCTGTTTTAAAGGGTAAAACAATAATAGGTATAAAGAAAATAGACCAAGAAGAACTACAGTTTACTTGTGATGATGGTTCTAAATATAGTATGTATCATGATCAGGATTGTTGTGAACAAGTTTATATTGAAGATATTTGTGGTGATATGAATGACCTATTAAATAGTCCTATACTTGTTGCTGAAGAAGTATCAAATAGGGATGATAAACCAAAATATGAATATGATGACAGCTATACATGGACATTTTATAAGTTAGAAACAGCATATGGATTTGTTACAATCAGATGGTATGGTTCATCTAATGGTTATTACTCTGAATCTGTATCATTTGAAAAATATTAAAACATAATGGCGATTTAGTTTAACGGTAAAACATCTGCCTCATATGCGGAAGTCATTGGTTCAACTCCAATACTCGCTACCATAAAATAAAAGATTTACATTTTGTTCAACTCTATATAAATATATATAAAGATATGGAGTTGAACAAATGACTAAAATAGAATGGATGTATGTTGATTTTTGGTCTAAAAAGATTAAAGCAATAAATCTTTTAGGCGGTAAATGTTCTAAATGTGGTAATGATAATATATTTGTTTTATCATTTCATCACTTCGATAGTAAAACTTTTGCAGTTAGTCAAAATTTAAATGGTAGATGGTCAAGTATAGAAAAAGAAATAAAAAAATGTATTTTGTTATGTGAAAACTGTCATAAAGAAGAACATTTTTTTATTGGTACTGATGGTAAATCGCAAGGAAATAAAAAGGTTCTTTTAGATTATAAAAATATATACGAATGTTCTAAATGTAGTTATGATAAATACACAAATGCTTTAGAGTTTCATCATATAAAACCAGATGATAAAATATTTGGTTTGGCTACTATTAGTACAAGATTAAAAAATGTATATGAACTTGAAGAATATATAAAAGAAGAACTTGATAAATGTGAAGTATTATGTTCTAATTGCCACAGAGAAGAAAGTATTGATAAAATAAAGTTTGACAAATATAAAGATTTGATATATAATAATCAAGTAAATGAGCAACTACCTTCTATTAAACCAGAAATAATAAAAGAAATGTTAGATTCTGGTATGAATGGAAATCAGATTGCAAAAGAACTAGGTAGAAATAAATCTACCATATATACAATCATTAAAAAGCATAACTTATAAAATACATGGAAGTGTGGGTAGAATAGGTGCTAACCTGCCTTGAAAGCAGCCACCCGAAAGGGCTGTCGGTGCAAGTCCGGCCACTTCCGCCATAAAATAAAATTAAAAATGTACTTGACAAATAGAGTATAAGTTGTTATAATACAGGAGTTGATGAAGAAGTTTAATGATTATTTATAAAGCGACTAATCTAATAAATAAAAAATGTTATATTGGTAAATCAGAATATAGTATAGAAAAACGAATTAACGAGCACTATAATAGAAAAAGTAATAGTTATTTTCATCATTCATTAAAGAAATATGGTAAAGATAACTTTGAATGGTCTATTATTAAAGAATGTGATAATGTACCGTTGTTAAATATATTAGAAACATTTATGATTATGGTTCATCATACCTTTGTTGATGAAGGTGGATATAATCTTACTTGGGGTGGTGAAGGATGTAGTGGTCTTATACATACAGAAGAAACAAAAAAGAAAATAAGTGAAACTCATAAAGCCAATACATATTGGCTTGGTAAGCATCATACAGAAGAATCAAAGAAAAAAATAAGTAATAATAAAATTGGTACTGTTATTACAGAAGAAGCAAGGCAAAAAATAAGTAAGGCTAATACAGGTAAAAAAAGAACCGAAGAATCAAAGAAAAAAATGAGTGAAAGTATGAAAGGTAATCAAAATTCATCAGGTTATATACAAACTGAAGAGCATAAAAGAAAAATAAGTAACTCATTAAGAGGCAAAACACACACAGAAGAACATAAAAGAAAAATAAGCGAATCGTTAAAAAGAAAAAGAGGATAATGAAAAAGTTTTTATTATATCTTTTTCGTTGGCAGATGTCTACACCTATCCTTTATTTTGTTATCTTTTTATTAGGTGCTGGAATGAAAGAAACAATGATTGCAAATCTTGTTGGTGGTTGTTTATTCTTCTATGTTGATAAAACTATATTTAACAAATGACGGAGGGCAATGTGTATGTTTGATTTAAAAACTTATAATGATGCATGGAAAATGGAAAATTGGTTTGATACTTGGGATAGGAATATTATAAAGTATAAACTAATGAAGGCAGATGATGGTAAGTATTTTTATAGACTTATTGTTCCGGGCTATGGTAAGGATGATTTAACCATTGAGCAGGAAGGTAGCGTTGTTACTATTACAGGGGCAACTAAAGACCCTTATTTAACTGGTGATGTAAATAAGTTTAGTTACAAGATTTCTACTGATTATGAAGTAGAAGAAGCAGAAGTAAAAAACGGGGTGTTGTATATCTTTTTGAAAAAGAATAGTGTATCGGGGAAGATACCTATCAAATAATATGTGAAATACACGGGCGGTTAGTTTAATGGTAAAACAGTAGGTTTATAACCTATAGCACCAGATTAGTGTCTGTTGGGGGTTCAACTCCCTCACCGCCTACCATAAAATAATGAGGTCGTAATTCAATAGTAGAATATCGGTCTTTTAAACCGACCACAAGGGAGCGTTACCCTTCGGCCTCACCATTCAAAAGGAGCATCTATGAAATCGTTCCATACGCAATATGTAGAATGTAGAAACAATGGTAACTGCTATCTTATAAATGAATTAGATGAATTTTTTAAAACAAAAATTGTGTGGTGCAAAAGATACAATAAACGATGCAGTTCAAAAGTTTGTTTACCAGAAAGGATTAATATAAAATGAGTAAAGTATTAATAATCGGCGATACACATGGCCAATTTGGCCGTCTAAATAAGTTATTGAACAAATATAAGCCAGATATAGCTATTATAACTGGTGATTTTGGTTTCTGGCCTAAGTTTTTCAATAAAGAATATATTGATTCTAATCGTCGTATTAGAATGTGGGATGCTGAAATTAAAAATGGCTCATGTAAAGTTTATTTTTGTGATGGCAACCATGAAGATCATGATGCTTTAGATGAATTAACCAACCATGAAATCATGCCTAATGTTTTCTATATGAAGCGCGGTTCAATCCTTAATATACATGGTCAAAATATATTATTTGTTGGTGGTGCGTTATCCATTGACAAAAATTATCGTACACCTAAATATGATTGGTTTGAACAGGAAATCTTAAAAGAAGAAGATTTACTTTCTATTCCAAATGATGTACAAATAGATATGGTTATTTCTCATACCGCACCAAGTGAGTTTAAGTTTGATACTGATAAGTTTTTACCAGACCCTTCAAGAGATGTACTATCAAAGGTATTAGATAAGTATAAGCCAAGAGAATGGTATTTTGGGCATTTCCATAAGTACCGTGAAGGAAAGTATAAAGATTGTAAGTGGACAATGTTAGCAGATATAGAAAGTTACCTACAATCATCTATAATTAAAAATATGTAACTGTGGAGGTCTATGGATAAAATTTTAATAACTGGTGGCTGCGGTTTTATTGGCCATCATTTTGTAGAACATTTATTGAAAAATACAACGCAAGAGATTGTTATCTTTGATAAACTAACATATGCATCAGAAGGTTTTACAAGACTTAGAGATATAGATGCTTATGACGATAAAAGAGTTATGATTGTCGCATTAGATTTTACAAAAGAAATCCCTGTAGGCGTAACAAAAGAAATAGGTACTGTTGATTATATAATGCATATGGGTGCGGAAACTCATGTTGATAACTCAATAACTGACCCAGCACCCTTTGTATTTTCTAATGTTATCGGTACTATGAGAATGTTAGACTATGCAAGAACACTACCTGATCTTAAAAAATTTGTATATTTTTCTACTGATGAAGTATTTGGCCCAGCCCCTGAAGGTGTCGCATATAAAGAATGGGACAGGTACAATTCTACAAATCCTTATGCTGCAAGTAAAGCCTGCGGTGAAGAATTAGTTTTAGCTTACGCAAATACATATGGTATCCCTTCTATTATAAGTCATACAATGAATGTGTTTGGCGAGCGTCAGCATCCAGAAAAGTTCATTCCTAAAGTTATCAGAAAGATTATGAATGATGAAGTTATAACTATACATTCTAATAAAACTAAAACTGTATCAGGTTCAAGAATGTGGATACACGCACGAAATGTATCATCTGCTATTCATTTTCTTCTTAAAAATTCAACTAATAGAGATAAGTATAACATTGTTGGTGAAAAAGAAGTTAGTAATTTGGATATGGCTTTATATATTGCAAAGATTTTAGGTAAAGAACTCAAGTATGAAATGGTGGACTTTCATTCATCAAGGCCCGGACATGATTTAAGATATGCTCTGGACGGTTCAAAACTTACTGAAATGGGCTGGACAGTACCCTTGACCTTTGAAAAATCTCTAAAGAATACAATAGAATGGACTATAGAAAATCCAAGGTGGTTAGAATACTGATACTTGACAAACTTTCCCTTTTATGGTATAGTAAATAAAAAATGAGGAAAAGGTAATGGGAAAGTATATATTTCTTGACATAGATGGTGTATTAAACTCAATGGATTTTTTACACCTTAATGTATTGAATGCACGAGTGAATAAGACAGACTTTAAGGGAAAAGACATTCACGGTCATTTATTTGATCCTAGATGTGTTCTGGCATTGGATTGCCTGATTAAAGCTACAGATGCTGATATAGTGATAACATCTGATTGGAGATTTGCAGGCCTTGATGCAATGAAGCAGTTATGGTCTGATAGAGGATTGCCGGGAAACATTGTAGGTATAACATCTTTCTCTGGTGGTATTCGTGGTCAAGATATTTATGATTATATGAGAATAAATGATATATATCCTGTCATAGATAAATACCTTATTATTGATGATGATTCTGATTTCCTTGATAGTCAGTTGCCACACTTTATTCAAACAGGCTTTAAATTTGGTTTATCTTTTGATGATGTATTAAAGGGTATTGATATTCTTAATAAAAATAATACTTGACAAATAAATCCTTTTGTGGTATAATGAAAACAAAAAAGGGTGAGAAGAATGAAGATTTTAATTTGTTCATTTATTATGTTTCTGGTGTTGTGTATTCCGGTGAGTGCGGGTGTTAGGTTAGCAAGTACGACATCGGTTCCTGACGGTACTATTTATTGTTTTGAGAGTAGCTATAGTTCTGTTAGTTGTGTATTTGTACCCACAAAGAAATAGGTGATGTGATGAATCATTTAGCAAACATTATACTCAGTACCAATGGCAAACCTTTTACCTGTAAGTTTCTTAAAAGAACTACTGGTCAAGAACGAGTACTAATGGGAAAGCTTGGTGTTACTGAGTTTCTAAAAGGTGGCGAATTGCCTTACGATAAGAAGGAAAAGAATTTAATTTCTGTTTATGATATAGAGAATAATGGCTACAGAATGATACCGATTGATGGCCTCATTTCTGTAACAGTAGGAGATAAGGTATACAATGATGAGAACTGAAAGAGAAGTTAAAGCAAAGTTGCTAGAGATTATTGAGAAACTAAATGAAATGGAAGATGTTGGTCAGACTACTTATTGGCTTGGTGTCTGGAAAGGACTTTCGTTTGTATTGGGACTCGATATAGATGATCAAGCACCCGACACAAGGGAAGTTGATCACGATGTTATGTAGGTAGAACATAATCTGTTCAAATGGTTTATAGGCGAAAGACTTCTGGTGAATGTTTAGTACCTTATAAAACATGGTGATGAACCTTGGTAGAGAAGCACCAACTCTAAATAACTGAGGGGAGCCGTTCTGTTGTTGAGATACACAGATACCTACTGAGTGGGTAGCCATCGTATATGGCTACTCTTCTCTTTGTGAATTCGATAACCGACACTAAGTACCTGATATTATTAATGAAAATAGTACTTGACTTTTTTATTTTGTTAGTATATAATAAATTAAAAACAACGAAGAAAGGAACACAAAAATGACTCAATATGTCTATGTTAAAGACACTAAGAATTTTCATGTATACACCATCGTTTCTACTGAAGGTATTACTGGTTCCATTTATTTCAAGAAAGATCAGGAAATCCCTAAGTACCTTGACCTAGTGATGTTCGGGGAAACAAGAGAAGTTACTGTAAATGAGTAAAAAGTATTAAACTCCTATAAATATAGTTATATGATTCTGTTTATAGGAGTAATACAATGGAACTGGATAAAACAATAGATAAGTATATTTTGAATGAATTTTCAATACCGATCTTTCACAAAGCTAAGGAATGGTACACTCATAAAGTAGGTGACTTCATTACATGGATTGCCGCAAATAACAAGATGATGATCATTATCTATAAAGGGTATATAGAAAGTATAGACAAAGAAGAAGAAGTATTTTTTGTTAAAGGTATGGATAAAAAACAGTACAAGGTATCGCCAGCAACCATCATAAAAATATAAAAATAAATGTTGACAAATGAAATCAAATATAGTATAATATTTTTAAGAGTTGAGGGGAACAAAAGAAAAAAGAAAAAAGATTAAAAAAGTTGTTGACAAACGGAATAGAGTGTGGTAAAATAAATCATAAAATAAAACAAAAAGAAAGAAAAGGAGAATGTGTTATGAATAAGAAAGACTTGATTGATTTTGTGGCAGAGGAAATGGGCGTGACCAAGAAGGAAAGTAAGATGGCGGTTGATGTGGTTATTGATGGTCTTACGGCTGGTCTTTTGGCAGACGGTAAGGTGACTTTGGTTGGGTTCGGTGTGTTTGAAGTGGTGAAGAGAAATGCCCGCACCGCTCGTAATCCTCAGACTGGTGAGGCTGTAGAAGTACCTGAGAAGTTCGTTCCGAAGTTCCGGGCTTCCAATACCTTGAAGGCGGCAGTTGTTGGTGGAGATTATACGCCGGTAGAAGATGTTGATGTCGCTGATGAAGTTGATGCCTAATCAGCAACGGTAGTACCGATGTACAAGAGGGAGGGGCTGTTCCCCCTCCCTCTTCTTTTATCTATTAGAGGGATTGGTCAAAAAGCAAGGTGACGGTCTGCAAAACCGTAGAAACGGGAGCGTTACCCGTATCCCTCTCCAATCCTATAACCGATTTTAACCCCTTGAAATTACTGAGCTTTTTATTACATTTACAACTTACAAACACTATGGTATAATATGCCTAATATAATGATGGAGTGTGAATAATGATAGAAATACTTGAAGAAGCAGGATTTATACCAGCCCTTTATGGGCTTGGTCTTTCATATGGTTTGACATCTGATATACCTTATAAGGATTTTCTTTTGAATAAACCTATGATTGATAAACTAAAGTCTGTATCATATAATTTATACTACAAAAATGGTGGCCATAATAAATTTCTTGAGCATATTGAAATATGGATGCTTGTTGATGCGCCGAGATTTTTTTGGTCGCAGGCTGATACATATAGGCTCTCCACTAAGCAGAGTGCTAGTACAATGCATACCTTAAAAAAACATATACTTACGCAGGATATGTTCTATGAACCAATTGAAGAAAATTATTTAAATTTCTTGAATTTAAAATTAAAATATGATACTATAACCATAGATGAATTAAAAAGTGACTTGCCAGAAGGATTTATGCAAAAAAGAGAATGGAAAATATCATACAATGTATTAAGAAACATTATACTTCAAAGAAAAAATCATGAATTACGATGTTGGAAGATTTTTTGTAGAGAAGCATTAGAAAAGGTTGAATGGAAAGAATATTTTGAGGACTTAAAAATTGGAGAATAAATTATGAATATATTTGAAAAAAGGGTTTGGAATGAAAGTAAATTTGATACCGATACACCAGTTCATATTGAAGTACGAGATTGTGGAATATTTGTAGTGGGTCTTGGGTCTTGTATTTCCTGTAATGATTATGTTGATGCTCAATTAAAATATTACAAATTAACTGGAAGAGTATTTTTTATATGAAAGTAATACATTATGGTGATAGAAATTATTTTTTTCAAGAAAGTTCTGGTTTAGATGTATTACTTGATGAAATATTTAATGACAACTATAAGATTTTTGATAAAGGAATTATATTTGAACCTGATGATATTGTTGTAGATATTGGGGCGAATGTTGGAGCCTTTTCTATCCTACTTGCTAAAAACTTTCCTGATATAACAATCTATGCAATAGAACCTGTCCCTATTACATTTGGACTTCTTTGTTCAAATATTGAATTAAATGATGTAAAAAATGTTATACCTATACATACGGCTATCGGATATAATAATGGTATAATGAAAATACAATGTAATCAGTTTCTTGGCGGGTCATCTGCATATATGAGACAAAATGCTGATATAACTGATGAAGTTTATGTTCCTGTAATAACATTAGATAATCTCTTTACATCACTTAAAATAGATAAAAAATGTAAGTTATTAAAGATAGATACTGAGGGCGCTGAATATGATATATTGTATCATACAAATATGCTGAGTAATATAAAATATGTTGTGGGTGAGTTTCATGAAAATCAATACCTTATTAGTTTAGGATATAATCCTCATACGTTGGCACATTATATATCGCAGCAAACAAATATGTTATACTATGAAACTTGTCATATGTCCGAATAATTTAAGGAGTATCGTTGAAAATTTTATCTTCTTCTTTATCCGTTTCAAGTTCTACTTCTTTTTCAGCCTTTATTTCTTCCAATTCTTCTTTGCAACCATCATCCCATCCATGCTTGCAGCCAAATATATAGCCAATAGTAAAAACTATACATAGAATAAATAGAATCGGGAGAATTAAAATTAAATAGCTCATATATTACCTCTTTAAGTATTATTTATATTTTTCTTGACATTTTATGAATAATAATGTATAATCAATTTATAAATTAAAGAAAAGGAGTAGAAATGAGTAGATTTAGAAATTTAGAATGCCCTATTTGCGGAATAAGACATTGGAAATATCCGTTAAAATGCATTACTGATGTAAATAGAGGATATAATAAAAAAACCTTTATTAGATATGCTGCTGAAACTATTACTGCATTTAGGGACTATTGTTTTAATATGGGATTTACCATTGAACCAGATCATAGTGTAGTATTTACAAATCCTGTTAGAAATCCAGGTAGAAACTATGCAGAAGATTTTTATACAAGCAGAGAAGAAGAAAATAATAAGGAATTTTTTATATTGCCAAAGGAATTTTTTACAATATGATTAAACGAATTAAACATTGGTTTGCACATCTTTTTAATTGGAATGAAGGTGAAATTGTTATGTGGTGGGAAGGGGGCATTTTGATGGTTGGATTTAAGTGTTCTGGTTGTGGTGAAATTCAAGACATTTCAAGTACAGGATTAAGGAGATAATATGAAAAGATTTATTGCAGGAACATTGATTGCGGTTTGTTTGTTTGGTCTATTTGGTTGTGCATCGCCAAAAAATATCAATGGTATACGATATGATACATATGGGATTTTAAATGCTTCAGATAAGAAAAATCCTAACATATCATATGAAGTGTCTATTGGTAACATTATCTGGTCTGCACTTTTAGTAGAAACAATTATAGTACCTATTTACTTTATTGGGTTTGATCTTTATGAACCAGTTGGTGTAAAGAACGCTGGAGAAATTAAAGGGGCTATTTAATGGTTTCGTTAAAAGACTTAAAGGGACTAAAAGTAGGTGATTTAGTTGATATTAAACTGAAAGATGGTAAATATTATTTTACTTATACTATAGTCGAGATTTATATAAAGAAGAAAAGTCAAGTACGAAAAATAAAAATAATAAAAGATTATATAGGAATAGTAGACAATATTTTATTAGATATTAATACTATTGAAGAAATAGCAATCTATGACGATTAAAGGATTTATATAATGATAGATATAAAAGATTTGAACGGTCTTGAATCCGGTGATAAAATAGATATTAAAATGAAAAATAATAATATGTATAAATCTGTTTCAATAGGTGGATTTGTACATTCTAAAACGATTACAAGTCCAATAACTAATATATTAATAATAAGTAGAATGGGATCAACAAACTACTCCTATGATATATTATTAGATGTTAATGAAATTGAAGAAATAACAATCTATGATAATTAAAGGATAAATATGGTCTTAAAAAAAGTTATAAGTGGTGGTCAAACTGGTGCCGATCAGGCCGGACTATCTGCTGCATTTTATAATGGTATCGAAACTGGCGGTTGGGCTCCGAGAAGATACATGACTAAAGAAGGGCCAAATCCTGACTTATTAAGAAAATATAAAATGACTGAGCATCAGGATAGTGGGTATCCTCAAAGAACTTTCGCTAATGTTAAAGATAGTGATGGAACTATTAGACTGGCAATAAACTTTGAAACGCCAGGCGAAAAATGTACACTTAAAGCTATTAAGGAATATAAAAGGCCATATATTGATGTTGATTTAAACAATCCGCCAGACCCCTTTGAAGTTATTAAATGGATGTATAAGTATAACATTGAAACACTGAATGTAGCTGGTAATGCCAATCAAAAAAATAAAGATATATATTCAATGGCATATAATTATTTAATACCTATTTTTAAGAAGATGAAAGAATAAAATGAAAAAATACACAATAGATTACGGTAATTGGCATAGAGGGCAGAGTAAAACTTTTTTCTTTAAAAGGAATGCTTTAAAATTTCTTAGGACGATAGAAAATTCTTATAGTGAAATTTCTTTATATAAAAAAGGTTCAAATGATCCAATTTTTAAAAAGACTTTCTATAACCGTAATATTATCCCTAGTTATGAAGAATATACATAATGGAAAGATCAATAATGCAATGGAAATGCCCATTTTGTGATTTACTTTTTCATTCAGAATATTATAATGAAAGTGAAGAAATAAAACTTGAAGTTATGAAGAAAATTTTAGAATCTGTAACTAATCATATTTGTAAAATTCATAAACATAGTAGTGAAGAAAGGATGAAAAAATGGCTACATTAGACCTAAGTGCAGAAGGTATTGGAATGTTATATTTACATTGTAACGAAATGCAAAAGGAATATGTTCTCGCAGTTGAAGCCATGGGAAAAGAGTATGATGCACAACTTAATGAAGTAAATACTATTGTGCATGAAACAAATAAATACCTTGAAGCATTTACATGGTTTTATATAAAGTTAATAGAGGAAAACCCTGATGAATATATGAGATTTTTTAACTCAAAATTTAAAAAGAATATAGATAATATATATCAATCTGTTAATGATAAGTATGAAATGTATAGGGATTATGTAAATAGAACAGTAAGGAGTGAAAAATGATACACTTTAATGACATAGAAATGAATGGTTTAAAATATAATGATTGCATAGATATAACTTTAACAACTTCATTTCAGGGGTATAAGAAGTTTTACTTCAATGGATTTGAAACAGTAAATGTAATACATAATGGTATCAAGCAAGATATGATTTCCCATATTATTATTACTGTAGCTAAATCAATGCCTGGAATTACACAGGTAAATAAAATTAAGATACCTATTGATAATGTAGAAAGTATAACAATAAATGAATAGGGGAAAGTTATGGAAACTGGTAATTTTGAAAATGGGAAGGCTAGAAAAAAGGAACTAGCTGATCAGCGTCTTATTAATTGTAATCTTTGCCCTTATCATCGTGGGGAAAATAGGACATATCATAGACCTCGACCTGATAAGTACAAGAACAAAAGAAGCGTTCCATTAAAGAAAATTAAAACTTTTGAAGGGTTAGTTGCTGATTTTAACGATTTCATAGAGAGGATTGACAATGAGCGATAGTTATGCGGCTGCTGATAGGTTAGAAGCCAAAGTTGGTTGGGATAATGATAAACTAGGTGTTAATTCAAGGCCTTCTAATTATGGCTTATGTTCTAAGTGTAGTTCTCTTGCAATAAGAAAAACTAAATTATTTGATGAAGATGTCTGGTGTATTAGACAAACAGATATAACACTTAGAAAATCCAAACTACAACCTAATAGATTTGATCCTGTAGTTGAATGCTCTGATTTTTATCCAGTAGGCATGATGGATTTATTTACTATGAACCAGATTGCATTTATTATTGATGTAAAGAAAAATACAGTAGGTTTTAGCGGAACAGAAAATATTGTTACTATTACTGAACCTTTAGTAAATAAAAAGGATGAATAGTGGAATATAATCAAAAAAATCTTAAACTTGTAAGTGATTGTATTAAAAGAAATCTAACTCCCGATTTATTACCTAAAAAATGGTTGGATAGAAATAAAAATAATCCAATGGCGGGTCATTGTCATACAGCTACAGGATGTTTATTTAAAATTTTCGGTTCTAAAAATATTAAATTATATAGAGTATTAGATGATGAAAAGGTATGGCATTGGTGGGCAGTTGATAATGATTTTAATATTATAGATTTAACGTCAGAACAATATACGTTAATAGGAAAACCTTTACCATTATATGAAAATGGTGAGAAAATGAAATCTCTTTTAGGGTGGGATTATATAAAACGAGTTATGATACTTTATGAACTGGTATCAAATGAACTTATAACATAGGAGAATAATGGAAGATAACTACAAACTATTGCAAGAAACTTTGGATGGTGCATTAAAACAAGCATCAGATGGAAAAGGAAAAGAACGACACGCAGATAATCAAAATTATGACGAGCAACCTATCATGTGGATTGAAAAATACTTCGCAAGTTATCAATTAGGTCAAGCAGTAAAGAAGATGCATGAAAGTCAGAGATTACCTAAAGAAATGGCAATTGAAGAATTGAAAGGTGCTATAAACTATATCGCTGCAAAAATAATCTTCTTACAACAAAACAAATAAAATATAGTTTTCCATAAATATATAAAAGTGTTTATGGAGGATTATATGAAAGCAGAATTTAGAAGCGAACTAACAGCAACTCTTATTACAGATAGAACATGGCGACTACATGAACCTCTTGTTTTTTATAGTGATATACTTAAACAGGAAGTTATTGTACCTAAAGATTTCTTTACAGATTTTGCAAGTGTAAGACGAGTACCATTTATTTTTGATTTTCTCGGCGATGAAGCACATGAAGCTGCCGTCATCCATGATTATTTATATAAGAAAAATAGTATTCCTGTAGTTGAAAGAGAAATAGCAGATGATATATTTGATGAGGCGATGATTGCATCAGATATATGGAAGTGGAGACGAATGATTTTCTATTACGGCGTAAGAATTGGTGGTGAACTTTTTTATCATAAACATTCTCTTTAAATTCTTTCAAACAAAGGAGGTTAGAAATAGCCTCCCTTTCTATTTTTCCCTTGACAAATAAATAAATCTATGGTATAATGAAAACAAAAAAAGTGAGGATTATATGGTATTTCCTTTTGATTACGAAGAAAGAATAGACCCCAAATATATTGGTGTCCCTAATGTTAATTTTTCTATTGCCGATGAAGAAGATGAAAAGGATGGTGAATACAAAGCACAAAGACTTGAAAGAGGATTTGATGATTCTGAACTATGGAACCTAGATTGCACTATTGCAAAATTTGTTCTTCCTCGTCTAAAGGCTTTCAGGGTCAATCCGCATGGTTGGCCTTCCAGAGTTTGTTCATATGAAGAATGGCTTGAAATTCTCGACAAGATAATCTTTGCACTTTCTTATATCGCAACTGAAGATGATGATGATTTTACAGATGAAACGTATGATAAAGTAGAAAATGGATTAAAACTGTTTGGTATATACTTTAGATCATTATGGGATTAAAATGAATAGAGTTGATGAAATACGGAAAATCGTTTATATACAACCAAATATAACAGGCCAGTTTCTTGTAAAAAACTCTGATTGTATATTTGTATTCGGTGATAACATTATTCATCGTGGTAAGAAAGGTGCGGCAACATTAAGAGATTACCCTAATACTCATGGTTTTGTAACAAAAAAGTTCCCTAATAATGATAAAGAAAGTTTCTATAAACCTACTGAATATAAAACAAAGTATATACAGGAACTTGAAAAACTAAAAAAGAAAGTTATTGAGAACCCTGATAAAATCTACCTTATAACAAAACTAGGATTTAATCTAGCCAACAGGTATCATATCTTTGAACAAGTGATAGAACCAGACATAAAGAAATCATTAGAAGTATATAACAATGTAATATTTTTATGGTAAGGAGAACAGATGAAACGATTGATTAGGGAAAATCAAGGCTGTTATAACTGTAAGAAACATAATGAAAAAAGTTGTAATGTATATAAAGAAACTAATACAAGACCAGATGATTATGATTGGTGTTACGGATACATAAAAAGAAAGGATTAAAATGGAAAAATCTATTTGTATTAAATGTGTATGGGCTGATTGTAAATCTGCCAAGTCTGCTATTAATGTGAGTTGTTATCATCCATCCAATACTTATACAGCTACAAACTATGTTACAGGAAACCAGACCATAACATTTCAAAAATCTTGTATTGACAGAAATAGGTTTGGTAACTGTCGCGATTTTGTTGAAGATATAACACAATGGAGAAAGTTTTTAAGAAAATATTTTCTTTGGAAAGAATAGGTGAGAAATGATTGATCAAATTTATATGGTTGATAGAGATGGTCATAAAAGAAAACCTAATACACAGGAAAAGGAACAAGCTAAAGATATTCTAACCCAAATGTATAACAAGTATATTGAAGGCTTCATTGGTATATTTGGTGTATTTATATTTTTAATGGGCTTCAATACTTATTTGTTTATCAATAATATATTTCCTCTATGGCTAACACTATCCGGTTATGGTCTATTAGTTTGTGGATTACTTAGTCCTATTAAAATGATTAAAGATGAAACTGAAATATATGATGAAGCTATTAGGATTATTGATGAAGAAGTATAAAAATAATACTTGACAAATAGTACAAGATGTGTTATAATATATTTAATGAGTGAGAGAACAAAAATGTATTGTTGGTAGATTTAATCCTTTTGTATTGTTTAATTTAAGTTTTCTTAGTGGTTGTTAGTCGTAGCAATAAGTAGTAGCAGTTAGTCGCCTGGATTAGGTGGTGTAAGTCTACCCTGTTAGTCTACGCTGTAATAAGCATCATCCATATAAAGAAAACGTCAATACAAAATATTTATCAACAAGCTTAAACCCTCTATAGTCTGGCTCCATCTTATAGCTATAGAGGGTTTTTGTTTATGAAAATAGTACTTGACATTTTTACATTTCTATAGTATAATGAAAACAAAAAGGACAGAATATGAAGAAAATTCCATCCAATCTCAACAATGATATTTTGGTAAAATTAAATCGTTCTGGTGTTGAAATCCTTAGTGATTATGTCATTAAAGGACAACACTATGATGGCTATGAAGTCAATGATGAAGGATACACCAGATTTCAAGCATGGGAGTTTATGAATATTTTTGGTGAAGCAATGGTACAGGATGGACTACCAACACCATTTGATATGAACATTTTAGTTGAGGTTGTAGATAATGAAAGACCAATATGATTTAGAAAATATGGAAGGTGAAAAGAATCCATATAAAGAAAGGAGATATAGTATGCCAGAATGTAGAAATATAGAAATAAGAGATACTAAATATGGCGCACAGCAAAAGTGCCCTAACTGTGGTGTATGGAATAGATCAGGACTTGATTTGCCAAAAGAATGTTCTTGGTGTAGTGGTAAAGAAATTCCGAAACCTATTAAAATTAAAGTTTTTGAAAAGGAAGCCATTGAATATAGTCTAATAGAACATGAATATACACTTGATGAACTATGGAATGAATTTGACGGCCTTGAAGATAACATTATCAGACCATTAATAACAATCATCCGAACTCAGCAACTTGAAATCGGAAAGCTAAAAAACAATGACAGAGAAAAACTACTTGATAGAATTAAAGAAGATCAAATTAAAATGCAAGAGCTAAAAGATAAACTTGCAATAATCAAATCGACAATAAACTGTTAGGAGAATGATAAGGATGACGAATAATGACGCCAGAACAAATGAATGAAGTTATAAATAAGTATATTGATGTTCCTGTTTTATTTAAGTTCTATAATCCTTGGTGCGGGCCTTGTAAAATATTGACACCTATTGTAGAGGATATATCAAATATTTTCGGTAATAAAATAAAAGTATTCAATATTGACGCTGATTTGTGGCCAGATGTTGCTGATAAACATAATGTAATGGGAACCCCTACACTTATATTATATAAAGATAGTGTAGAGAAAGCACGATTTACAGGATTGCTTACTAAAGAATTTTTAATAGATATGATTACACGAAATCTTTAATAAAATAATCTGTTGACAAATGTTTTACAATGTGTTATAATAAATTAAAAGTCGAAAATAAAAGGGGGTGGTTATCTTCAAATTGGGTGTGTTACAATGTTCTTTAACAACTAAACAATAAAAGGAGAAAATGTAAAATGATTAAAAGTATTAAAATGTTTGCGCTAGCAGTAGTAATGGTTCTATCCCTGTCAGGAGTTGGTATTGCCTGCGCCGGAAATGATAAGGATAATTTATCTCAAAATCAAACACAGGGTCAATTACAGGGTCAGACTCAGCTACAGACACAAGGTCAATTGCAAGGGCAGGCACAAAGTTCAATTAATAATAATGATATAAAAAATACAAACAATAATGACATTAGAAATACGAATACGAATTTCAATACTAATTTGAATAATACAACTTCAAAGGCTGATTCTAAGTCTATTTCAAATTCTAGTTCTAAATCCAATTCTAAGTCAAATGCCAACAACTCATTTGAGGCAAATATTAACTATAATAATGATCGTGATGTTTTAAATACACCGCAAGTAGTTCCTTTTGAAGTCCCTATTCTACAGGGTGGAAAGATTGGTGATATGACAGATGTAATGCCTAATTTCGCTAATCCAGTATTAATAAGACTAACTCGTTATGATTACATTGTTAGTGTTCTTGATGTATATTATGGTAACATTTTTTCAAGGATTACTTATGATGAACTTGAACAATATTTGCTAAAGAAGGCTGCAAACTATGATGCCAAAAAGAAAATCCGTTATTCTGTTAAATATAAAGATAGTGTTTCTTCTGGTGGTGTAGGTGGTGGTGTAGCAGGTTCTCTTGTTTCAGGTAATGGTTTAGATGGTGGAACTCTTTCAGTATTGCCGGGTATCCATAGAAGCACAGCAGACCCGATCTTCATTATCACTTTTTATGAAGTAAAATAAGTACTTGACAAAACATCCCTTCTGTGTTATAATCATTACATAATACAGAAGGGATTTTTTATTTATAAAAGGAATATAGGATAACTAATGGATAAACAGCTGCCAACCATAGAAACTCGTAATAATTCATGGATACATAACAAAAAAATACCTAAATGGGTAAATATTAATAATGTAGGTTTGGATCAATTTTTTACAAGTCAAAATATTGCAAAAGATTGTATAAAATCTTTTTGCGAATATATAACAAATGATGGAGAAGATATTTCATCTTATAAATTTATAGAACCATCTGCTGGATTAGGGTCATTTTATGATAATTTACCAGAAAACAATCGCATTGGTATAGATATTGATAACTTTAAACCTGAATATATTCAAACAGACTTTCTATCGTGGAAACCAGAAATAAAAGCACAAAAATATATATGTATTGGAAATCCACCTTTTGGTAATAGAGGATGGTTAGCTTTGATGTTTCTTAACCATGCAGCTATATTTTCAGATTATGTGGGTTTTATATTACCTATGGGTTTTGAGGGAAGGGGTAAAGGTAACTTAATTAGTAGAGTTAAAGGTCTAAATTTAGTCCATTCTTCCCATTTACCTGATAATAGTTTTTTAGATGAAAATGGTAAAATAAGAAAATTTAATACAGTATGGCAGATATGGTCAAAAAAAGAGCCTGATAATATAGAAAAAAACCTAACTTGTAATAGTTATATTGATTTATTTATGATAGATTTAAATCCAAAAAGACGATGTGGCTTTAAAAGATTTAATGATGCTGACATTTTCTTACAAACAACCTTTTATACAGAAGCATTTATAGTTTCAAATTTTGATCAAGTTCTATATTCTAGTGGATATGGTATAGTAATTAAAAAGGATAAAGAAAAGGTATTAGACGCACTACAAAATACAAACTGGTATGAATACTCCAATTCAGCAACAAATAGCTGTAGACATATTAATATGTATCATATTAGAAAGGCCCTTATTGATAAAGGATTGACAGACTAAAATAAAACTTGACATTTTTAAAACTTTGTGTTAGTATAAGAGAAAAACAACAAAGAAAGGCCCTTTATATGAAAGAGTTAATTTTAGAAGAAATAATATTTTCAAATATATTACTGGAAATAAAAAATGATGAAAAATGGTTAGGTTCCAAATTTGAAAATATAAAAGTAATTTCAAATACTAAAGTTGGTGATGTTGGGGAACTTTTTATTAAAAATCTTTGTGACCATGAATCTATATCATGTGTTTTTAACCTTGATGAAAATGGTGAAAAATTAAGAACAGGCCCTTGGGATATTAAAATAGAAAATTTATGTGTTGAAGTAAAAACCGCAACAGAGGATATAAATGGTTCATTTCAATTTAATGGTATCAGACCTTATAGAAATTATGATTGTGTCCTATGCTTAGGAATTTCCCCAAATAAATTATATTTTAATATTTGGTCAAAAGATGATGTAGTAAAAGAAAAGGCAGGACATTTAGTACCTATGGATAAGAATAATACTATGATCTATAAATTAACAAAAAAGCCAAACTGTTTACTTGAAATAACCAAATTTAAATCCAAAATTACCGATTTTATATCAAGATATTAATACTTGACAAAACATCCCTTCTGTGTTATAATCATTACATAATACAGAAGGGATGTTTATTATGGGAAAGTTATTTTTTACATCGGATTTACATTTAAATCAATACATTTACTTTTTTCTACTTCTTATATAAATAATAGTATATAAAGTTTTAATGGAGAATATACTATGAAATGTAAACAATGTAATAACGATATACCTGAAAAAAGAACATATTGTAGTGTAAAATGTAAAAGTGATTATCAAAGAGGAAAAACATTAGAAGAGATAGTAGGAACTGATAAAGCATTTTTAACAAAAGAAAAACTATCAAAATCCTGTAGTGGTAGTAAAAATGGTAACTTTGGTAATAAATGGACAGATGAACAAAAAGAAATCCAAAGTATAAGAGCAAAACAAGTTTATATAGATAAGCCAGAACTGCTAGTTATAGTTGGTAATAGTAATAGAGGAATAAAATGGGATGATGAAAGGAGAAATGATTTCTCTAATCAAACTAAAGGACATAAAGGCATCATACATACAGAAGAAGCAAAAGAAAAAATAGGTATAACATCAAAAGAAAGAGCTAATAACCCTGAGTATAAAAAGAAAATAAGAAAATCAATGGAACTTAATGGTCATTGGATACCTTTAGAAAATAAAACTGATTATGAGATATATTTTAAGAATGCCGATTGGATAGAAAAAATGTTTGATTTTATAACTGATGAAAAGCAGTTATATAAACTTAAAACATTAAAGGTATTCAACTGCAAAACTAATACAAAAGGTATAGTTCGTGATCATATGTTATCACGGAGAACAGGATTTGAACAAAATATACCATATCAGCTTTTAAGGCATCCTTGTAACTGTCAAATACTTACACACTCTGAAAATATAAAAAAGAAAAATGGTAGATATACAGATAAAGACAATCAAACAATAAATGAACTAATAAAAAAGATTGAAACATATGAAAAGGATTGGATGGAACAAGAAATGTGCTTAGAAATAATCAAAAACTATGAGAGGGATAATCAATGTATCTGTGGTGATATATAATGGGAAAACTATATTTCACCGCAGATACCTGAAAACTCATTTAAATCACAGCAATATTATTGGTTATTGCAACAGACCGTTCAAAGATGTTGATCATATGAATAATAGTCTTGTGAAAAACTGGAATGAAAGAGTGAAACCAGATGATACTATTATTGTTGATGGTGATTTTTGCTTTAAGAATACTCCTGGCGGCAAGGTCGGAGAAGGTGGTCTGGAAGCCGCAAAATACTGGATTGCACAACTTAATGGTGAAAAGATTTTTGTCAGAGGAAACCATGATAAACACAATAGCCTGAAAACTGCTATTACTGGTATGGAAATCGTGTTTGGTGGATATAAGATGTGGGTTGTTCATAATCCCAATCATTATAATCCAGACTATGAAATAAACATTGTGGGTCATGTACACGATTTTTGGAAGATTCAGTATGCACCTATTACAAATATTTATAAGCCAAGAACTATTTTAGTGAATGTTGGTGTTGATGTATGGGACTTCAAACCTGTTCCTGCAAACAAGATTATAGATTTGATTTTTAAGTTTAAAAGAGAAAATATTTAACTTGACTTTTTTAATCGTTTATGGTAGTATAAGAGAAAAACAACAAAGAAAGGTCTTTATTATGAAACTGAAAGATGTTCCTGAAGATATGAAAACAAGGATTAAAAGGATGCTGAATAGTGTTTGGCAGTACATTGGTTCAGACATTATGCAGACCATTCAAGAATGTGAAGGTAAAGACTTTATTAAAAGGTCTGATGTGATTGAACTGGTAATGGATGCAGACAGACCTGTAAATTTTGGTGGTGATAAAGAAGCAGTATTGGTCTTTAATTCTCTTTCTATTACTGACCAGAAGAAAATCGCAAAAGAAGCTTTTCCCTATAAAACTTATTGTTAAAAAGGAGATAAAATCATGGGTTTAGATATGTTTTTAAATGCTAAAAGGTATTTGAGTGAATGGGATAAAGAAGAAAAGTCAATCAGGGATTCTATATCTCCTTTAGTTCCCAACCTTGGTAAAATGGTTATTAAAGAGATTGTTGCAGAAGCCGCATATTGGAGAAAAGCAAACGCAATTCATTCTTGGTTTGTTGAAAATGTTCAGGATGGAAAAGATGAGTGCGTTGAACATTATGTAGGCCGAGAACAATTAAAGGAACTGATTGAAACTTGTAAGATGGTTTTGGCAGACCGTGACAATCCAATATCCAGTAAAGCAGAAAAACTATTACCTACACAATCTGGTTTTTTCTTTGGCGATACTGAATATGATGAATACTATTTTCAAGATTTGCAGGACACGATTGACCAGTTGGAACCTCTTTTAACAGAAGAATATAAGAACTGGGAGTTTTATTATCGTTCAAGTTGGTAAAAAGGGTGGTTCATATCAAGAGTACTCCTAAACTCCAACGATAACAGCCATTATATTAGTTAGTTCCCCCCTTTAACTATATAGACACCCTGTAATCCTGACCAATAGGAAGGTCTTTCTACAGGGTGTTTCCTTTGCGTTAAAAAATACTTTTAAGGATAGATTATGGCTATGAAAGAAACTGGAAAAGCTGAATATAGAAGAAGAAATGAAGGATTTTATGAAAAGTATTGCAATGGTAAAGGTATTGATATAGGGTGTTTTGATGAACCACTATTACCCGATTGCGATCTTTGGGACTTACAAATTAATCCATTTCAAGATGCAAAATATATGGATGGTATTGAAGATGAGACATATGATTTTGTTTACTCAAGCCATTGCCTAGAGGATATTGACGACCCTTCCGTAGCATTAAAAAATTGGTATCGGATACTTAAAAGGGGTGGGTATCTTATACTTTTTCTTCCGCATAGAGATTTGTTTGAGCACGTCCATATCCTACCTTCGCCATGTAATTCAGATCATAAACATTATTTTCTTATAGACAAGGATGAACAACCAGATACATTAGGCATTATCCCACTTATCTCTAATACATTAACTGACTATGATTTATTATATGTTAAAAAGTGTGAAGACGGCCACAAACATACTTATATAGAACGAGATAATGGTTTGTTCAGTATCATTTCTGAGGGTGAATATTCTATTGAACTTGTACTAAAGAAGGGTAATGACGCAATATATTATAATTAAGTTTTTCCTTGACACAAAACAAACTTTGTGGTAGTATAAGAGAAAAACCGCAAAGAAAGGTATATACCATGTCTGAAACGACAAAGAAAAAAGGTGGTGTTCAACTTAATGGGTCTGCATCTACTGATTTATCCAGAGAATTAGACGATAATGCATTCGAGGCATATATAAGAATATGTTTTAAATATGATGGTGAGAATGGTATTTTAGCAGAAAAAAACTTATCAAAGAAAATTATGACAGAAAATGGTTTAACAAAGCAAATGTCATCCGATGGTGGTATGGTGTGGAAAGATGATATTTTAAGAATAGTTCTTGAATCTAAGACACAAGGAACAAAAGGTAATGCACATGAAAGGTGGTGTGATAATCATACTATCGCATGTAGATTAAATAACGATGTTATGTATATTACACTTTGTAGTGGTGAAGGTTATAAAAAGGGTAATGGAAGTTATAGATTTGCACTACGACAAATGGAAAGTGAAGCTAGAATAGAAAAAGGAATTAAACTTATTAAGATGAATGAAACTGGGCAATCTTATCGTCATAAAGAATTTAATATTCTTTATGATAAGGGGCAATCTTGGTTTTATAAAGATTATTATACTGTTGAAGATATTTATGACATTATGGAACAAGCAATACAAAAATTAATTAATGAGGAGAAATAAATGAAACCACTCTATATGTGGGCTGGTGGTAAGAATAGAATGATTCCAAAATATAAGGTTCAGCCGGGTATCCCTTTATACGGATATGATACCTATGTTGAACCTTTTTTTGGTGGTGGCGCAGTAGCCATCTATGTCTACGAAAATAACCCGACTATTAAAAGATTTGTGATCAATGATATAAGTACTGAACTGATGGGAATATACCATGCTATAAAGAATGATGTAAACAACTTCTTAGAATTTATGTATGTTATGGAAAACAAGTATATGCCCCTTGATAAACCTGATAGAAAAAAATTCTATTATAAACTCCGAAGTGAGTATATGAAGGACTATCAAAAATGGTCTAAAACAGAGGAATCAGCGGCACTTTATTTTTTAATGAAAACTGGATTTAATGGTATTTGGCAAACTATGAAAGAAAGTGATGGTAGATTTGCCACACCCTCTGGCCTACTGAATCAGAAATCAGTAGTTTTTGATTCAAATAATGTTCTGGAATGGTATAAATTTCTACAAAAAGTTGATATATATAGTGAAGATTGGTTAGAATGTGCATCAGGAGTTGGGGGTAAATCTTTCTTCTTTTGTGACCCACCTTACAGAAACTCCTTTACCTCTTATGGCCAGACCTTTACAGATGATGACCAAAAAAGATGTATTGAATTTTGTAAGGAACAGGACAAAAAAGGTAATCTTGTAATGTACTGTAACAGGGACTTTGACGATGATTTTTATACCAAAAACAAAGGTGATTTAGATATATCCTATTATGATGTGACATATACTGCTGGACGGAGAAAGCAAGAAAAAATGGCAAACGGTGACACAAACTATACTGCCAAACCAGCCAGAGAGATACTTCTATATAATTAATTTCCCTTGACACAAAACAAACTTTGTGGTAGTATAAGAGAAAAAACAGGAGAACAAACAATGACTTTACTTATTGCTTTATTGATTATGAATCACATGGGTATTACTGGTATTGGGTCTTATATGTCTGTTGTATTTCTTTGGATAATTCATATTATATTTCATACAACTAAGAAATAGGTGATGTATGGAAACAAAAATCTTACTGGAAATGATTATGTTTTCTGCCATTATAGCTGGTATAGGGTTTGGATGCTTTGTTACTTACTGGTTAATCAAAACCTTCTTTGGTAGTGATGAATAACTAACCCCTTGAAATCATTCACAATCTTTTTACTTGACGTAAACTGAACTTTATGTTATAATGTTTTTTAGAGAGTGAGGAAAAACGATATGACTTTAGTGAAAAGAGAAAACCTATATAAGTATCTGGTAATGATTGTTCATCCTGACCGTAATCCTAATGACCCCTTGGCCACTAAGAAAACACAGGACGTAAACTTCAATAAGAGTAACCCTGATGTACTGATTGCTTTGGCAAAGGCTTGGAATCTACCTATTGCTATTGATGGAAATTCACCCTATACCAGTACACCTGACCCGCGGACTGCCTCAACCAGAAACCCCTTTGAAGGTCGGTCTAATACCGGACGTTCCAACTTTGATAATTTTCGGGATATGTTTAATCAGACCGCACAAAATGGTTCAAACAATACTTTCAGACCTTCTATCATGGACATTATCTATATCCGTTCTATGGGTGATGCCTATGTTTTAACGGTAGACCCTATCACGACAGGAAAATATGCTGGCGGCATTAAATATAGTATCTATTCTTCTTTGAAGAATCAGTTCTATTCCTACAAGACTACCAGAGGAACCATTGCTGGTGTAGATAGACGTATTGGAACCTTTGACAGAACCGAATTGAAAAGACTTTCCGATATGTACCTTGAAAAGTTCGGTTCAAGAGTAAATAAGAATGATGTTCAGCCCTCTGACATTCGGAGTCAATTTGCCAAGGTTGGTTTGTTTCAGAATTTGATGTATAGACGGACTAAGAGTGTTAGAATTGTGGGTTGGTCTGGCGTATGGGAAGTAGAAAAAACTACCGAGAAGTGTGTATATATCAACTATTATGGAACCCCTACCAGAAAGTCTATTGACAAGGTTCGGGCAATATAGTAAATAAAGGGTCTGATGGAAAGATAGTCTACCAGACCCTTTAACAGTTTTACCGATAACCGACCCTAACCTATTGGAATTACAGGAGTAAATAAATGGATAGTCTATTATGGCGTTTTATAATGGTGGGAACAATACTGTCATTCCTGTATACTGCTTATGTTCTATACAACGGTTCTGGCCTAGTGTTCTATAACCCCTTGTTTTAACTCAGAAACTTTTTACTTGACATTTTTCCCTTTCTGGTATACAATAAATCAAAAACATAAAGGAGATAACAAATATGGGTGCTGCAAGCTTCACTAATGAATGGGTAGGTAAAGGTACTCCCCAAGAGGCTTTCCGTGAACTTTGGGAACAGGCTGTTGTAGAGTATGGCCGTGACCCCTATAATGGAACCATTTCTACGACCTCTCTAGTAAAGGTTCTGGAACTCCCGCCCAGAAAGAACCTTGACAAGTTCATAGACGACCTTTGGGCAACAAACAAAATCGGTAAGTGGGAAACCATTTGTATAGAGGTCAAGGGAACTATTCTGAAAAACCTTCTTCTACACAAATATGGTGTACAGAGTAGAAAAGGGTATAGAGGGTACATATTTGTTGGTCTGGCAGCTTCTTAATAGAAAGGAGAAGATGAACAATGAAGTTGAGGGGGCAGTTGATTAAGACGGAAACTTATATCAATACATATACAGACACTATAACAGACACTTACAGCTCTGGTGATAAGGTACTGTATGAATACAACAAACACGGAAACCTAGTGAACAAAGAAGTCAGACCCCGCTACAAATAAGTCTTGACAGAAATCTTCTTCTATGGTAGTATAAGAGAAAAAACAGGAGAACACGATAATGTGTATATTTCATAAGTGGGGAAAGTGGTCAGAGGTCAAAGAAGAAGTATGGGAAAGACGGAAATCTTTAGGTGGTATTGAAACGGACAGATATACCTATGTACGCCGTTGCCAGGAACGGTATTGTGAGAAGTGTGGTAAACACTCCCAGAGATACCTTGACTAATAGAAGGGATAACCGACCCTAACTCATTGAAATCATTACCAAAAATAATCCAAAATATGTCTTGACAAAATTGACTTTAGATGATACAATAAATTAAAAACAACGAAAAAGGAGATAAAAATCATGACCTCAGCAAATCCGTTTTTTGACATTCGTAAAGAGTTCGTTCTTACTGAGTCTGGTATCCCTATTGATAACAAGGTAGCCCTGATCAATACCGAGAACAACAAGCCGGTGGGTCTGGTGTCTAAGGGTTATAAGGTTACGACCAACAGGGAAGTGGCAGACATCTTTGAAGTAGCATTGGCAGAGGCTTTCGGTAGTGTTGAAACCCACAAGGTTGTTGACCACCTTGACGCCACAGGTAAGAAATGGAAACGCCAAATCATTCTGGGCGGGGATCAGTTTAACTTTGATGTTACGAAACGCGGTGACATCGTGGGTATCATGTTGACCGAGTTCAACGGGTATGATGGTAAAACCGCTGTAGGGTACGACATTAGTGGTTATCGTTACGCCTGTACAAATGGTCTGGTGACGGGTATCAAGAAGTTGTTCGCTGAGTCTTTCGCCCATGTATCTGATAATGTTACCATGTTAGTTGAGTCCTTCAATAGTAAGTTCGACCTGTTCAATCAGTCTATCGATGTATGGTCTAAATGGTCTGAACTACCCTATACTCAGAACGACTTTACGGAGTTTTTGAAAAGTCGTGAGTATCTGTCCGAGAAGGCACGGACTGCCATTGTTGATCAGTATGTTCCGATTATGAACAAGTACAAAGAGTCCGATGAAACCAAGTGGCACGCTTTTAATGTACTGACAGAGATTGGTACTCACAACACAAAAGCCCGGAACGGTTCCAATGTATTCTCCAATGGGTTTAAAACGATGGAAAAAGTGGCCTATGACTTCTATGTTGAGAACCAGTTGTTGATCGCAGCCTAAACCCCTGTCCCTGTAGTATTCATTAGACCCCTTTATTGGTGGGTAGTCTAATGAATACTACAGGGACTTCCCTTATTCAGACCATTCTCCGATAACCGGTGCTAACCCATTGTTATCATTACATTTCTTTTTGCTTGACACAAACATAAATATATGGTAGAATGTACTTGAAAGTGAGGGTGAATAAACGCAATGAAAAATGAAATGACGATTGATGTAATAAACGCCGCATACCGGATTAGAAGGATGATCGTTCAGGGAATGACAAGAAACGATGCTTTCCATGAAGTTGCAAATAAAATGGATTTGACAGTCAAAGAAATGGATCAAGTTGACTATTTATTGGATGAGGATTCAAAATGAAAATCATGACCATTGTAATAAAAAAAGAGGATTTACCGAAGATGAGAATACCCCTACCCACTAAGACGGGCGGGTTCCATACCACTAAAAAGGGTAAGAAGGGTTATAACAGAACCACCTTTAAGAAGGGAGAATAAGACAATGAGAGAACCTAACTTCGGTTGGTCATATCCGCCCGGTTGTTCTGGGCCACCGGAAGATGTAGAAGATTATCCTTTGATTGATAACCTTTATGAAATCCTTATAGATGAGCACCTTAGCGATCCTGTTATTGATAAGGTTCTTGATCTGGTACGTAAGACCCTTGACGAGTATGAACAGAAACGCTGGAAGTAGGATATGAAGTCCCTGCCAGATGAATCTATATTTAATGAAGAAGCAGCTGACGCACGATGGAATGACATATACCGATAACCGATCATAACCCCTTGAAATCATTCACAATCTTTTTACTTGACATAAATCTTTTTTTGTGGTAGTATGTTTCATAAACAATAAGAAAGGGCATAAAAATCATGGAATATACGTTACTGATGGTTAAAGAAAAGCTGGGTACGGATGTTAAGTGGATTCGCAGAGCCCTTGTAGTCATTACCGAGAAGAACCAGACCACTGCTGAACAGGTTTCGGAAAGCACTATTTCTGCTAATGGTATTGGTTGGAACGGTGCGGACGCTAAGATTCTTACTTCTTTCGCCAGATCAGTAAAGAAGGGTTGGACGCTAAGCCCGAAACAGCTGGCAGTAGCTCAAAGACGCCTTCCGAAGTACGCTAAACAAGTTCTTGCCCTGATTAACGAAAAGGGTGTACCAGAAAAGCCGGTAGTTTTGGATGAAGTGTTTCAAATAAAGGAAACTATTGACATTTCAAGCCTAAGTGGTGCTAATAATCCGTGGAGGGGTTGTAATGAAAAGCCAGTTGTTAATCTTCACCCTATTATGACACCTATTATGGATATTAAACCTTTTATTAATGTGAGGAACTAAAAAATGAAAGATAATAAACAAATTGTAGAATATTTATATGCATCTATTGAACGATGTGATAAATACCTGTCTATGTATAAAGATACTAAAGGCATAGACAGAAATATAAGTGATATTTATAATTTTTGGTTAGGTAATAAAATCGCTTGTGTGAATACTCTATATTATATGGGTATTGATCTATTAAAGGATATAGGTTAAGAAATGAAACTGACGCCAGAAATAAAAGACCGCATTGATTCTATGACCCATTATGACCTTCTATACCGATGGAGAAATGCACCCATAGGGCAACCGTTATTTGAAGGTGAGTCTGGTGAATATTGGGGTAAGAGGATGAAAGAAAAACGCCAAGAAAATCCGGCGCAAGCAGTACAAGATTCAAAAGATATAGGATGGGAGGGGGTAAAATAAAATGTTAAAAGAAAAATTTGAAATTAAGACACTATGTTGCACAGTTTGTGGTGCAGACTTAGAATATAAATACTTTGATGACATTAAAGAGCTAGTTATAGAACCATGTTCATATTGTATTGAAAAGGCAGAAGAAGTGGGCTCTAAAACTTCCTATGATGAAGGACATGATTCTGGTTACGAATCTGGTTACGAATCTGGTTACGAATCTGGTTATTCAGAAGATTGTTAAGATCATGGTTATGATCGTGGGTATGTAGAAGGAATAGAAGAAGCATTAAAAGAAAAATTTAAAAATGGTATGAAACAAGGCCGGGAAGATGGATATGCAGAAGGATATGAAGAAGGAACGAGAATGATCTGGACAGATTTACTTACAGACTCCACTTTTCTTGATAAAAAAGTATAGGTAATATAGTTCTTTAGTCTGATAGGCATGATCCTACGAAATCATTACTATAAAAAATTGCCCAAAAATTTTTTAAAGTCGAGATTTTAAAAGAGAGAAAAGTTATGGAAAGAAAAACAGATAAAATAGAAATGATACAAGTGATAGATATGATATAGACCTTACAGATGAAGAAAGAAGGTCTATATTTGTAGAATTAGAAGTGCAAGGAAATGATTCATATCAACGAATAAATTTTAACTACACTATAGAAGAAGAAGAAGAAGATTCACCTATAATAAAGACTTTATACAAGAAACTTGAAGAACTAGGTGTAGACATGAGAGTATGTACTGTTAAAGACATGGTGGTAAAGTAACCTACTCTGTGTAACCCTTTGTTTTTATTAACAATTTTTACTCTTGACATACTCCATAAAATGTAGTATAGTGTTGTTGAAAGGTGAGGGTGAATAAACAATGTTGAAAATTTTGAATAGAATACTGTTATATACATATGTACGGATATGTGTAGGTAAGGGTCTTATGAGAATGATTATGAGAATGACCCATCCTACAAAGGTTGTTGTAGAGCATGGTTGGGTAAGAATACGGTAATATTATAGCAGGCCAAAGCTAGGTAAGGTAGATGAAAAAAGCTCTCCCTGTTCCAAAGTTTTAAATTACGGCAAACAATTTAAGACTAGTGGAGGAAACCGAGAGCTGGAGTCGGGTGGGGAATCCGACTAATATTACCCTCTTATACGAAAGGATTATAGCATGGAATTAATACTTTTTTTGATTTTGTTTCTTTGTAGTGGTGCCTTGTTAGCGTTAGTCACCATAGGTACGGGCTTTACTCTTCTATATGGTACACTTCGTATATTGGGCCATAGAGAGCCCTTAACACCTAAAAAAATATATGATATATTAGTGGGATAGGAGAATAGTGATGAACGGATATATATGTTTATATAAAGGCAAGCAGTATCCGGTCTTTGCGGACACGACATTAAAGGCACAGACTAAGTTGGCAAAGGAACTTCGGGTTAAGAAGCAATATGAAATTTCCGTGTACCTAGCTGAAAAGGAAGGTGAACCAGTAACCATTGTAGCGGTAGATTAAGATGGGCCAGGCAAAACGAAAAAAGGAGCCAGGGCTAGTAAGCAAGAGATACCGATTTATGACCTTGCTTAAAATGATTAATCCGACCTATACAGAAGATGAAATAAAAATGTTTGCCAATAGACGGTTTAATCCTGATGGTACTTGGAAAAGACGCCACTATATGGGGATCACAAACCTTTGGAAATGGAACCATCCCCCGCATACAAAAAGTTGTGGCATTACATGGCCTTAGCTAACTACTTTATGAAAAATTAGCGCTTGACAAATGGTATAAGATGTGTTATAATGTATTTTAAGAGTAGGGGAATGGTATAAAATCCAAATGAGTGTCCATTCCCCTACTCGCTTGTGAATGTTCTTTGGTAGAGGTCTGTATAGCTCAATCCTAGAGCCCGCCTATTGTAGGGCGGCGATGTAGGGAACCATGAAGGTGGGAATCATACTCCGACCAAATCCTACTATAGACCAAAGCCCTGATAACCGGGCGTAAGCCCTTGTAATGATTAAGAATATTGAACGGGTTATAGACCGTAGTTCAAGCAGGGTGTAAGACCCACCAGAGTTTAGAACCCCTTCAATAACTTAAAAAAATAATAGTTGACAAATGGTACAAGTTGTGTTATAATGGTTTTAATGATGAGGGAGCAAAGACTATTGATGGTAAATATACATCAGCCCGTAGAGGGTTGTTTGAAATAGAGTAAACATAGTAGTTTCCGATTCATTGAAAAGAGTACTCATTAAGAATACCATATATAGGGTAGCTCCCGGCAAAGGTTAGTGATTAATGACTACTCACAACAATGTTAGGTTCTTTGAGAAAAATGTAGTATATCATATTGGTCATTGTCGTCTAACATAGGACGCGGTTTACCGTAATAAGGGTCTGGAATCCCTTCGGACTAGTAGCAAATATGATATAAAAGAGATTGTAGCCGAAATAAAAGGCAGTCACTTGATTTTACGCAGAATAACGATGCTAAGCATTGGCTGGATCAATAGATACCCCAGTAAGGCCTTTGCGCCCCAAATGGTTAGGTAGTGAGATTGTACGGAATGTTCTTAGATCAATAAAAGCCTAAAATCACTCATGAGAAGTGTACTGGTCAGGCGACGATGGGGAGTTATGACCCTTAGTAGACCTTGTAGGCATCATATAAAACCTACCAATCTCCACTACATTATTAAAAAGAGAAATAGGAATGTCTTTAGAAAGAAGCAGTAAGGGCCATATGGGCCCCCATCCTCAGTAAGTCTAAAGAGTTCCTAAAACCTAACTTCTCTAATGTCCAAGGTTTGGCCATTTCCACCTAGTAAAAATGGTCGTGAATATGGGGTGTAATAGATATAGACGGCGGACGAGCCTATGTGGCCGACTCCGTTCCTCTATACAAAAGACCCCAACAAAATACTGGGCCCGTCAAAGGGCTCAGCTAGATTAACCCATTGGATGAATAACCCCATGACCATTAATGGTTCGGGGCAAACAATCCATCGGGTTTTTCTCTGCGTCCGATAACCGAGCGTAAGTACCTGTAATCATTGAGCTTCTTTGGTAATGAAATTTGCTTCGTTACCAAAGACCTTTTCCTTTAGCCATCAGAAAATCTCGTAAAAGTTTATATCACTTACAAATGTGTAGTGTACAATCATACAATCATATGGTATAATCATACAAATATTATAAATAAGAATAAACAATATCAGGAGTTTACAAGAATGGCAAAGAAACCAAAAGTAGTAGAACAAAAAGACTCGCCCTTGTGTTATACATTGAAGGACACTATAGACCCCACCTTATTATCTAAACTAACACTTGAAGTATCATCTCGACCTAAAAAAATAGTACCCAAAAAAGTTAAAGGATTACAATAGGTTACGCTCAGTTAATAGTCATCTTATTATACCACATTTTCAGGATTTTTGTCAAGGATTATTTTCTTCAATCATATCAGGTAGTTACGCTCGGTTAATGATGATACTCATTCCTATTATATCACATACTTACGAAAAAGTCAAGGATTTTCTTTTTTATTAATCATATCAAGGATTTACGAAAAATAGGAAAAAACAGAGTGTGTTTTGGCGCTAGCCAAGCTAAACCTTCTATCTAAAATCGAACAGTTGTCTTTTTAACAACAGTTCATTTGTAAGACAGACAAAGGAAACAATAAAAAGTAAAATAAAAAGACAGCTTTTGGCCCCCTAGCGAGATCAACTTCATATATCGTCAAAATACTCTAAAATCGTAAGTATCTGATATAATAAGGAAAATCAATAAAAATCTTTCTACTTGACAAATCTTATAAATAATGATATACTTATAATAATCAAGTGGAGGGAAAGGGTCAAAAGCTACAGCGTAAAATGGGGGCTAAGTGGAGGGAAAGGGTCAAAAGCTACAGCGTAAAATGGGGGCTAAGTGGAGGGATACCGAAAAGGAAGTAGTTGATTTAATAGAACAAATAAACAGATATATAAAGATTAAAAAGTATCTTAAAACTGGTTGGCAATGGATAGCCACAGATAAGGTAGGTAATAAACAGACATTCCACAATCTAAGTAAGTTCTGTGAAAACAATAACTTACAAATGACTAATCTTATAAGAACACAAGAAGGTATGGAGAGAAAATGGCATAAGGGATATAGAGTGTCAAAGAGAGTATTAGAACAGGATAGTATTGATAAAATGGTTAAAATGTTAGAGAATATGGAAAAGAGATTTAATGAAATAGGCTTAAACTACAAGGAGTTATAATATGACAAAGACGATAGAAGAGATGATAAAAGAGAAGATAGATAAGGCTGTAGATAGTAAGATAGAAAAAATGATTGAAAAGATAGTGGATAGGATGATAAAAGAGAAGATAGCTAAGTTAATAAATGATGATAAAAATACATTGACTAAAAAGGATGAAGATGATATAATGAAAATGTTGGATGAAATATAAAGTGATAATGTGCGAGTTATCACCTATACAACGAGAGTGATAAGTCGGTATATATCACCCTATTCATGGGGGTTCACAAGGTATATACCTCTGGGCGCTTACAAGTGTTAAATACATGCATAGAAAATCCCTGCCATCCCCCATGAATAAAGGATAGCAGAGGTCATATTAATAATAATCTAAAATCTATACTCTGGCATCCTGTTATTCATAAGGGATTGCTAGAGTTATCTGTATTAAACACGATTCATCCAGTTCTCGTAAGTCTTGTTTAGTGTCAGGCCCCATAGGTTTAATATATAACCAACGCACAGGAACATCACCTTTAGAATATACATTATAATACTGACATACTACAAAAGGCCCTTGGCCATGTTCTTTAATAAAGGCAATCAGGTCTTTATCTTTTACAATCTTTTTTAGAACTTGTACATCCCACGCAAGTATATCACCTGGCTTGTAACTATCTGTTTTAATTAGCATATCTTTCTTCTTCCGCCTTTTCTATTTGTTTTCTTAATAGTTCTATTGCTTCAACTCGACTTACTGGTTTACCTGTCCATTCAGCACTATATTCATCTATTAATTGCCTGTGATCTCTTTCCTTTTTCTCTTTCTCTTGTAGACCTAACTTAATGATTTCATTCATTATTTCCTCTGCAACCATTTCGTAAGTTGCATCAGTATTTTTTGTAAGTATCTCATAATCATAATCTTTTAGTTTTTGTGCAATTATTGAAATTAGTTGCTCTTTTTTCATGTCTTTACCCCATATTTTATATTATAACACTATTTTACCACATTTTATTTTTTAAATCAAGTGAAAACATAATTTATTTTTGGCCTTGATAAATCTGCGAGCGTTGGCTATGTGGTTTGTGTCGGGTGGTGGAGATTTACTCTGCAATCCTGGTTCTGGTGTGGGAAGATATAATTCCACATTCATTTTCACATTCATTTTCACATTCATTTTCACATTCATTTTCACATTCATTTTCACATTCATTTTCACATTCATTTTCACATTCATTTTCACATTCATTTTCACATTCATTTTCACATTCATTTTCACATTCATTTTCACATTCATTTTCACATTCATTTTCACTTATTTTTGCGTCTGCATCCTATATTCTATCTATGTGTGAGCACCAACCAGGATCATATGATCCTGTGCTTACATAGTAATGATAACATGGTCTTTTCACGTTCCAGTCACAGTTATGTGCATTACATGGGCGTTTTATTATCCAATCTTTAAATATATTACTGTGAACATCTTGTAGGCTAAAACCATATTCAGCGTTTTGTATGTTTGTAAGTTTTTCTAAAAAGTTTGTATCGTCTATCATAATGGTTTCTCAAATTCCTCTAAGATGTTTATTATACATATATTTTTAGGCTTAAATCTTTCTTTAAATCCGCACCAGCCCTTTGTACTATTAACAGAAAGTCTTATATAATGTTGAAAACATGGTCTACCATTTGCAAATGAGCAATAAGATTTTTCAGGATTTCCACATTCAGATTTTATAAACCATTCATCATACTCACCTTCATTATTTGTAAATGTATACCCTTCTTTTATCATCTGTTCTAAAGTTTTATAGTTGTCACCCATTTGTTCTTGTTGGCTTATCATATTATGCTAAATTCCTTTAAAATAGAATATACATTTATTTCTGGTTTCTTAAATCTATCACTTATTCCACAATAACATGCTGGTTCGCGTTTTCCATCGACTAATATTTTCCAACCCATGCAATCTGTTTGGTGATGCTGAAGAAAACATCGTGCACTACATGGGCTTTCTATATCTATAGACCAGTTATCTTTATCACAATAAGTATATCCGGCATTAATATATTGCGTTAATAATTTAAAGTTATCTTCATATTGCTTTTGAATCATATGCAAATTCTTCTATAACTATATATTTTTTATTTTTTTACACTTTTCCATATTCATACCTTTTAACTTCAGTCCATTTAGCTTTAACTGGTGGATGTAACAAAGTATATATAGCATCTTCTGCTTCTTTTAGAGTTTCAAAAATATATACATCACCTGATAGTTTTTCATAATTTCGCCAGTCCTCAAAAGTTATTGAATTATCGGAATACTTATATTGTATCATATATTTTCCTTCTTTTTCTAATATTCTATATGTCATTATGGTTTCTAAATGCCTCCAATAGTCTTATTACAAATTGATTTTTATATTCATCTGTGCCTGTTATAACTACCTGTATTTCTATAACTTTTACTAGTTCATGTGTTGTATTCCATCCATTGCCTATTAGTTTATCATTAATCTCACATTTTAGTTCTTTTATTGTATTACTCATAGCTTATTAAACTCTCCTTGTATATCTAAGTCTATTTTAGATTCAGGCTTTTTGAATCTGTCTACATATGCACACCAGCCCATATCTCTTTGTACATCATTTATACAGTTATAGTAACATGGTCTGATTCTATTCCAACTACATTCTCTGCCTTTTAAATCACATGAGGCTTTTATAGTCCATTCATCTATTTTATAATCATCACAATAATCATCAAGTCTAAATTCATATCCTTCATTGTGTAGTTTTAGAAGTTTTATGTAGTTTGCGTCTTTTATTATTTCATTCATAGTTCTACATTAAACTCCTTTAGTATATTAAAGTCTACATATCCTTTTGGCCTTATAAATCTGTCTTTAAATCCGCACCAACCTTTTACATCATCTGTAGGTACAAATATGTAATATTTATAGCATGATCTGCCGTTTGCGAAGGCACATATAGATCCATCATCATTATCACACTCATATTTTATAGACCATGATTCTAATATATCTTTATCAGCTGTATTATATTTGAATCCATTAGCCATCATTTGCTTTAATATGTCTAAGTTTTTTATTTGCTCTGGGCTTTTCATATTGTTCTAAACAGTTCCCTTTCTATATTTGAAAATCTTATACAATCGTTAGGCTTGAATCTGTCTGTGAATGAGCACTTGCGATCATCTGTAAATATTTTAGACATAATCTTATAGTGATAACATTGATCATTGCTTGAGCAATAGCATATTGATTGTCTATCTGTCACATACCATGTCGAATCATCATTAAATGTATAGCCATCTTTCATCATTTGTTGTAACTTTTCTATGTATGTCATTTCTATAATGTAAACAGTTCCTTATCCAATACTAATGTCTTTATACATTTAGGTTCTTTGAATGAACTGTGATATGAACATTGTGCTTCACCCCTAGATTCTGGAATGATTGAGTGTCTATAACATTGTGATTCATTACAATGACTAGTTAAACAATATTTTATTGTTGCTTCTTCATCAATATGCCATGAATCATCACCCATAAACGTATAGCCATCTTTTTTACGTCCATCTAAAATTCTTCTATTAAAATCTTCAGATGTTACCATTATCTTTCCTCAACAACTGTCCATTTGATGGGTTTATTTCTTTTTATTATCAAGTCTAGTGCGTCTTGTGCTTCTTTAAGATATGCATAATATGTTATATAATATGTTATATAATATGTCGGCTCACCATACATTGCTTTATATGCACCTTCATCAGTCCAGAAAAATAACAAAAATCTTCTTTGTATTTTATATCGGTTATCATATTCTAATATACGCCATTTCTTCATATTAAAAATAGTCCTTTCTTATTTTATTAGATATGATTATAACAGAAATGTAGATAAAAGTCAAGAAGAATATTTTTAGTTTAAGATGGTGAATTGATCTAGTATGTCGATATGAAATGATTCAGCTTTTATAACATTTTCATTATATTCATCTAAGAACATAGTACATTCTGAAATAAATATATCAGCTTGTTCTTCAGTATCAAAGTTTAGAATGTTTAGTTTGTGTATGTCTAGTTCTATTACATATCTATTATCAGGTCTGTAAAATCTATGGTCATCTGGCATCACAACATCACATGGTTGAAAAGTTATAGTATTATCTTTGTAGGCCCAACTCCAACTATGTTCTAAGTATGTTAGGTGTGGGTCAACATCTGTAACTCTAACTTCTACTTGCCACATTTTAAACATGTCCAGATATTCTTTAATGAACTCTATTTGTAATGGTATCATATATCATCCTTTGTGAATTCATCTAAGATATATAGCATTTTCTCAAGTTCATTAGTTTCTTTAAGTTTACCTAATATACTTTCAAAATCAAAGTTAGACCATTTATGATGTTCGATTCTTTCACTTTCTGGAAAGTATCTAGGTGCAAAAAAGCTTGGTATAATATATGGCTCGTTACTTGGATAGTTATTAGTAGGTAAATATTGTCTTTGCCAGTTTGATATAGGCATTTGGTATTGCATTGCACTTGATGGTGTAGTATAAGTTGCTGCTGCTGTTGATGTAGTTGCATAACTACTCCAGTTATATCCTGATGGTATTGTAGTTGATGTATAATTTAATGTGCTCATATTTCTTTCATAATGTAATGCAAGTTCATTTAACCGTTCTTGTAGTATAGTAGAATTATCTCTAGTCATATTATGCGATAGTGCAACAAATTTATATGTCAGTTTTTTTGTTAGTTCAAGCATTATTTCATTAGTTAAAGATTTTGTTATATAATATCTGTGCAATATACCTTCATACATTTCAGTAAGGTCATATTCATCATGGCATTTAAGCTTTAACATAGAACTAAATTCATTTATAAATCCAAGTTCATATACTGATAAGTTAGACATTTTTAGCATTTATAAGTATTTATTTCCCCGTTAATCTCTGCAATGTCACGCTCTAAATCTCTCTGAACAAATCTATAAGTTACATTAGATATATCTGTAGTTGGTTTAGTTGAGTTAGCTAAAAAGTTAGATATGTTTGTATGTTCAGCAGTTGTATGTTCTAACATTTCATATAACACTTCAAGTTTAATACATTTCATTTACTTATCTCCTATACTTTTTATTTCATTATAACACACACATTTCAAAATGTAAACATAAACACATAGAAGGATTTTATATATGTTAGGGGTGAAAGATAAGTCAATCAAACCATAGTCTAAAGTTCTGTGTCTGTAAGGTAAAATAGTAGTCATTTTATCATATAGAATAAGAGAAATACAACAGTTTTTATTAGAAATGTATAGAATCAAAATATACAATTCATATGAAATAGTATAAATAATAATATATAATTTTAAGGAGTATATTAGATGTCACGATTGGATAACTATTTGATTGAAAAGATTTCTAAAATAGAGTATAATGATATTCTGAATGATAAGTCTGTTGTAATAGGAGCGGAATTTGAGTTCTATCAGACTAGTCATAAAGATATGATTGGTTCTGGCAATAATGATGAAGATTGGGCTGATTTCTATTATTTTACAGAGCAAATGACAAAGTATGAAGCTGATATGGAAGATTATGAAGAAGCTGAAATGGCGTATGGAAATTATCAAAGTGAATATGATGATTGGGTAGAAGCAGGTAAAACATATGAAGAGCCAGAAGAACCAGATGCGCCGAATAAGCCAGAGCCACCCGAAATACCAGAATATGTATTAAATGTTGAGAATACAAGAGAAATAAATAATATGATAGCGAGAGGTTATATACCTGATCCTACTTATTATACAAATATGGAAAATGATAACCAAGAAGTAATAAACAGAATTGAATCTGAAGTAGGTGATTTGATAAGTGATACTGATAACTGGGAGTTTAAAGGCGATTCATCATTAGAAACAGAAGGTATATCAAGTCTTGGTATAGAGATTGCTACATCACCAATGACATTAGCTGAGTTTCTTGATGTAGTACCTAAAGTATTTGATTATATAGATTATACTGATGATACTTGTGGATTTCATGTGTCTATTAGTTTTGAAGGCATGAACTTAAAGGATGATTTTGATTCATTTAAGATAGCCTTATTCATGGAAGAAGAATATGTATATAAGTATTTTAAGTCCAGAAAGGGCAATCAGTATGCTAAATCAGCATTTAGTGATGTTATTAAAAAGGGAAACTTCAAGCCTGATATACTAAAAAATCTTATAGATAAGAAGAAGGCTAACAGATCAATAACAAGTAGTCACTACATGGGTATAAACATAGAAAATATAAGTGAATATGACACAGACAGTAGAGTAGAGTTTAGATACTTAGGCAATAAGGACTATCATAAGAAATGGCCTGAGATTAAGAATATCATTGTAAGATATGTATACTTTATGAAGTTAGCTTGTGATCCTAACTATAAAAAGAAAGAATACTTAACAAAGATACAGAGAATGATAAACAAGATAGAGTTTGTAAGATTAGGCTCATTTATGGATGGTATTAAATCAATAATAGATGGCGGTAAATTTATAGATTGGAAGATAGATCAAATCAATAGTATGCTTGAAGGAGAGGGTGTAGCAAAAGATTTAGCTGAGAAGTATTTTAGTGATTTTGAATATGATACACTTCAAGATTATAATAGTGAAATGCTAAACGCATATCTTACAAAGGCGTATAGAAAAATGCAACAAGATTATAAAATGATTGGTTCATCAATTAAACTAACAAGTCGTGAAAAAACTTTAATAGATGCATATGTACTAGGAGTGTAAGATAATGATACTATTAGAAAAGATAAGTAAGCAAGAGTTTGATGACGCACTTAAAAATCCAAGAATACGCATCGGAACGGAGTTTGAATTCATGGTGCCGTCATTTATAGAAGCAAATGATGAAAAAATCAAATCAACTGAGAGTAGACAAGAACTTGAAGGTGAACTATCACAATATGATGAGGACTTAAATGTATGGGCTGAAGCTGGAGAAGTAGGGCCACCGCCAAAAATACCGCAAATGATTAAAGACCTTGATCCAACCCTGCAAGATGGTGATGAAATAGATGCTGAAGATTTTGAAGAGTTCTTTGCAGGTGCTAAACAAGACAAGGATGCATTATTTAAATCTCTAGTTAAAAACAATCTTAAAATGGATGAGTTCATGCCATCCAGCCAGTATTGGGTTACAACAAACGAAAAGGGTAAGAAGGCAGATAAATGGGTGGTAAAGCCTGATGGTAGCCTTGGTATAGGTGGAGTTGAAGTTGTTACACCAGTAATGCCATTGGCTGATTTCATGGATATAGTACCTAAGTTCTTTAGTCACATTGATAAGTATGGTGATACAAATGATTATTGTGGATTTCATATTGGCCTAAGTATAGATGGTATTGGTGATTTGTCTAAAGTGTTGGATGTTATCAAGTTAGCCCTATTTACTGATGAGGGATATATCTATAAGGCATTTAAGGAAAGAGAATATAATAAGTATGCCAAGTCTGTACATTCAGCAATCAAATCAGGTGAAATAGTTGGTGGTGCATTAGAGCAGGTAATAGACATTGGTAAAGTGCAGAAAGAATACTCAAATGATCACATGATGGCCATTAATATAGAGCACTTAACAAACTATGGTAAGAATAAGAATAAATATATAGAGTTCAGATACTTAGGAGCAGGTAAGTATCATCAGAAATGGCCAGAGATAAGACGAATACTTGCAATGTATTCATACGCCTTGAGTATGGCTTGTGACCCTGAGTATAGAAAGAAAGAATACTTGTTGAGATTGAATAGAGTTATAAACAAAGTTGAGTTATTTACAAATCTATATAACTATGTTATAATGAACAATGATGTAGGAAGGTCAGAGAAGGAAATTGCTGATTTATTACGAATAGATATAAATAAAGATGAGTACTTAAAAAAGGCTAAGACACTAGCCAAATTTGTGAATCTATCTCCTATGGACATTGCTGATATGTTAGAGAATAATGCCAATATGAATAAACAAACAGGTGAAGAGATAATGAATCTATACAAGGAGATAAGATAATGTCAAGACTAAATAAATATATAAATGAAGAAAAGGAAAAAATATCTAAAGATGTTTCTGATGATGATAAGAAGATTGTTATAAAGATACAGAATGAAGTAGAGAATGAGAATGAAGATGAGAAATCTGGTTCAGGTGATACTGGATCATTAGAAAAGAAGATAGACAAAATACTAAAAATATTGGAGAAATAAGATTATGCCATTATGTGCTAGATGTAGAGATTTCTATTAAAACATAGGAAAGAAATAACATCTGATGATATAGAGAAGATGTTAGCTAAACAACAACACGGTAAGTTTCTAGCAGCAATATGGAAACTAGCAAAACTATAGGAGTATATGATAGAACTTAAATATAGTTTAAATGATATTAAGGAATATGTTGAAAGTTTTAGATATAAACTTTTATCTACTGAATATATCGGTATTATGTCAAAATTAAAATTAAAATGCCCTGAAGGCCACATATTTGAAACAAGATATAATAATTTTAAAAACATTAATAGTAGATGCCCTGAATGTAAGGGTAATAGAAAACATACATTAGAAAAAGTTAAAGAACATATTGAAAGTTTTGATTATAAACTATTATCAACAGAATATAGAAATGCCGATACAAAACTTGAATTAAAATGTCCTTCTGGCCATATTTTTGATATAAAGTATCGTAGCTTTCAACAAGGGCAAAGATGTATGGAATGCTCAGGTAAAAGAAAACATACATTAGATGAAGTTAAAGAATATATTGGGGTGTATGATTATAAAGTTTTATCTACTGAATATATTAATTCATATACAAAATTAAAGTTGCAATGCCCTGAAGGTCATATATTTAATATGATGTATCGTAATTTTCAACAAGGAGTTAGATGTCCTGAATGTTGTAATAAAAAAGGATGGTCTAAACCAGAAAAGGAAATAGCAAAATATGTTAAAACAATATATTCCGACAAAGTTATAGAAAATGATAGAACACAAATTAAAAACTATTGGACAAGTGCAGGTTTAGAATTAGATATATGGCTACCTGAAGTAAAAAAAGCAATAGAGTTTAATGGTTCTTATTGGCATTCAAATAACAAAACAAAATGGTATGATGAAATGAAGAAAAGGCAGTGTATGAAAAATGAAATTGATTTATTAGTTATAAATGAACAAGATTGGTATGATGATAAAATGTGCCAACTAAATAAAATAAATGTTTTTATAGGAGAAATGTAAAATGAGTAGATGCGTGAAATGCCATGAACTAATGCCACCAGAATTAACTATGGAAATAGAAAATGATAAAAAAATGTGTATTTTTTGTAAGAGAGATACCAATGAGATTATAAATAATGGCATAAAGATTACAAGGACAGAAACGATTAAAGAATATAAAATGTTTTTAGATGAATTAAGAGGGCGTGCTGATTTACTGCGTGACTATGAATCAGGTAAGATAGACTTAAAGAACATATCAAGGATCATAAAACCATAAAGGAGAAGAATAATGATAGCTAACGAAGATAACATTAAAATGATTGAGTTTTTACAAGCCGGTATATGTGATCTTGTGGAAACTAGTAAAGACCTAACTGATAAGATAGCACGATTACAAAATATCCTACTTGACCTTATAAAATATAACTTGACAAATAGGTAAAAATGTAGTATCATTAAAATAAAAAGGAGTGTATTTATATTATGATGATATGTGTTGATGATTTTGAGATTATTCGTTTAAAGGTTATAAGTCTTAGACATGAGCTAGAAACACTGGAAGAAAGATTAAATGAGTTGAAGATGGAGCATTTAGAATCATATAATGATCTGATTGATGATGATAATATATATGATATTGCAGTCGAGGATTGGGAAGGAAGGTATTAAGCAATGGAAAATGTTATTTTATTAAATGGTGACTTTACAATTTTGGGTTTCATAGGTTGGAAGAAAGCCATTAAGTTGATTGTAAAGAAGAGAGTTGAAGTCATTAGTTATTCTGAGCGTATTATTCATAATTTTGAAAATACTATTAGAATGGCGATTCCTGCGGTTTTGCGATTACTTAAAGTAGTTCGTAAGCTATTTGGTGTTAGAGTGCCATTAAGCAAAAGAAATGTTCTGATACGCGATGGCCATAAGTGTGCATACTGCGGTAAGGTAAATAAGAAAGGTATGACCATTGATCATGTATTGCCAAAATCAAAGGGTGGCAAAACATCATTTGATAACTTGGTAACTGCTTGTGTGCATTGTAACAACAAGAAGGACAACAAAACTTGCAAAGAAGCAGGAATATATCCAAAATTTAAGCCTTTCACACCAACTATAAATCAATTCCTACAAATTCAATTAGAAGGTAATGGAATAGTTAAAACATTAAAAAATTTAGGTATTTTATAATAATGCCTAAAAGGCTAGATTATATAGATGCTAAAGAATATATTGAGAATTTTAGTTATAAATTATTATCTACTGAATATATTAATGCTCTTTCTAAATTAAAATTACAATGCCCTGAAGGCCATACATTTAAAATGCATTATAGTCACTTTAAAAGAGGTATACGATGCCCTGAATGTGCATCAGCATTAAAATGGTCTAAGCCAGAAAAGGAAATAGCTGAATATATTAAAAAACATTATATAGGTGAAGTAATTGAAAATGATAGAACACAAATAACAAACCATAAAACTGGTAAGAACCTTGAACTTGATGTATGGCTACCAGAGTTGTCTAAAGCCATTGAATATAACGGACTTCATTGGCATAATAATGATAAAGTAAAGTGTCGTGATAATATAAAAAGAAAGCAATGTGTTGAAAAGAAAATAGAGTTACTTATAATAGAAGATAAAGATTGGTATGATGATAAAGTATGTTGTCTAAATAAAATAAATGAACTAATAGGTATTTTATAGATGAAAAAGATAAGCAGCATAACTGACAAGTTTTTTACATGGATTGCCGATAACTTAGGTACAGATATTGTTATAGTTTTATTTACACTAATAGCTATTGTACCACTATTTTATCAAACACCTAGAAATATTCTTGAATGGCAACAGTGGACTTCACAAACTGCTATACAATTAATAGCATTAGCTATTCTAGCCAAAGTATCTAAAATAGAAGGTGGTAAACAGAGTAAACTAATACAAGAAACACATGATATAACTATGAATGAAATTGGTGTAATGAAAGAAACACATGATACCGAATTAAAAGAAATAGTTATGCTAAAGGATATGCATAAAACTTTAATAGAAGAAATGAAATTGTTAAAAGATGAACATAAAGTTATGAATAAGATTTTGAAGGCTGTTTGTAAATAAAATATAATAAAAATATAGAAAAATAAGAGGATAGTTATTAATTTAACTATCCTTTTTGTTTACAAGTAACTGGTTATGTGGTATAAATATAGGATGAGTAAAAAATATACAATAGAAGAAATAAAACTATACATTGAAAGTTTTGGATATACATTATTATCTACTGAATATAATAAAGCACTTTCTAAATTAGACCTTCAATGTCCTGAAGGTCATTTATTTAAAATGAGATATAATAATTTTAAGAATCAAAGTCAACGATGCTCTATTTGTTTTGGTACACCTAAGAAAACAATAGAAGAAGTTAGAAATTATATTGAAAGTTTTAATTATAACCTTCTTTCTACTGTGTATATAAATAATAAAGAAAAATTAGTATTGCAATGCCCTGAAGGTCATATAATAAAAATACGATTGGATAGTTTTAGTCATGGAACTAGATGTTCAATATGTTCTGGTAATGATAAAAATTCTATTGAAAAAATTAAAAAGCATATAGAAAGTTTTGATTATAAACTATTATCAACAGAGTATATAAATAATAAATCAAAAATAAAATTACAATGTAGTAAAAATCATACATATCAAGCTTCTTATCATAGATTTCAACAAGGTGATAGATGCCCTTTATGTGCAAATAGTGAAGGTAAATCAAAACCCGAAAAAGAAATTGTTGAACATATTAAAATAAATTACTATAAAGATATAATAGAAAATGATAGAACACAAGTTAAAAACTTTTGGTCTAATCGTAATTTGGAGCTGGATATATTTTTACCTGATATATCTAAAGCAATAGAATTTAATGGTATATATTGGCATAAAAATAATAATGTAAAATGGAAAGATGAAATGAAAAGAAAACAATGTATTCAAAAAGGTATTGAGTTATTAGTTATACAAGAGCAAGATTGGTATAATGATAAGTTATGTTGTTTAAATAAAATAAATGAGTTAATAGGTGCTTAATGAATGAATTACAAGTTGTTGAAAGAGGTATTTTTAATTTATTTTCGTTTTTAGGTGATAATAGTGGATGCGGACATATAAGAGTTATATTTCCTTACTTATATATACCACATTTGAGAGCTGAAGGATATAAGTTTGGTGCACAGTACTCTAGTTATTTTATTGATGATCTTAATTTTTACAAACAATTCACACTAGTACAGTTTCAAAGGTCAGCAACAAAAGATCAGTTGAACATGATTAAGCATTTCAAAAATCAGGTTCAGAAGTTTCATAAAATTGCTATAGTTTATGAAATAGATGATTTACTTACGGAAATTCCAGAATGGAATTTTGCTTGTGCCTATTACAAAGAAAATCTTAAACACATTGAAGAAATGATGCAGATAGTTGATGGCATAACAGTATCAACAGAATATCTTAAAAATATATATACAAAATATAATTCAAAGATTGCCGTTGTTCCTAATCGTTTATGTAAGATGCTATGGGGTGAGATTGAGCCAGCACATGAACGAAGAGAGCCTAATAAGAAAATTCGTATTGGGTATCACGGTTCCGGTAATCATTTCTGTGATAGTAGGAGTAAAGAGTATAAAGATGGTATTCGCGGTGGTGATTTCAATGATAAACTATTAAACTATATAAGAAAAACAGTCGATGATGTGCAGTGGGTATTTTCTGGTGCTATACCACCTGAGTTAAATGATGTTAGAGATAAGATAGAGTATCATAACTGGGTAAATGTTTTAGAGTTTCCAAGTAAGGTTAAGTCACATAAACTTGATATATGCTTAGCACCATTAATAGATAACATATTCAATAGGAGCAAAAGCAATATAAAGTTATTAGAATCAGTAGCACTAGGTATACCAATAGTTTGTTCTGATCTTGAGTCATATAAGGAATCGTATCTTAAAACAAATGACGATGATGAGTTTATAGGATATATTGAGAAATTGGTTGCTGATCAGGATTTTAGAAGGTTGACATTTGAGAAAAACTATGATACAATAGGTTTACAAGATAAGTTATGGTGGGAAGGTAGAGACAGAAATTATAGTAATGTCTATAAGTATGTTGATTCTTATCTATCATTATTTGGCAAGAGGTTAAAAGATGGCATTTATTGAAATAGTAAAAGGTAAAAAGTATATAGGAAGATTTAAGGCCTCTAGCATACTAACACAGTTTAGTGTTGTTGGTATATCAAAGACAAAGAAATATGTTCAACTAAGAGGTATAAATAATTCTGGTGATTCTTATTTTAAGTGGGAAGATGTGGACAATTTAACTATATTAGATGAAATTGATGAATGTGAGGAAATGGATGATTAGTATAGAAGATATATACGTTAAGTTTAGAAAGGCGCAGAGTGTTTATAGTAATAGACCATATAAGATACCAAAAGATATATCAGCATTCCTTGAGAAGAGATTGACCGAAGTAAATCTGAAGAATATGCAGAAACTAGCAGATGCATTGAATACAAACTATAGAAATGTAGATGTTGATAGGTATTTAGAATATGGTTTTGAATTGTTTGGTAAGAATTTTTCATATATAAAATTCCTTGATCCTAGATTGATAAACTTTTACATTATGAAGGATAAGAACTTTAAGAGAGATATGGAGTTGACCATCGCTAACATAGATAAATCTATTGCATTTGTAAAAGATTTTATGTCAGTAGGTGCAGCATCTATTTACCTGAGATATGGACAGTTGAGGGATGGCTATGATAGCATTGCTATTCATCATTTCATTAAAGGTAAGATTGATAGATATTTTCTAACATGGCTTATCTTTAAGAACTATCTGGTACTTTTAGATGGCGATAGAGAACTTATACCATTAATAACTGAGCAGTATCGAAACTACATTTTTGAACTGAAAAAGATGGGCCTACTTGATGATATAGACAGGAGAACATAATGATATATACATCGCATTATAGATCGCCTAAACTTAGAAAGGATATGAATCTGATTGCTATATCATATCTTCAACCACCTGACATCATGGCTAAGTTTGATATTGGTATATATAAACCTTTATGCCCAACTAAAAAACTAGTTATGGACTATAAACATGGATTACTTACTGTACCTGAATATACAACATTATACTATGAACAAGTATTAGAAAAGTTAGACCCTTATATTGTATGCCTAGCATTAAATGGCAATGCTGTATTGTTGTGTTGGGAAAAACCTTTTGAGTTTTGTCATAGACATCTTGTGGCTGAGTGGTTAAATAATAATCTGAATTGTGGAGTGAGAGAACTATGAAATATAATAGGCGAAATGACAAATTGTGGAAAAACCCTGAATTGGCTAAACAAATCCTTTATGGACTTGAAACAGAGGAAGAAAAGAAAAAGCGTAAGAAGAAGTATGAAGAAGAAAACTTGAATGAGGTAAAAAACGATGGTTGAATGGTATATGAAGAAACCTGTTAAAATACAAGCAATACAATATGATGGTGAAAACTACCACGAATGTTCATTATTTTGTGATAAATTTATTTCCCTTGATTATGATACAAAAGAAATAAGGATTAAAACATTGGAAGGTGAGCATATTTGTAGTTTAGGTGATTTTATCATTAAGGGTATAAAGGATGAATTTTATCCCTGTAAACCAGATATATTTCACTTGACTTATTCATTAGTTAGTGATATAATAGAATAAAAATAGAAAGGATGATATAAATGATTGCATTATATTGCCATAATGATATGGACGGCAAATGCTCTGGTGCTATTGCATATAGAGAACTTAGTAAGCAATACGGTATAAATGAAATACTAATGTATGTTGTTGATTATGGAGATAAATTACCTACATTTAAGGCTGAAGATAGCTTAAAGGCTGTATACATAATGGATTTTAGTTTTGAACCTGAATATATGGATTATCTGATTTCATTAGTAGGTAGAGATAATGTTATATGGATTGATCATCATATTTCAGCTATTAAAAAGTTAAATGATTATAGAGATTTGAATGGACTTAGAAGTATTATTATGTCTGGTTGTATGTTGACATTTAGATATTTTTATCCAGATAAGTTTGCTCCTATGGTTATAGAGCTGGTTGAAGATTTTGATCTGTACATTTATAGATACGGTGATTTAACTAAAGGGTTTCAAGAATGGTCTAACTATAATGATACTGAGCCAACTAATATTATTTGGGATCGGTTGCTTACATCTAACTTTGACCAACTAGAAGAACTATCACAAGAAGGTCTAAGATTTAGAGAAATTAGATTATGGAAGTTAGAGAAGGACATTGAAAGATTAGCATATATTGATGAGATTGATGGCCATAAGTGTTTGAAGATGAACCTTACACAACTGGATAGTATTTCAGATGCAGGTGATTTTGTTATAAATATATTAGGGTATGATTTATTTTGGGCATATTCTGATTTTGTAATCAATGGTAAGTTACGAAGGACAAATCAGTTACGAAGTCATGTAATTGATGTATCTAAACTTGCAGATAAATTTGGCGGGGGTGGGCACGCTCGTGCAGCAGGGTTTCTGTCTGATATAGGAGAAAGGAAAGGTGAATGTTGAGGATAAAATAGACAAAATATTAGTTGAAGCATCACTATCAAGGATATGGCAGCACATTGAGAAAGGCAATTCTTTAGGTGTTATTACTGCTTTTCGGTCGAATGATCCAGACAATCTTAAAAAAAATAAAAAACTACAATCTGAAATAAATGTAGCTGGATTTGGGTATTTTCCAATGAATGGTGTATACATAGAAGATTTTGGTAGTGATGAGCCAAAAAAGGTTGAAGAGAGTTCATTCTTTGTTATTAGTACACATCCAGAAAAATTAAGAGATTTTCTTATTAAAATGGGTAAGAAATATGAACAGGACAGCGTATTGTTTATGGATAATTCGGTAGAAGATAAAGTTGCTGTTCTGATAGGTACAAAAGCTGATGCATGGCCTGGTTTGGGTGTTGTTCATACATTAGGCAAATGGCATCCTAATAAGATAAGAGATTTTTATTCCAAGTTAAAGGGAAGTAAATCATTTGTATTTGAAGATATAGATATAAATATGGATTTACCTACTGGTTTAATGGCTAGATCAGTAAAAAATAAAATTGATTCTCAAGGTTTACAATAGATATAGAGTGTAGTATAATAAAGTATGAAAAAATTAAATTATATTGATGTTAAAAATAATATAGAAAATTTTGGATATAAGTTATTATCTGAAAAATATATAAATGCTTTGACTAAACTAGAAATGCAATGTCCTGAAGGTCACGATTTTGAGATAAAATATAATAATTTTCAACAAGGTCAAAGATGCTCTATTTGTTTTGGTACGCCTAAGAAAATATTAAATGAAATTAAAGAGTATATAGAAAGTTTTAATTATAAATTACTTTCTACTGAATATAAAGATAATAGAACTAAACTAGAATTACAATGTTCTGAAGGCCATATATTTAAAATGGCATATGGTAGTTTTAAAAATCAAAATTATAGATGCCCGGAATGTGCTGGTAATAGAAAATTTATAATAGAAGATATTAAAGAATATATTGAAAGTTTTGACTATAAACTTTTATCAACTGAATATGTAAATATATTTTCCAAGTTAAAAATACAATGTTTAAAAGGTCATATATACGCTGTAACGTATAATAATTTTAAGAATCATAATAGAAGATGCCCAGAATGTTCAAATAGTAAAATGTTTTCTAAACCAGAAAAGGAAATTGCTGAATATGTTAAAGAGAATTATACTGGTGATGTTGTAGAAAATGACAGAACACAAATAGTAAATTATTGGACAGGTGTTGGATTAGAACTTGATGTTTGGATGCCAGAAGCAAGAAAAGCAATAGAATTTAATGGTTCTTATTGGCATAATAATGAAAATGCTAAATGGCATGATGAAATAAAAAAGAAACAATGCATACAAAAGAAAATAGATTTATTAGTTATACAAGAGCAGGATTGGTATAATGATAAGGTATGTTGTTTAAATAAAATAAATAATTTAGTTTACAATACGGTTGGAATATAGTATAATAAATTAAAAGATAAAAAATAAAATTATGTAGAAGGAGATTAAATATGTGCGCTTCAAAATGGGTAGACAAGAATTTATTTGAGAATTTTGCAACAGAAAAGGAACAAGAAAAAGATAGGAGTGCTAATAAGCGATCAGATGTCGTGTGGCAAACTCCTGAAGCCGGAACTGAAGATAAACCCAAAATCTACGAAGGTCGTTTCCTACCAGATTTGAGAGGTAAATTCACTAAATCATATTTCTATCATATGTTTCAGATGGGAGATAAGTGGCAGTTTGTCCTTTGTCCCAAGACATATGATTTTGATAACTTCTGCCCTTTCTGTTCATTGGTAAATAAACTATACATGGGTAGTAAAGCTGACAAAGACATTGCTCCCAAATATAAAAGAAAGGCAAGGAATGTATCTAATTGGTTTGTTGTTGATGATCCGAGAGATGCTGCAATTCAAGATGAAACAAAGAAATCTACTGGTAAAGTAAAGTTGTATGAATACCCTGATAAGGTAGATGCTAAACTTAAAACTGAAATCCTTGATAAGAAAGAAGGATTGAGAGAGGCTATCTTTGATCCGTCCTCAGAAGGTCATAACTTTATTTTGAGAATAAAGCAGACAAAGAAAGATGCAAAAGGCAAGGCATATCCAGATTATGCAGAATCAGCATTTTCTCGTAAGTCCTCAGCATTAGGTACTGATGCTGAAATTAAGAAAATTATGGAAAGCCGTTTTTCCATTGAGGATTACATTAAGACTCTTGAAATCAAACAGGAAGATATGATTAGGATTTTGAAGTCTGAAATGTTATGGGAACTGGTCAATGATGATGCTAACAAGTATTGGTCGGTAGATAGAGAAAAAGTGCCTGAATCAGTTGAAGAATCTGATGTACCTGATTTTAATGATGACATTGGTGAAGAAGAAACTGATGCTGATATTATGGCAAAGTTAGAAACAATATAAAAAAAGTAGAAAAGGAGAAAGAAAGTAATGGCAAGTGGTAAAGTAAAGTGGTTTAATGACAGTAAGGGTTAATAAAGAATAAGATAAATAATCAAAGCATGAAATGGCAAAATAAATATAATATTGATATTGAAGAAGTACATACTAAAAACATGGAAGGATATAGTTTAACAGACTTATCTTCCATGTTTAATGTACCTAAAACAACATTGAATAGATATTTAAAGAAAGCAGGATATAGAATACTAATGAATAGGAAGATTTTACCATATTCATATTATATCACAGTAACTGAAAAGGAAATTGATTACAATTATAAGAGAAATAATACTGGACGGTGGAAAAGAAATTTGATATTTCATTACGGCCATAAATGTATTATTTGTGAATATGATAAAATTGTTGAAGCACATCATATTAAACCTCTTTCAGATGGTGGTAAAACAAGTGTTGAAAATGGTATTTTATTATGCCCGAATTGTCATGCAGAAGTTCATGCTGGATTATTAAACTTAACCGAGGCCCTTATAAAATTGGGTGAATTGCTGGAACATTCTTTAGAGAACAATCAGCAGCCAAGTCATGAAAGTAGGTATATACCGAGAGTCATGGAAGGTTCAACGACTAATTCCCGAGCGAAAGCAGTAATGGAAACAAGAGCGCCCAAATCTCGTAGTAATAGAATAGGAAAAGATATGTATATTTTAAATAATCCTTCCTTACGAGATATGATATAGTCTGATCTGCATATAAAAAATAAGTTGCAGAGTTATGGGATAAAGAGCCCATAAGATAACAAATGTTCGGCTTCATTGAGAAGGCAGATGGTGGTGATGTGTTTGTTCATTTCAGTTCAATTCAAGGTGATGGATTCAAGTCACTTCAAGAAGGTGCGAGTGTAAGTTTTGATATTGAACAGGGTGCTAAAGGCCCATCAGCAGTTAATGTAAGAACTATCTAAGAAAGGAAGAAAGATATGAAAAAGATTTTTGAAAGATTCCGTAACTGGTTAAACAAGTATATTAATCTTAAATTCATAACTATTACAGCTAAAATTATTATCGTTGGTTTATTATTGAGTACGGGATATTCATTACTAAACACCGATAGTAATTTAGGTGTAGGAGTAGGAATAAGTATATTGGTTTTGGTATTGGCATGGATCGTTGCTAAAATATCTAACATCGTATTTTAAGAAAAGGAGAATAAAATGTTTAAGAAACTGTTAGGTGGTATTGTTGGTGGTTTGTTACTTTTTAGTTTAGTTGGCTGTGGTTGTCAAAAAATTGAGCCAGGTCATGTTGGTATTCAAGTTAATAATCTTGGTTCAGATCGTGGTGTTCAAAGTTATACAATGAAAACAGGTCTTGTATTTTATATGCCTATTATGTCTACTATTTTTGAATACCCAACATATATGCAAACTGCTAGTTGGACACACGACAAAAATGAAGGTAGTGAAAATAATGAAGAAATTACTTTCAATACTAAAGAAGGGTTGGTTGTAAGTGGTGATGTTTCTTTGGGTTATCAACTTATTGCATCAAAGGTTCCTAATTTTTATGTAACATTCAGGTCTGATGATCTTAATGGTTTTACACATGGATTTTTGAGAAATATTGCAAGAGATGCCTTCAATGAAGTTGGTGCTAAATATTCTGTAGAAGATGTATATGGTGCCAAAAAAGAAGATTTCCTAAAAGAAGTAAAGGCATATGTAAATAGTCAAGTAGTTAAATTCGGTGTACAAATTGAACAGTTTGGTTTCATTGGGGCATTGAGGATTCCTGCTGGTGTAAAAGGTGCATTAGATGCTAAGATTCAGGCAACACAGGATGCTATCAGAGCAGAGAATCAGGTAAGACAGGCAAAAGCTGAAGCTGAAAAGAGAATTGCTGAAGCTGTAGGTATTTCAAAGGCAAATGAATTGATTACAACTTCCATTACAGATAAGTTAATTGAATGGAGAAGGTTGGAAGTTACTCAGCAAGCTGTCGCAAAATGGAATGGTGCAAGACCAATGGTTGAAGGTAATGGTTCTGGTCTATTATTAAATATTAATCCTAACAAGTAATTTAACGAAATATTATAGACAGACTAAAGGGATACAAATCGTGTCCCTTTTTTCTTGCGCCTTATAGTGACAAAATGTTAAACTCATTGAATGGGTCATTAAATCTACATTACACAAATGAACTTTATTTGATGTAAATATATTATAGTTCCTTATTATATATGATAAAACTTTTATTTTTGATTTTTAGTCTTTTGGTATGATAATCGTATATACAATGGTAAGAGATTAAAAAACTAAATGAGTGGAGGATTTACAATGAAAAAGACATTAGGAACAATCGTAACAGGTTTAGCAATCGTAGGTATGACAGCTGGGGCGGCAATAGCAGGTTCAGTACTAACAGATAATTCGGTATTTCCGTATTTTCAGTTTGGTTGTTTAGTGCTAGGTGGATTGATTATAACAAGTTTAAAGGCAAAGTATTCAAAGATTTATATGGGTGAAGCAATTGGTAGTTTCGCAATGTATGCAGTATTAGTTGCATTGTTTACTAACCCTGTCATTGATGCAGTTAAAACTCTTTTGAGTTAGGAGGTTGTTATGTTAAACTATACTAAACTATTGTCTATGTGTGAATGGAGTGCATGGGGATTTACCATACCAGTATCTAGTATATTATTCGCATATACAGGATATAAAATAGATACATTTTTTAGTATAGAACCAACTTTTATGTTAGGATTTCTTTTTCTTGCAATATGTTTATGTTTAGGTAAATTGTTTAAAAATGTACAATTACAAATAAAATAAATGACTTCATATAATCTGTAAGATACCCTATAAAGTGTATTATACCTTTATAGGGTATTTTCCTGCTTAAAATATAAATGATATAAATATAATGTATGAGTATTAAATATATTTTAAGAGGTGCGATATGAGATTAGAACAATATATAAAAGAGGCTGAAGGTAAAGAGGAACTTAAAAAATGGGGTCAGACTTTCGGCAAGCATCATGGTGTTGGCCCTACAGAGCATGGCTTTTTTGATATATGTGTAGAACATATGAAGGGAAAAATTGATAACCCTGAAGCCTTTTGTGCGAGGGTAAAAGATTCTGCTTACGGGAGTACGATGTGGAGGGGCAAAGATAAATCCAAAAAGGAAATAGAAAAAGATGTAAAGGAGCATCCCTTAAAATAATAATGAATAAAAAATATACTATAGAAAATATTAAAAAAATAATGTTAGATTTTAGTTATGAACTATTATCTAATGAATATAAAAATAATACATCAAAACTTAAAATAAAATGTGATAACAACCATATTTTTATTACTGATATGAAGCATTTTAAAAGAGGTCATAAATGCCCTGAATGTTCTAAAAATAAAAAACACACTATTGAAAATATTAAAGAATATATAGAAAGTCTTAACTATAAACTTTTATCATCAGAATACATTAATACTCTTACAAAATTAACATTACAATGCCCTGAAGGCCATATTTATTTATCCACATATAGTAATTTTCAACAAGGAAAAAGATGTCCTGTTTGTTTTGGAACACCTAAGAAAACATTAGAAAATGTTAGTAAATATATTGAAATGTTTGGATATAAAGTTCTATCAACTGAATATATAACTAATAATACAAAATTAAAATTATCATGCCCCAATAATCATACTTTTAAGATGAGTTATAGTAGTTTTCATACAGGACAAAGATGCCCATTATGCTCTTATATAAATAGTGGTTCAATACCTGAAAAGGAAATAGCTGAGTATACTAAAGCAATATATTCTGGTGAAGTTATAGAAAATGATAGAACACAAGTTAAAAACTATTTTACAAACTATCCATTGGAACTAGACATATATATACCAAAATCATCTAAAGCAATTGAATTTAACGGAAAATATTGGCATAATAATGACTATATAAAGTGGAAAGATGAAATGAAACGAAAACAATGTATGAAAAGAGGAATTGATTTATTAGTGATAGATGAAAAGGAATGGTGTAAAAATAAGGATCAGATTTTTAAAAATATTAAGATATTTTTAAAGGAGATTAGATAAATGAAACTTAAAGACTACTTAGAAGCATCCAAAGCCGTGGATGAGAATGCTAAGAAATATATCTTTTCATGTAAGGCTTGTGAGTATGTTAAAAAATGTAAGTTCAAAGTAATGACAGATACAATACCAGAAGATTGTCCAATGAAAAGAGGATAAATGAGATTAGATAACTTTGTAAATGAAAGAGCACCTGTTACTGATAGCATATTTGATGAAGAAATCAAAAATAATGATGAAGCATTAAAGATGCGCTTTGAAATGATTATACTGAAACTAAGAAGAGAGTGTTCTGAAATCATAAGAGAATATAAAAAAAATAAGGCATATTTATATAGAGGTTACAACTCAAATCAGTTATATCTTACTAAAACACCAAGAATTGATAGGCGACCAATGGATATGCCTAAAGAGGTACATGATTTATTTGATAATGCATTTAAAAAAGAATTTGGTTGGAAGGTTAGAAGCGAAGGTGCATTTGTAACTACACAGCATCGTAAAGCTAATGGATATGGCGATGTTTATTTATTTTTTCCTGTGAATAGTTATAAGTATGTTTATAGTCCAACTGTTCATGATTTATTTGTAGATTATATGCAAAATGGCATACTTAGAATGACAAATGACGATTATAGAAATGGGAAAATCGGTGAAGAATACTATGATAAATACAGGGAACATTATAATAAAAATGGTTACTGGACTACAAAAAATATAGAATTTAATACAAAGTTTTTTGAAGATTTTCATGGTAGTGGCGCAGACTTTAAGGCTATAGTAGATCATATGAAAGAGTTATATGGTAAGAAGATTGTATATAATATAGTAAACCAGATACTTTTCATGACTTATATAGATGGCGATAGTAAAAAGAAAATAAATTTTGATTGGACACCTAATGTTAAAGAAGATGATTATTTCAATATGAGGGTAGAGGAAATAGATAAGCAAATTGATGGCGAAATAGATAAATATATGAATGGATATAAAGATTATGGCTTATTTAATAACATACATAGTTTAGATAATCAAGAGATAAGCTTTAAGTGTGATAAGTTTTATATAGTTAGATTAGAAGAAATCATAGAACAATATAAAGATTTGGATAATTTTATCAAGGAACTATAGACTTGACAAATCAGTATGTTTGTGGTATAATAACATATTAAAGGAGTAGTGATTATGAAAATTGAAGAAAAAATAGATAGGTATTTAAAGATGCTTGATGAAGAAGTAGGTGACGATCCTAGTGATAAAGAAATAGAAGCTATACAAAAACAAATAGAAATTTTAACTAAAAGTAAAGAAAATATAGATGATCCTAAACGAAAAGCTGATGTGAATAAAAAAATAGCTAATTTGAAATATAAAATAGCAGATATAAAAGATAGAAAAGTCGAAGATAAAGAAGAAAAATAGAGAGGATGCATCAATGACAAAACTACAAGAGTATTTAATTGAAATGCCTAGCATTGGTAGTAAATCTTCAGGTGACGGATTGCAAAAAGAAGATAAAAGTAAGCTAGATAAAGTTGGAAAACAAATTGCAAAAGAATTAGAAGTAATGTTCAAAAAAAGAAATTAATAAGATAGAAGATGATATAGAAGATACAAAATATCATTATTTATTTTCCGCCACTATAAAACAGGCAGATATAAGTTATAAAATGATAGAAGATAAAATTAATGAATATCTAACTGAAATGCCTAGTGTTGGTAGTAAATCTAGTGCATCAATAAAAAAAGAAACTAGAGATGCATTAGATAAAGTTGGAATGTTAAAAGGTAAAGAGTTAGAAAAAACTATTAAAAAAGAAATCTCTAAAATAGATGGGTATACTGAAAGACAAAAATATAGTTATTTATTTTCGGTAATCTTTGATAATACTTCGCAATGGCTATAATAGATGAATATAACTTTTATATAACAGAATACCCTGATATAGCTGAACTAGTAAATGAATTAGAAGATGCTTTAAAGTCTAATATAATAGAAACAGAAACTTCAGCTGTATTATATAGTGAATATAAAAAACTAAAAGAGATTGTTATAAAAATAAAAGAACTAGAGGAACTAATTTGTTTATGAAAAGGTTATACATACAACACAGAACTACATTTGAATCAGAACATAAAATTATACACCCATATCCATTTAGAGAACTGAAAATAAAATTGGATATAAACTCACCTTCTCAACAGTATATGTATCGTTCATATTTATTAGATGAGCCATATGAAAAAGAAACTATAGATATTTTAACAAAGTATTTAACTAAAGAAGATATATTCATTGATATTGGTGCCCATATAGGTTATTTTACTATTCTAGGTGCATATTTAGCTGATAAAGTATATTCATTTGAACCTGATACGGATAATTATACACATCTTATAGAAAATTGTGTATTAAATAAATTGCCAAATGTTAAAATTAATCAGTCAGTTGTAAGTGATCGCAATGGAAAGGCAACTTTTTATACAAATATAGATAATGATGGTGGCCATGCTTTATGGAATCCAGGCTTACATGAATTTAATTATCTATGTAGAGAAAAGCAACTGGTAAAAACTATTACACAAGGAACATTAGATACATTTATATCTTTTCTAAATATAGTTAAGAATAAAGTTAAAGTTATAAAGATGGATACTGAAGGTGCTGAAGTTTTAATATTGAGAGGTATGAAAGATATACTACAAAGTGAGTATCTAAAATTAGTTGTATGTGAATATAATTTATTTGGTATGCACAGACTAAGAACAGATGGCGATGAAATGTTTAATATAATGACATTTAATGGATTTAAACCGTATGATGAAAATATGAAACTTATAACACCAGAAAATAGTAAAGATAGAGAAAGAACAGAGAATATATTTTTTATAAGGGGATAAAGATAGGGTGTGGATAAAATAAAAGTGTTATTTATTTGTAAAAAAAGAGTGTCTAACTATGGTGTTAGTTATGGGCTTCTTAATTCTGCAACATTTGTTACTGAAATGCTAAATCATAAAGGAATAGATGCCAAAATAGTCGTGGTTGATGATAATAATGATATAGACAGAGAGGTTTATCAATATAAACCAACTCATGTAATAGTTGAGGCATTATGGGTTATACCAGAAAAATTTGAAATCTTAAAAGCATTACATCCTAATGTTAAATGGATTGTTAGAATACATAGTAAGACAGCATTTTTAGCAGGAGAATCTATTGCGATTGATTGGATAAAAAAATACCTTGATTATAATGTAGAAGTTTCTTTTAATAATGAAGGAACTTGCAAAACATTTAATCATTTATTTAAAAGAAACTTTGTATATTTACCTAATGTTTATCCTATTTGTGATGAAAATGAGTATAAAAACTATCCAAGTTCTGATTATATACATATTGGCTGTTTTGGAGCATTGAGACTTCTAAAGAATCAATTACAACAAGCTCAAGCAGCTATTCTATTTGCTAGAAGAATTAAGAAAACACTTATTTTTCATATAAATGCAAGTGATATAGAGGATGCACAAAGCTCCATATTAAAAAATATTGAAGCGTTATTCTTGCATACTGGTAATATTTTAATTAAACATAAGTGGATGAAGCATGATGAGTTTGTAACTTTAATAAGACAAATGGATATAGGTCTTCAGGTTAGTTTATCAGAATCTTTTAACATTGTTTCAGCAGACTTTATTTCTAATAGTATACCGATTGTAGTTTCAGAAAATATAGATTGGCTTCCTAAACAATTTCAAGCTGAACTAAATGTTGAGTCAATTGTAGAAAGGCTAGAATATGTATGGAATTGGCGATATAATCCTTCGTTAATCAAATTTGCAGAAAGATGCTTAAATAGGTATTCAGAAAAATCAAGTAATGTATGGATTGAATATTTTTATAATGATATTAAACTAAGTTGGTGGCAAAAATTAATAAAAATAATAAAAAACTTATTTAGATAGAAAGGAAATAATTTGTTATGAGAGATTGTCCAAAATGCCAAGGTAGAGGGTGGTATCAATTCAATGGTGATGATCCAATGCTACTTACTTTATGCGAAATATGTCATCATGTAGGAAAATATAACGATTTTATGTATGGAATATGCGGTAAATGTCATGGACAAGGTGAAATGGTTACTATAAATCAAAAAGGTATGAGGCAACAACAGAAATTAGTTAAATGTGGTAGTTGTAATGGTAAAGGACTAATTGAACTTCCTAAAAAATTGGAGACTAATGAAAATATCTTATGGTAAATGGAAAAAGTAAAGGTTCATCCTTTGAGAGAGATACCTGCAAGTTTTTGACAAAATATTTTACAGGGAACGATAAGCCTTACGTCTTTTGGCGCAGTCCGTCAAGTGGTGCAATAGGAATAAGTAGTCCAAATGCTTCAGGTGATATAATAGCATTAGATGAAAAATATATGTGGTTCACAGACAAGTTTAATTTAGAGTTGAAAACTGGATATGCTGATGCTGATTTCCATAAACATTTCAAAGATAACAAGAATAACACAATAGAAGATTTTTGGATACAATGTCAGAAGGATGCCAAATTAAAGAATAAGTATGGTATTCTTATCTTTAGAAAGAAAGGGTATCAAACCATCATAGGTATACAAGAAGATATATTTTTACAGTTAAAAACTTTTCCAACTAAATATATGTTAGTGAGTTTCTTGGAAATGCCTAAAATTGTATTTTTTGATTTTAATAAGTTTTTTGAAATTGTTAAACCTGAGCATTTACAAGCAATAAAATAATGGAATGAGAATTAGATGTCTAAAAAATTAGAATGTAATGATGTTTGGCTACCAGAACTAAATAAAGCAATTGAGTTTAACGGCAGATATTGGCATAATAATGACATTTCAAGGTGGTACGATGAAATGAAGGGAAGGCAATGTATTAAAAAAGGTATTGACTTATTAGTTATACAAGAACAAGATTGGTATAATGATAAACCACACTGCCTTAACAAAATAAATAAACTTATAGGTGCATAATGACTATAAATGAAAAGATTGATAAACTTATAGAAAAGTATTTAGGGTTATATCATTCTGGTGTTGAGGTTTTTACAAATCCTACTATATTAGATATAAAAGAAATGAAAAAATGGTCTGAAATTAGATTTCTTATTAATGTAGATACAGATACTTGTTATGTATGGGACTCTCAAAGAGCTATACACCAAGAAATATTTAACAGTTTATTAAGTAAGCATGAGTTTACAGGTGATAGGGCTAATAGTTTTGCAGAGGTATATAATAGACCTGATATTATAGCAGGTTATGCTAAGTTAGAAGGTAATAAAATGGCTGTTAGATTTGCTTATGGTAATGATGTTGATCCTGATAGTGTAAAGTCTGATGTTAAAAAGTTATTTAAAAATCCTAATGAACTGTTTGCAAATGCAGCAACACCTGATGAATATAGGTAAAGGAGGATATTATGAAAAAACTGAAAAAGTTATGGGAGAAGTTTGTAACAAAAATAAAAGCATTGATAGGAAAAATCAAAGGAGTGTAATATAATGGGTGAGTTTACGAATGGTGAGAGTCCAACAACCGAGTTGGAACTACAAAGGATTGATGTAGGTAATGATGTACCAGATGGTTTTGAAACTGATGTTGAAGGGTTGAAAGCAAACGGGCAGAAGGATGGCACACCTATTTTTGATGTGCCTAAAGATCAGTTCTATAATAACATGAAGGCTGATAGAAAAAGATTGAGGTTTGATAGTGATGCACCAGTTTCTCAATATCTAAGAGGAACTAAATATAGAAAACCATTTTATATTAGTACAACAGATAGTGATGGACAAAAATTCTTGCGTAAAGTAAAATAAAAATGATTGGTAAAAAATTAAATTATATAGAAGTTAAACAATATATTGAAAGTTTTGATTATAAACTTTTATCAACAAATTATATAAATGCTTTAACAAAATTAGAATTACAATGTCCGAAAGATCATATATATTTTGGTGTATATGGTAATTTTCAACAAGGTATTAGATGCCCGGAATGCTCAGGTCTAAAAAGGAAAACTTTAAGAGGCGTAAAAGAATATATTGAAAGTTTTGGGTATGAATTATTATCCACTGAATATAAAAATAGTAAAGAAAAATTAGAATTACAATGTCCTAAAAAACATATATTTAAAATGAGTTATGTTTGTTTTCAAAGAGGGCAAAGATGCCCCGAATGCGATAAATCTAAAAAACTTACATTAAATAAAGTTAAACAATATATAGAAAATTTTGAATATAAACTTTTATCAACAGAGTATGTAAATAGTAAAACTAAATTAGAACTACAATGCCCTGAAAGTCATATTTATAATGTAATATACAATTCATTTCAGCAAGGTCAAAGATGCCCTAGTTGTGCTTCAGTTAAAGGATGGTCTAAACCTGAAAAGGAAATTGCTGAATATATTAAACAAAACTATATTGGTGAAGTTATGGAAAATGATAGAACACAAGTAAAGAACTATTGGTCGGGTAAAAATTTAGAATTAGACATATTTTTACCTGAATTAAATAAAGCTGTTGAATATAATGGTGAGTACTGGCATAATAATGATAAATCAAGATGGTATGATGAAATGAAAAAGAAGCAATGTAAACAAAAAAATATAAATTTATTGGTTATACAAGAACAAGATTGGTATGATAATAAACCATACTGTCTTAACAAAATAAATAACTTCATTGTAAATTTATGAGATTGACTTTTCATCATGGTTGTGGTATAATAAATTAAAAAGTAAGAAAAGGAATATGCAAAAATTATCATATAATGAAATTAGAAAATATATAGAAAGTTTTAATTATAAATGGCTATCTGGTGAATATAAAGATAATAAATCCAAATTAAATATTCAATGCCCAGAAGAGCATATTTACAAGGCATCATATAATAGTTTTCATAGAGGACGCAGATGCCCTAAATGTTTTGGAACTCATAAAAAATCTAATGAAGAAGTCAAAAGTTATATAGAAAGTTTCAACTATAAACTTCTATCTACTGAATACAAAAATAGTAAAGAAAAATTAGAACTACAATGCCCAAAAGGTCATATTTATTTTGCAAGTTATGATGATTTTCAACAAGAACATAGATGCCCTGAATGTGCAAATAAAATGAAGGGAGATAGTCAACGATTAGAAATTAATAATGTGAAAGAATATATAGAGGGTTTTGGATATAAACTTTTATCAACAGAATATAAAAATGTTTTATCTAATTTGAGATTGGAATGTTTAAATGGTCATAAATTTTTAATGAGATATAATAGTTTTCAACAGGGACAACGATGCCCTAAATGTTCGTATATTGACAAAAGTTCAAAACCTGAAAAAGAAATTGCTAAATATGTTAAAACTATTTATTCTGGTAAAATGATTGAAAACGACAGGACACAAGTAAAAAACTATTGGTCTAGTCGTAATTTAGAACTTGATATATTTTTACCTGAATTATCTAAAGCAATTGAATTTAATGGTATATATTGGCATTCAAATGATAAAACGATGTGGTGTGATGAAATGAAGAAAAAACAATGCATACAAAAGGGTATTGATTTATTTGTAATAGATGAAAAACATTGGCGTGATGATAAGGTATGTTGTTTAAGTAATATAACGAAATTTATAATGTAGAAAGGAAATGTGTGTAATGACAAAATGCAATCTATTTGATATGAACAATCTGGCGGTTCGCTGTTTCTTTAGCAAGGACATAGAGGCAGATTCTCCCCACCCAAATATCCAACTATGGAAGTATTTCGTAATAGATTCAGTATACAACTCACTATTTAAGGATAAAACTACTGAAATTGTGCTTGCTGTTGATGATAGAAGGTCATGGAGAAAGAATGTATTTCCAAGATATAAAGAAGGGAGAAAGGGTAAAAGAGAAGTAAGTAAAGTAGATTGGAATATTTTTTATACAGAATATGATAGTCTATTAGAAGAGATTAGAAATAACCTACCATTCAAAGTGATCCATGTAACTGAAGCAGAAGCCGATGATATTATTGGTGTTATTGCTCTATATGGAACAAAAGATAAGTATACTGTTGTGAGTAATGATGAAGATTACTTACAACTTTCATCTAGCAAAGTAAAAATCTATAATCCAATGAAAATGACATATGTTGAATGCCAAGACACTGAGAAATTTATCATAGAAAAGAGCCTATTGGGCCAAAAGAAAGATGATATATTTAATATTAAAACTCCTGTTGATTGGCCTATAGACAAGAGAAAGCCAGGCTTTGGTGATGCAGCACTAGCTAAAGTTATGGAATACGGTTGGGAAAAGTGGTTAAAAGATAACAAACTTGAAGATAGATATGAACTGAATAGAACTCTTATTGATTTTAAGAGAATACCAGTATATCTAAGAACAGGTATCTTAAATTGTTATGATAGTTATGTTTTACCTGATCCCAGTAATTGTTATGGATTTTTCAAGTCTAATAATTTTAGAGGATACCTTGAAAATTTTCATAATGTAGAAAATAATCTTTTAAAAATGTATTAGGAGGATATATGCGTACATTTTTTGTTGTAAATGCAATGAACAAGGAGGCATTTGAAAAGGCATTTCAAGCACCTTACGGATTCTCATCATCCACACCATTTACTAGCTATGATCAGGCTGTAGAATATTGTTCTTGCAAGCCTAAGCAATTCATTGTAGTAAAGGTAGAAAGTGGCGAAGAAGAAGTAGTTTACGAAAATAAGGAAGGATAAGACTAAAATTTATTTTTGGGTCAAAAGTGGCTGTGATCAAAAATCACAGCCATTTCTGTCTTTATTGATCAAAATAGATTTTAATAAAAATAAAAAATATGATAAATAAACTTACCAATAAGCTACCTCTCGCAGGATATGAAATTAGTTTTAATGATGATCCTACGATGAAAACAACGTGCTTGGTTTTATTTGCATCAGGCTGTGTTAGACATTGTAATGGATGCCAAAATCCAGAACTGCAAATTATGGATGAAACAAAAATCATATCCATAAATCAAGTTAAAAAAATAATAAAAAGTAAACAAGTACTAATAGATAGCGTTGCCTTTAGTGGCGGAGATTTTATACCGTTATATAGTGAGCAATTAAAAGAATTAATTTGTTTCTGTAAAAATAATACATTGAAAACCATTATATATACTGGTGAAACATACGATAAAATAAACGAATGGTTTAGAGAAAATTCTGATATTATTGTATCAGAGCCTTATGATAGTGACATGAAACAAGGTGGATTTCCAGCCTCTACAAATCAAAGAGTGTATATAAATGGAAAAGAAGTAGATGTGAAGAAATTACAGATTAATAATATGGGAGTATAGATGCCTGCAAAATTAATTTATACAAATATTAAAAACTATATTGAAGATTTTAATTATAAACTTTTATCAACTGAATATGTAAATAATAAAGAAATATTAAAATTAAAATGCCCTCAGAACCATTTATTTAATATGTCTTTTCATACTTTTAAAGATAATGGAAATAGATGCTTTGAATGTAGTGGGAAAAAAAGAAATATATTAAATGTGGTTAAAAACTATATTGAAGATTTTAATTATAAACTTTTATCTACCAGTTATATAAAAGCTTTAGATAAATTGAAATTACAATGCCCTAAAGGCCATATATTTGAAATGCGATATAATGATTTTCAACAAGGCCATAGATGTCCAGAGTGTTCATTGGTATTAGGATGGTCTAAAGCTGAAAAGGAAATTGTTGAATATGTTAAAAGTATATATTCTGGTAATATAATAGAAAATGATAGAACGGTATGTAAAAACTATTGGTCTGGAAAAAATCTCGAACTTGATATATATTTACCAGAAATACAAAAAGCTATTGAATACAATGGGCGACATTGGCATTCATTTGAACAAAAACAATGGTATGATGAAATGAAGAAAAAGCAATGTATTAAAAAAGGTATTAATTTATTAGTCATACAAGAGCAAGATTGGTTAGATAATAAGATGTATCAATTAAATAAAATAAATAAACTAGTAGGAGTATAGAACAAATGTTAAATCTTTCAATGGATTATGACGAAGGGTTTTCAAACCTATATAACAAGTGGAACAGTAGTGAAAGAGGAAAAAAGTTTCTTGAGTTTATTGGTATATCAAGGGATAAGTTAGATATAGTATCAATGAGTAAGTTGTATTTCAGTAAGAGTGAAGAAGATAGGACAATAGATGTAAATGCTAATGTTGGAAGGATAACAAGTCCTAACAATTATCAAGCAGAAGTATTCAAGGGTGTAACAAAGTTAAATGGTCTTTTTCTTTTGTGGCAACATATGTCAAAAAAGAGAGGGGAAGAAACAGCTAGCAGAGTAGTATCAGGTATTATATCAGGCGATTATTATTTCCATGATTTAACATCTTCAGGTGTTTTAGTTCCCTATTGTTTTGCTTGGGCATCTAACAATGTTTTAAGTGAAGGTCGTAAGTATGGACAGTTACAATCTAAGTCACCGAAGAGAAGTGATTCATTCATTGCCGTCTGTATTGAATCTATTTTTGATATGGCACAAGAACAAATGGGGGCATTAGCTATACCAGATTTTATTGTTAATCTAGCATATTTTTATAAGAAAGAAGGTATTGATCCAGAATCAGAAGAAGGTAAGTATAAGATAGAGAACGATTTCCAAAGAATAATCCATTCATTAAATCAACAGTATAGAACAAGTAATCAATCAGCATTTACAAACTTTTCATTATTTGATAGAGAAATCTTTAGAACAACATTTGCTGATTATTCATATCCAGATGGTACAAGTTGTCTAGACCTAACAGAATATATACAATCAGTTCAAAAGGTTTATATTGAGTTTGTTGCTAAGAAAGACCCATCAACAAAACTGCCATATAGATTTCCCGTTAATACACTAAACATCTATACAACAGAAGATCGTGAAATAGTTGATCAAAAGTTCTTTGACGTTGTGTGTAAGAATAATACAGAAGGACTATTTAATATATTCATTAGTAGAGGAAAAGCTAAGTTAGCATCCTGCTGCAGATTATTAAGTGATCCTATTAAGTTGAGAGAGTTTGCGAGATTTGATTCGTTCGCTAATGCAGGTCTATCACTTGGTAGTGCTAGAGTAGTAACGGTTAATTTTGCTAGAATAGGTAAGTTAGCTAAGAATGATAAAGATAAATATTTCTTTCTGTTAAGTGAAAGATTAAATGATGTTAGAATGTTACTGAAATGTCAGAGGCATTTACTTAAACAGAAGATTGATGAAGGATTTCTAAAGTTCTTTAAGATGGATTGGATGAATATGAAGATGTTCTTTTCAACATTCGGCATGACAGGACTCAATGAAAGTATGTTGTTCATGGGTATTGACATAAAGACAGATGAAGGTATTGAGTTTGCTAAGGAACTATTCTTCTTCATTGAAAAGAAACTTGATGAGTTCAGTAGAGAAGATAGTATTGCTTACAACCTTGAGCAAGTTCCAGCAGAAGGTGCGGCATCCATGTTGGCAAGAATGGATAAGTTGTATTTCAATGATGAAGATTATCCTTATGAGATATATGCAAATCAGTTTATACCTCTATGGGAGAAGTCAGACATTGTTGAACGAGCTACATTAGATGGCAAGTTAGGTAGTTATATGAGTGGTGGTAGTATTTGTCACTTGAATATTGGTACTAAAGTAACTGAGAAACAAATGGGTAAGCTAATCAATCTAGCAATCAAGTCAGGTCTTGAGCATTTTGCGTTGAATCCTAACTATTTGAAATGTGAAAATGATTGTATAACTATTGGAAGTAATAATGTCGAAACTTGTCCTAAATGTGGTGGTGATATTGTTGAAGCCTATAGTCGTGTCGTTGGCTACTTTACACCTGTAACACAATGGGATAAAACCAGAAGGGCAAAGGATTATGCTAATAGAACATTTAATGATATTGATATAATAGAAGGTTTGTGTTAAAAAAATTAGTATTAAAAGAAGTTAAACAATATATAGAAAAATTTGATTGTGAATTAATTTTAAATGAGAGTGTTTATAAACAATTACGAAAAATACATACTTTCATTGAAAACATTTAACTTGATCTTTTACTAAAAATGTAGTATAATGTACAAATAGGAGAATATGTGTATGTATCAAAAACAACTATCGGGAACTGAAATCGCAAAGGAATTAGGCATAACAAGACAAGCTGTTTCAAATACATTAAAAAGGGCAATGAAAAAAGTATACATAGGTGTTCAAGATTTTGAAGAAACCTGGACGCCTTTCCAAGTTGCCTCAGCAATGATTGAGGCATTTGGTATCTCATCACAAGAGGAAGTGAACAAATTTTTTAGATTATTTCCTCCTGAAATTAAGGAGCTTATAGAATTAGATGCCGAACACCGAAAAGGAAAAAAAGATAAGGATTTGTATTAATTGTTTTAACTGTAAACAAAAGGATAAGTTTCTCTATTGTAAAGAAGAATACTTTAATCCAACTATTTATAAGATAGCACAGTTATACACACCACAAGACCATGATTGTATAGACTACATATCTATGGACGATTAGAAAGGATTTAAAAATGTTAAGTTTAGATGTTGTGAATGATTTTATGTATGAGCACTTCTCTAAGGTGACTACATCAAAGAATGGGTCACATTTTCATGCTCGCTGCATACTTTGTGGCGATTCCAAAACCAATCCAAACAAGAAGAGATTTCACCTAGAATATAATTCTGGGCAATCTGTATATCATTGTTTCAATTGTAATGCTTCTGGCTCATTTCTTGAACTATATTCTATACTTAAAAATATTTCAATCAATGAAGCAAAGAAAGAACTATATCAATATAATCCAGAAAATTTAATTCAAATCTTATCAACAAGAAAAAAAGAAAAATTTATAAAAGAAATTGAGCATGAAGTATTTAACTATATCTTAGATGATTGTGTTGGCTTAGATTATAATAATGGTGGCTATATTCAAATGCAGTATAAAAGCAAGTTAAAACAATTTAAAAATGATAGAAAAATTCCTGATAATTTTAAGCTTTTTATTGCTTATAGAGGCGAATATCAAGGTAGGGTTCTTCTTCCAATTTATGATGGTAATGATATTGTTTATTTTCAAGGTAGACTGCTTGAGAATGATGATGATAGTGTAAAGTATAAAAATCCTACTTTACAAAAAGAAAGTATCATTCTAAATAAAGGTAAGTTTGATAGAAATAAATATATTGTGATTACTGAAGGTATCATTGATGCTCTTCAAATTGGAGATCAAGGGACAAGTTGTTTAGGTGCGACAATTAGTAATGAATTTATTGAGGAACTATTAACTTTTACTGATATGGGTGTCATTATTGCACTTGACAATGATGAACGAGGTAAAAAGGAAATGGTTAAGTTTATAAAGACTAATAAATACGCCTCCAATGTGAGATATTTTTTATTTCCTAATAAATATAACTGTAAAGATTTTGGGGAGCTTGTAAATAAATATTCTGTAGATTCTCTATATGAGATGATTATTGAAAATTCACTTTCAAACTTTGAAGCTCTCATGAAATTGAAAATGGAGGATAGTGATAATGAAATTAACACAAAAAGGAACGGATTATATAGAAATAAATGAAGAATCATTAGATGATGATATAATATTAAAAATACCTAAAATACATTTAATTAAGTTAAACTTTAGAGAACCCACCAAAGAAAAAATAGAAGATGCCATACAGTTATTTTATAATACCAATAGATTTGTAATAGCTAATAACACGAAAATATATAACGATACATTTAAGAATACGATTAAAAAATATTATGTTGAAAACCAACCAGACCAGAAATTGGTATCATTCTTTCGCAAAAATAATAAGGTTCTTTTAAACTTCAGTAATGTAAATGAAATTGAATTTAAATTTTTAATTTATTCACTTCTTGATGTATTAAAAAATGTTGAAGTGGTTCAAATGCCTAAAAAAGTATATCTGCAAAATATCCAATACTTTGAAAATTGGAATGGGAATGTGATAATAAATTAAATGAAAATTCTTGCATTAGGCCCATATATGGGAAATTGGGAAAATGAAATTTGTAATTTTTATCCATACGCTAAATGGTTATGTGAAATTGTAAAATATGATGATGTTTTTATAGCTACACATTCTAACAGAGTATTTTTATATGATTGGATTAAAAAGAATAATCACTTAAATGTTTTTGAGAATCTAAGTCGTGACGAATTTTCACAGGTTGGTGCGACGCATAAGAATATATCACAGGAAGATTATACACTTATTTATAAGAAGTTTAAAAATGATGTATCAAGGTATTCAGTAAGTGGCAAGAAAAATATAGAGGTGTATAACATTCAATATACACCTCAAAATGTATTTTATCCATATCATAATAAGATATATGCTAAAATACAAATTGATTATGAAGAAAATAAAGAAAATATTGTTTATATACCAGACATTAAAGAAGATAAGAAAATTATAAACGAAATATATAATCAATTAATAAAGAAGTATAAAAATGTTGTTGTAGTAGGTGATATGAAAACGCATTTAAGCGACCATAATATTATATTAAAACATAGTGATTATTTTCAAAATGGCTATAAGTATATATTAAAAGAAATGATGAATGCTAAGGCTGTAATATGCCCATTGGGCCATTGGTCTTTATTATGTAATATTCAAAAGATACCAGTATTTTCTTGGGGTATTCCTTCTGGCTTATATGGTGGATCAATGTATAACTTAGAGAATAGAAACTGTAAAAACTATAGATATGATATAAGTATGACGCCAGAAAAATTAGTTAGAATGTTTGATTTTTTCTTGGAAAATATAAAAATTAGGAAGGAGAAGTAAGATGCCTTTATTTGATTACGAATGCCCAAAATGTGGTAATAAGTGTGAACTGTTTATTAATTTAAGTGAAATAAATGATGTTGTTCTATGTGCTGAATGTGATGTTGAAATGACACAAAAATTTCCTGATACGATGTCGTTTGAACTTAAATATAATCCTAAGAAAGATAAAGTTGGTTGGTCTTACGATGGTTATAGTACAACACAAAGATATAGAGAAACTGATAAAATGGCAAAACATAATATATTTCCTATGAGTTAAAGAGGTAACAATGAAAAAAATATTTGAAAGTGCCACATTTTCAACTGGAATGGAAGGTGCTATAACTTTAGCTTGGAATGGTGAAGATTTAGGTAAGTATGAAAAGCAGAAAGAACTTGCCATAAAAACTGTAGAATACTTAAAAGATAAGGGCTTAAAGGGGAAAGCTGAACATTTAACTAGTTATTACCCAACAACAGATTATTGGAAAGATATATTGAAAGGCTCTAAAACATCATCATCAAAAACAGATATAAAAATAGGAGATGCTAGAATTTCATTAAAAGTCGGCTCAGCTCAACTTATGTCTGGTGGTAAACAAGAATCAAACGCAACATTATATGCTGTAGCAAGTAAATTAAAACACAAAGAAGCTGTAGATAAAATATCAAATATTATCAATAATTTTGTTAAAGGTATAGCTGAAGATACAATAGGAAAAGCTAGAAAATATGATGACCTAATTAAAAAAGGTGATGACATACATAAACAGTTAAACGAAGCATTGACAAATTTATTTAATAGTGATAATAGTTTTAAGATTGCTTTTTTAAAAGAATCTGTAAGTGGTCAAATAAAATTTGGTGAAGATAATATTGCTTGTGCTAATTATATATTATCACTTAAAGATAAACAACCATATTTAAAGTATATTAATGATTCAACTATAAAAAGTATAGCTAGTCGTGTTAGAATAAATACATCCTATAAAACTGATAGTATGAGAGGAAAAAATATAGGTAAATATAGTTATAGATCAGTTTTAGGAATTTTAGTGGATAAAATTACTGAAGAACTTGAACATACAGACCTTAACACATTAAATGAAAGTATGTTAAGTGATTTCTGGCAGAAGATAAAAGACTTTGTTAGTGACCTAATGGGTAAAATAAAAGAATACCTTTCAACAAGTATAGAAAATGTTTTTAGTTTTTTAGAAATAGAGCCTGTTGTTGAAATGGAGGGAGAGATTGAACTATGAGTATAAATGTTTTAGTACCGATGGACAATGAAAAAATTATAGCAAAAATAGAAAGTCAGTTAGAAACGGATGATACTTTAACAGTATTTAATTTACCTGCATATCCTGCTAGAATTATAGATTCCCTTTTCTCAAAAACAAAAAATGATAGAATATTATTTATTAGCCCATTTACTTTTGTTATTGCTGATAATTTTATAGAAATGTTTAGAAAAAATGATTTACCTTTTAATATGTATTTAAGAACATGGGGTGAAGAAATAAATGATTTTGTAAAAGGATCAAAAGGAGATTTCAAATTTAGTGATTCCATATGCTTTTATAAAAATAAATATCTGAGAAATTTAACCGATTATTCTAATACTTTATGTTTTGATGATATAATGAAATTATTTATCAAAACATCACATCTAAATATTTATGTACCTGATACAAGAATAGAAACTTGTAAGGTGATTGAAAAACTTGAAGAGCTTGATGCGATTGATGAAACTAAAGAAATAGTACCTGAAGTGGTAGTTGATGAACCTGTACTTAAAAAATCTACGGCTAAAGCTAAAAAGGCATCTGTTAAAACAACTGAAAAGAAAACTGAAGAAGTTAATGTAAAGGAGTGCAATTCTAATAGCTGGATGGACTAATGAAAATTGTTATTTTTTCTTGTGGTTATAACTGTTCTAAATATGTTAAAAATCATTTAGATTCTGTAAAAAATCAGACATTTAAAGATTATGTACACATTCTCGTAGATGATTGCTCTGTTGATGGGACATTGGATATAATTTGTCAAAATAGAGACAATAATATGTTTATTCATCGTACAGGTAAAAATCAAAAATGGATTCAAAATGCAATAAATTTTCTTTCAGTATCAGATGATGATATTGTTATTATATTAGACATGGATGATTGGCTTGCTGATATTCATGTCTTTGAAGATATTATAAAAGCATATGAAGAAACAAATTGCTGGATGACATACAGTAAATTCTATTATACATCCAAAAAATCAACATCAGATTGGATACCACCATATTCAGAACAAACGCTAAAAGATTCATCATTTAGAAAAAGTATATGGTCATTCACGCATCTCAGAACCTTTAAAGGATTTCTCTGGAATAAACTCAACAAAGAAGATTTAAAAGATAAAAATGGTAAATATTTCAAGTATGCTTATGACCAAGCTATATTCTTTCCTATGCTTGAAATGTCATCACCAGATAAAATCCAAAGAATAGATAAAGTTCAGTATATATACAATGATAACAATCCTTTACAAGTAGAAAAGTTGAATCGTAAAGAGCAAGAAGAAATAGCAAAATGTGTAAGATCAAAAAAACCATATCAAAGGCTTATAAATGGATAGAAGAATATTAATAATAAGTAATCTTTATAACTGTGAAAAGTATGTAGAAAAGCATATAAAAAGTATATTAAAACAATCATATAGTAACTGGAATCTAATTTTAATAAATGATGGCTGTACTGATAATACTGATAGAGCTGTAAGAAACTATATGCCAAAACTTCCTAAAATAGAATATGTTGTTAATGAATCTCAAAAGGGAATGGCATTAAATGTCTATAAAAATGTACTTAAATATACATCTGATGAAAATACTGATGATATAATTTATATAATGAATGGTGCTGATTGGCTACCGCATGAGAATGTTTTCAAGCAACTAAATGAACTATATGAAAAGGGTTGTTTAGCAACTTGTGGCGGATCAATGCTAAGCAATAAAAAAAGATATTTCTATAACTATTTCTATGACGATATTATTAATAAAATGTATAGAAAAGATGGAGAATTTTATAGTCCTGTAACATTTAACGCAATGTTATTTTATAAATTAAAAACTTATGACTTATTTAAAAATGATTATTCATCAATAGGTTGTTACAAAGAAGCTATTGAATATTCCATAATTGATATGGTGCCTAAGGAATCAATATCATTTATTAAAAATGAACCAATATATGTTTTTAATGTTGAATATAATAAAAGAGAAAAATGCGATAAAGTTGCAAGAGAATATTATAAATCTCTATCATTTAATGAAATAAATGTAGAACATGATAATATAGATGAAGAAGAAATACCTGAAGGTGATAATGTGCATTTTATAGTATTCGCATCAGGGTATAATTGTGAAAAATGGATTAATAAACATATTGATAGTATATTGAGCCAGACATATAAAAATTTTACATATATTATTGTTGATGATCAAACAACAGATGGTACATATAAGAAGATTTGCGAATATAAAGATGAAAGAATAAAAGTATATAGACCACTAGTAAATCAAAAATGGTGTAAAAATGCGTGGGATTATTTAAGGCCAAATATAGTAAATGATGAAGATGTTGTTGTCGTTGTCGATTTAGATGACTGGCTTTCGCATGATACGGTACTAGAAAAATTAAATAAAATATACAAAAAAGAACATTGTTGGGTAACTTATGGTAGCCATACAAGAGTTAGTACTGAAAGAGCTAGAACTAATCCTGTATCACAAATAATTTTAGATAACAAATTATACAGAAACACAGATTGGGAATACTCACATTTAAAAACATTTAAGGCATTTTTATATTTAAATATAGAAGAAAAAGATTTTAAATCATCTGATGGTGAATGGTTATTACACACATATGATAAAGCATTAATGTTTCCTATACTTGAAATGTCACCAGCGGATAAGATAAAGCATATAAAAGAGATATTGTATGTTTATAATAATGAAAATCCGCTAAATGTAGGTAAAGTAAACAGAAAAGATGGTAAAAAAACATATGGTGTATGGTTAAGAGAGCAGCCAGTATATCCAGAACTAGTGAGGGAATAATGAATATACTTGTTGATGGTGGCGAAGGTCATGTTTTAACTCAAAGAATAACGCCATATTTAAATAAAATTGGGCATTCTATTGTTAAATATCCCTCTAACTATGATATACATTTAGCTTTCGTTAGATTTTCATACAATTCTAATGTGCCTAGAATAGTTAGGATTGATGGTATATATTACGATACAGATATAAATTATAATAATAGAAATTCTGGTATAAGTATGTCGCATTCATCAGCAAAAGGTATTATTTATCAAAGTGACTTTTCAAGAATGATGTGCGAAAGATATTTGAGCCCTCGTAAAAAAGATACTATATATTCTATAATTCATAATGGTATTGATCCAATGTGGTGCGGGGAATCAGTAGAACATAAAGCATTTAATATAGTTGTATCTGCAAAATGGAGGCGTCATAAAAGATTATTAGAAACAATTAATATATTTTTAAAATTTAATAAAATCATACCAAATTCTAATCTTCTTATATTGGGTAAATTACATGACAATAAAGAAATTAAACATTCCAACATAAAATACTTTGGTCATTTAGATTATATTCAAATGAAAGATGTATTCAAATATTCTGATGTATCTATGCACTTATCTAAAAAAGATTCATGCCCAAATACCGTTGTTGAAACAATTGGCGCTGGAATACCAACAATAACAACAAATTCATGTGGCGGTGCAGTTGAAATGTGTAAACTAACTGAAGGTTGTATTATTGTAGATGGCGATGGTTCATATTTAGATACTGATCCATGTAGACCATATAGTGATGAATATAATAAACTATCAAAGGAGGTAGAAGATAATTTAATTGAGGCATTATTAAAAATAGAAAAGGATAAACGACGAGTTATAGTACCAGAACAATTAACAGCTGAATACACAGCAAATAAATATGTCGAGCTTATAAAAAGTTGTATGTAAAAAACATATTGACAATTAACCTCAGATATGTTAGAATAATACATTAAAGGAGGTACTTATTGATCTACTTCGCATCAGATTACCATTTCAATCACTCGCAAATTATAGATTATTGTAAAAGACCATTTAAAGATGTAGAAGAAATGAACAATACAATAATAGAAAATCATAATAGAATCGTTAAAGATGATGATATAGTAGTCTTTTTAGGAGATTTTTGTTTTAAAGATGGTATTGAATACCTAAGTAAAATGAAAGGTCATTTTCAACTAATAAAAGGAAATCACGATAGAAGAAATGGTTTACCTTGTTTGTTTAAAAAAGCAATATTCACACAGTACAATTATAAAATAATGGTAGCACATGATCCAGACACAGTATTTCCTGGCTTTGATTTATATTTTGTAGGCCATGTTCACGACCATTGGAAGTTTAAAAGAGTTATAAGAGATAAAAAGAAAATGGATATGATAAATGTATCAGTAGATGTATGGGATTTTAAGCCAGTATCTATTGATCAACTTGTTAATTTTTATAGAGAATGTAAAACGAATGGGAGAAAATAATATGATAGAAGAAATTGTTGATGATGTAGAAATTGTTTTGGGCACTGTAATTGATTTAAAAGGATTTTCTTTGGGATTTATAAAGAACATTCAAGAGGCATTAAAAGTCAATTCATCCTTTCAGGATTTCCAAGACGATTTTGATAAGGGAATGTATACGGATGAAATGGAAGCATACCTTAATGACAATACTAGTGAGTTTAAAGTATGTTATGATGATATAAATGAATCGTTTATATTTTACATTCCCATGAACTCAGAAGATATTGAAGATAAAACTATCAGAGAACTAAAAGAAAAATTGATTGGTGATATGGAAATATTTACTTTATTTATATCATATGATGATGTAGATATTTTTGCACTAGAGGATTAACATGGATAGATTTATATGGAAAAATGGTGAGATTCTACCTGAATATGAAGCAACAGTGAGTATATATGATTCTGCAATGATGCTTGGCGATACAATTTTTACTATGCTCAGAACATTCAATAAAGAATTATACCTCATTGATGAACACCTTGAAAGATTATTTGATAACTTAAAATACGTTAGAATGTCTATACCATATGATAAATATGAAATAAAAAATGCACTATATGATGTAATGGATGCCAATAAGTTCAATGATGATGATGAACACAGACTGATGATAAACTGCACGCGGGGTTTATTATCACTATATCAAGATGTTGAACACTCTAAAGGCCCTAATGTTATAATTGCCGATTTTCCCTTAAAATGGACGGTAGCAGGAATGGGAAAGCTATTCGATGAAGGTATCAATATGATAACCCCAAATCAAAGGTCTATCCCTTCTCGTTTGCTTGATGCTAAAGTAAAATGTAGATCAAGATTACATTACCTAATGGCTAATATTGAAGTATCACAATATGCAGGTGAAAATAACTGGGCATTATTGTTAGACGAAGATGGATTTGTAGCAGAAGGAACCGGTGATAACTTCTTTATTGTTAAAGATAAGATTATATATACACCTGAACCTCGTAATATACTTAGAGGTATTACAAGAAAAAGAATAATGAAAATGGCTCATGTAGTCGAAAAAAATATTGATATATATGATGTAATGACTGCTGATGAAGCGTTTATTTCAGGTACGCCTTTTGTTGTTCTACCAGTAGTATCATTAAATGGTGTTAAAATAGGAACAGGTAAAACAAAAGACTATACAGAGTTTTGGTATTTATTATCAAAATGGTGCTGCGAATATGGTGTTAATATTAAAGAGCAAATACAAGAATGGGATAAAAAATATGTAGAACTACAATCAAGAAAAGGTGCTTCACCATATAAATTTAAGGAGAATAAAATATGAAAAATATCTCAGTTGTAATACCCGCAAGAGGCGGAAGTGTAGGAATACCAAATAAGAATATGATGCTGATAAATAATAGACCATTATTAACATATACTATAGAAAAAGCATTAAATCTAAATGCTGACAATATTTATGTAAGTACAAATGATGAAGATATAAAAAACTATGTCAATAATAATTATAGAAATATTATTATTGATGATAGACCAGATGAACTAGCAACAAGTGCATCGACAATGGAAGAACTTATATCGTATATGTTAGGAAAATATAACATGGATATATTAATTCTATTACAACCCACATCACCGCAAATTGATGCCGAATATATACATAAAGGTGTTCTTGATGTTTTAAGAGGTTATGATTCAGCACTTAGTATCTATAGAACGGATGAAAATGATGTTTTAATGTGGGATTTGGATACAAAAATACCTTTAAACTATGATCTAAAAAATCGTGGAAATAGACAGGAAAGAAAAGATAAATATGCTGTTGAAACTGGTGGCTTTTATATTACTACTAAAGAACAATTTATAACAAGTAATTGTAGAATAGGTGGTAATATTTCATTCATTGAAATCCCATTTTGGCAATCGTTTGAGATAGATGAAATGATAGATGCTCTAATGATAGCAAAACTAATGAGGTAAAATATGCTAAATGGTCTTGGATATACGAATGTAGAATTAAGCTCAGTATGTAATAAAAGTTGCTGGATGTGTGGAAGGCGTAAAAGAGATAAAGAACAACGTGGCGATGAATATGGATTTATGGAATATGAAACTGCTATAAAAATTGCAAATGAAATACCAGCTGGAACCATGATTCAGTTGCATAATAATGGTGAAGGTCTTATGCATCCAGAATTTGGTAAGATGTTAAAATTATTTAAACATTGTATAACTAATATTGTATCTAATGGAAAACTTATACTTAAAAAAGCCGATGAAATAATTGATCATCTTGATATACTTACAATTTCTATCATACAAGGTGATGATGGTGAAGAACAAATAGATCAATATACTATATTAAAAAAGTTTTTACTATTAAAAGGTGATAAAAAACCTAATGTTATTTTAAGATTTCTTGGTGATTGTGATGAGAGAACTTATAATGATTTTAACTTACTTCATGTAAATAGAGTTTTACATATACCTGATGGAAGTAGAAATTATACTAAAACACCTACCATACCAGAACATGGAGTCTGCACAGACCTCTTAAATCATCTTGCTATTGATCGTCACGGTGATGTGAGTTGCTGTGTTAGATTTGATCCTAATAGAATGCTTGTATTAGGCAATATAATGTATTCTTCTTTAGATGAATTATGGAATTGCGAAAAAAGATTAAGTATGATTAAAAAACACATAGAGGGCAAACGATCAGAAGTGCCGTATTGCGGTAATCAATGCGAGTTCTGGGGCATTGCAACTTCGGGAAAATAAATGCATTATAAAATGGCAGATTTTGTAAAATTAAAACAAACTGATACAGTATTTTTAATTGGAAGTGGATCATCACTAAATGAAATAACAGAGGATCAATGGTCTATAATAAATAGTTATGATAATATGGGTGTAAATAATATATTTTATCACCCATTTTTTATACCTAAATCACTTCATTTAGAACTTAAAAAATATGATTGGGGTATTGCAAAAGAAAGACTTGAAGAAAAATGGGAATTGGGTTGGAAAAATGTAAATTATATTTTCCCAATCGAAAGATATGCATATATATCAGGTGCTATAGGGCATGAAAAAAAGGCTAAAATTTTTACTTATAGATATGAAAGAAGAGGATTTCATCCTAAAAAACATCCAGATACAAAAATAGATGCAAATTTTAATCCCGATAAAATTTTATATAAATCATATGATACTAGTGTTTCAACTATTATACAAATGTTATATTTAATGGGGTATAAAAATATAATACTTTGGGGTTTAGATATGAGAGATAGTAAATATTTTTGGACTGATATGGAACCTGAAGTTAGAGGATTAGTTCATGATTTATGGAACAAACAAAGAGAAGGAAAAGATAAAAATACACCACATAATGCATCTCATTTACAAGATTATATAACAGATTTTAATGATAAATTTATGAAGCCAAAAAGAAGAGAGATTTTTGTTGGTCATAAATCAACATTATTATATCCAAAACTACAATATATTGATATAGATAAATTATAATGCATAATATTACAGAACTTCTTAACTATAAAAAAAGTAATATAGCTGTAATTTTAGGCAGTGGATCGTCAATAAATGACATAACAGAACAAGAATGGGAAAAATTAAAAACCTTTGATCTTTGGGCATTAAATAACTGGGTTTACCATCCTTCAGTAATACCCAATTTTTATCATATAGAAGTTAAACATTATGATGCAGAAATTGTTAAAAGAAGATTGGAAGAAAAATGGGATAAGTATAAAGATGTTATATATTTAGTGCCTTCTATAAGACAAGATGTAGTAGATGTTATAGGGCATGAAAATGAAGCTAAAATATTTTATTATGAATATATTAAAAGAAATATATATAAAAATAAAATAAATGCTAATTATAATATAAAAATAAAAGGTATTTTTGTAAGATCATATAATACATCATTATCATTATTAATAGATATGTTATATAAATTAAAATATAGATATATTATTTTAGCAGGCGTAGATTTATTGGATTCAAGATATTTTTGGACTAATGGCGATCCTAATATATATGGTGAAGTACATCAACAATGGAATAAAGAAATTAGTGGAGGTAAAATTGATGCCCCTCATAAAACTCACCATATTTCAAATTTCATAATTGATTTTAATAATCAGCATATGAAATCTAAAAAAAGAGAAATATTTTTAATAACTAAAAAATCAAAACTTTATCCAGATTTAAATTGTATTAAAATAGAGAATATATGATAGAAAAAAATATAACTATATGCCCCTTATGCCATAGTAAAAGTAATAGAGTAGTGTATAATATAAATTTCACAACATTACAATGTAATGATTGTCAATTATATTTTCATAAAAATTATTATACAAAAGAAGAATTATTTAGGTTTTATTCTACAAATTATGGTGTTAGTAGAGGAAAAAGAGCAAATATAAAAAATCCTGAAAGAATTTTATTTAATGAAAGTAAATATGAATTTTTAAAGGAGAGAAATTGTAGATTAAGATTTATGCCTGTTATAGATTCATTTACAGAAAAAAGGAATATACTAGAAATCGGTGCTGATGCAGGTGGCGCTACAAGATATATGATAAAAAGGGGTCATAATGTAGAAGCTGTAGAATTATTTAAAGATTATGCTGATAAGCTTACAAAAGAAGGCATTAAAGTTTATAATGATCTATTTGAAAATATTAATTTTAATAAAAAATATGATTTAATTGTTGCATTAGAAGTGATTGAACACTTTTCAGACCCGTTAAAATGTATAAATAAAATATATAATTTATTAAATACGGATGGTTATTTTATATTTGAAACACCTGTAGCAAAAGATGGTTTAGTTGATTCTGCATCATATAGTATAAGACCTTCGCATTATTGTGTATTTAATTCAACTTCTCTAAGTATATTATTAAAAGATTTTAAAAATTTACCAAAATTTAATGAAGGCAATGAGGTATATAAAATTAAAAAATGAGTAGATATGAAGATAAAACGATAGAAAAATTATTAGAAGAACTTGAAATTGAAGGTGAATTTTTAGATAAAGAGTTAGCAAATATAACAGGAAAAGATAAAATATCACCGGCGGGTGTAGTAAGATCAGTAACAGATGAAGAAAGAAATACGAAAAAAAGATGGATATGCTCAATTTTAAGAGATATTTATAATCATTCAGATAATGATGATGTAAAAAAATATACAATAGAAGCAGCAATTCAAGCTAAAAAAATGACAAGAAAATTAGCAGAATATAAAGCAAAGGAATTAAAAAATGAATAATATATGTATGTATGGTAGTTATACTGATTATATACCATTGCTGAAAGAATATAAAGGTGGTTCTTTTTTAGATGTAGGTGGTAATAATGGTAAAGCAGAAGCATATGCAGAAGGATTTAAATATTTTGTTTTAGAACTTTCGCAACCAAAGCATCCACATGAAAATACGATTATAGGGGATATATGTAATTGCCAAGAAATTAAAGATGATTCCTATGATGTAGTATATTCCAATGATGTATTTGAGCATCTTTTAGAACCTTGGTCAGCGGCTGAGCACATTATTAGAATATGTAAACCTGGCGGACTAATCATAACAAGTACTGTTTTTTCTTGGAGATTTCATCCTGTTCCTGTAGATACATTTAGATATACGCATCAAGGACTTGAATATCTTTTTACAAGAACTGGTAAGGTACAAAGTTTAATAAGTAAATATGATATAAGAAAGAGAAGGAAAGATTCAAGAGGTAAAGGTGAATTTGATTTGCCTCCTATTGATGAATTAGGTGGCTGGCGAGAAAATTGGAAAGTACTATATGTTTGTAAGAAAAATAAACAATAGGAGTAATATATGAATAATGTGTTATTAGTTGGCGAAATTGGCTTGAATGGAAATGGGGATTTAGAAATAACCAAAAAACTAATTAATATCTGTCATGCGTTCGGCGTTGACTATGTTAAATTTCAAAAAAGAACATTAGATAAATGTTATACACAAGAAGAACTTAATAAACCAAGAGAAAGTCCGTGGGGTACAACAACAAGAGAGCAAAAACAAGGTTTAGAATATAGTAAGGAAGAGTATAATGAAATAGATAAATATTGTAAAATGGTTGGTATAAAATGGTTTGCATCCGTTTGGGATATAGAATCTGTAAATTTTATTGAAAGTTATGATGTTCCATTTATAAAGATACCATCAGCATTGATCTCACACATTGAACTACTGAACTCCGTCAAAAGGTCAGGAATACCTGTTATCATATCAACTGGTATGAGTGAGTGGGAAGAAATTAAAACAGCTATTTCCATTTTAGGTGATAATCTTAAATATGTTCTACACACAACTTCAAGTTATCCTACCCCTGTTGATGAAATGAATTTAAATAAGATAACAACATTAAAAGATTCAGCTCCTATTAGTGGTAGCTATAAGATAGGATTTTCAAATCATCACCAAGGAACATTCTTTTGCACAGTTGCAGCAGTTTTGGGTGCTGAGATGATAGAATTTCATGTAACTTTAGATAGGGCAATGTATGGGTCTGATCAGGCGGCCAGTATTGAGCCAAATGGTATAAGACTTATTGTAGATCACATAAGAGATTTAGATGTTGCAATGGGTGATGGATATTGGAAAAGGAAAATAGAACCATCAGAAATACCAGTAATAAAAAAATTAAAAAGAAATCTTGACTTTTAAATAAAAATAGAGTATACTGAGGTTAAATAATAAAGAATGTTAAATAAAAAATATAATTTAAATACAGTTAGAGAGTATATAGAAAGTTTTAGTTATAAACTTTTATCAACTGAATATAAAGATAACAAATCTAAATTATTATTACAATGTCCTAAAAATCATATAATAAAATTATCACTTCATAATTTTAAAGAAAATAGATGTTCTATATGTTCAAATAAAAAACCTGATTTATATGAAATTAGTAACTATGTTGAAAGTTTCAATTATAAAGTTATATCTACAGAATATACAAATAAAAAAAATAAATTAAAAATACAATGTTCTGAAGGGCATATTTATGAAAGTAGTTATAACAGTTTTAAAAATGGTATTAGATGCCACTTATGTAAAGATAAAAAACTAAAAAAGGAAAAATTACACACTAATATTTTATATAATAAAAAGAAAACTTTAAAAGAAGTTAAAGAATATATTGAAAGTTTTGGTTATAATCTTTTATTTACAGAATATATAAATGCTAGGTCTAAATTAAAGTTAAAATGCCCTTCTGAGCATATATATAATGTAAAATGGCCAGATTTTAAAAACAATCATAGATGTCCTGAATGTGCATCGGTTAAGGGATGGTCTAAGCCAGAAAAAGAAATAGCTGAATATGTTAAAACAATATATTTAAATAATATTATAGAAAATGATAGAACACAAATAAAGAACTATTGGACAAATAAAAATTTAGAACTGGATATTTGGCTACCAGAAATAAGAAAAGCAATAGAGTTTAATGGTTCTTATTGGCATAATAATGATAAGTCAAGATGGTATGATGAAATAAAAAAGAAACAATGCATACAAAAAGGTATTGATTTATTAGTTATAAATGAACAAGATTGGTATGATGATAAAAAACTTCAATTGAATAATATTGGAGGATTTATCAATGTTTGATGATATTATTATAGACAAAAAGAAAGTATATAAAGAAAGATTAAATGAAAAAATACAAAATATTTTAGATAGTTTTAAATTGGAGCCTGATGATTCTAAAACTAGAAGTATTTTATATAATACACTACAACTTTTTTTAGAAGAGGAAAAAAAGAACAAACGAATACAAAATTATTTATTAAAAATAACTGAAAAAAATATAAAAATTGAGGTTAATGTCTAATGTATGATGATCTGATAATGACTAAAAGACCTCTTGTTGGCGAAGAATACAATAGAGTATCAAAGGAATTACACCAAGGATGCTATGAATTATTGATAGAGCATTTAGGCGAAGATAAAAAGATTATACAAAATTTATTAGAAGGGTATATCAATTCAATATTAGAAGATTATGATACAAAATTTATTATTGAATTTGATATAGAAAAGTATAAAATAAACATAATTTTTAAGTAGAAAGGAGAGGTAAAATGTTTGAAGATATTTTTGGGGATTTTGACAGACAAGTAGAAAGAATAACTAACATTGATGATGGCGCTGGGCAGGTTCAAGCAGTTGATGATGTTTGGAAAACTGATGTTTGGTCTACTGCTGATGAAGTTAATCCAGATTATGTTTGGGGTAGAGTTAATCCAGATTATGTCTGGCGAAGTTGATCTAAAATAGGTTCAATAAAATCACGATGTATCAGCTTTTTAGTTGAATAAAATTCTTCATTACTACCAGCTGATATATCGTTTTTTGTGCTCATTGCAATAAAAGAAGTACTAAAGCATAAACCGCCAATATAACCATGCTTATACAGTTTCAAAACCATTGCCCAGTCCGACATTCGATGTATAGTTTCATCAGTTACAAATCCACCAACTTCTTCTACTATTTTAGAATCATACATACTGTTGGATGATATATAATTACCTTTTAATAGTTTCTTTATATCATATTCCATTGGAGGAAATTTTATATTTACATGGCCAGAATATTCAAATGGGCAATACGAAAATGCTAGATGTGATTTTTTGATTACAGAATGGAGTTTATCAAGCATATTTCTACCCAAAATTATATCCCTATCAATGATCTGAATATAGTTGGGTAGAAAATTGAATTGTTTTTTAAATTGATCTAAACCTGCTTGAACATTGGTTGCGTGTTTACCTGAACCTTCATATGAAATCCAAGTGAAATCTATATCGTTCTTCTTTATAGATGTTTTGGTTTCACTACTAATCTTATGCCCTGTAAGTAAAGGCGTAAGCACCAGAAGTTCTTTTGATTTACTTTCCTTTAAAACATTTAACATTAAAGTAGTGTCGTAACAGGATTTTCAACCTTTACAAGTTCTTCGGATTCTTTCTGAACATACCCTGTAAATCTGGCTGAAAATCTCTTCTTATCATCTATCAAATAACTTACATTATACTTCTTCTCATCATGTATAAGCAAATCGCCATAAGAAGGTAAAAGGCCATTCAAAGATTCAGCAGTAAATGAATACTCACCCGGCTTCAAATACATTACCTTATATTGCCCTTCAACTACATCATTTAACTGAGGTAAAAATATACTTTCAACAAATCCTTTTTTATTAGACATTATTATCTCCAGACATTCCTTTTACTAATGTATCTAATAGACTATTCATATTAGATGTATTCTTTTCAATTGATTTACTATACTTCTTATAGCCCATCTCATCAATGGTTTCAGCTTCATCGGATAATCGTACAATTTCAAAGGCCATCAAAACATCTACAATACTTGACAATCTTTCATACTCATCTTTCAAATCTTCTTCTTCTTTAATACCATCCCTTGTAATCTCTATTTGTGGCTTGATATTATTAAAATTACCTGTATTGATTGTCATACTCCTAGACACAGTTATTTTTAACATATTATACTCCTTTTTTAATAAAATATTTCAGCTAAAATCATTTCAGCCATTTTTAATCTATCCATTTGATTTTGAACATTTAATCCTTGTGTATTAACAGCAAACTCTATCATATCAGCAATTTTAATCAGATAGATTTTCTCTAATGCACTATTTTTCAAAAAACAATCCAACATATACATTTTAGCCAAATCAAAATCTAATACAACTGCTGATGGTACTACTTGTGTAGGAACTGATGGTTGTATTTGCTGGCCAACAGTACCTGAAATCGTATGGATTTTTTTTATTGACGGGGATGAAGGCACCGCTTGTGTTTTACTACCATTATAAGGTTTAACAGTAGCGTCTTGCCCTTCACACTCACATTCAACTTTATCTATATCACTACATTTGTTTTCTTCATTCATTACCAGATCATCAAACATAATTATTCTCCTTACATATCACTTAAATAGTTTTTTATTAGATTAGCTGTATATACAACATCCATTTCAGGGTAATAGTTCTTTATATCCACATAAATCTGATGTATAATACCAACATAACAAAGATCATAACTCTTTACATTATACCAAACACTAAAATCATTCTCAACAATACTTTCAAATGCGTTATAGTATCTATTCTCTATCGGGATTAAAGGAATACAATTATTCTCTAATGCTTTTACAAAATCTGAATGGAGATAACCGCACATATTTTGATTGAATGTATTGATTAAAATAGTAGCTTTCAGATCGCAAAACTCTATAGGTTTCTTTTTAACACTAAAATCTACATAGTTATTTTCATGCCTTATATCAGCATCATAGTTTACTTCTAATCCGCCATACATTTCAGATACATAATACTTATCAAAGGCTTGTATTCTATCACTTATAGAACCCTTATAACCCAATGGTGTTCGTTTCCAGTTGCAAAATTGAATGCCATTTAATGTTTTAATCTTCAACCAAAAAGGTAGATAACGAAATCCTCGCCTATGATTTAAATATGGCTCAAAAAATACAACATTAAACTTCTTCAGCCAGCTATATTCTTTCTCAGTCATTGATGCTTGACTATCAAAAATAATTATAGGCTTTTTCGTCCTTGTAAATTCTTCAACAAGTTCCGTTTGTTTTAAGATCAACTTTCCTTTATTAGAGTTCTTTTTATCATGCTCTGTTTTAATCCAGTTTAGAAAAATAGCATCACACTCTTCATTTGAATCTGATGCTAATTCCTTCACCTTCATTACTGGGTCTTTATTCAACTCACAAATTAAACTACCATCATTAACATTAAAAATCCCAAGTATCATTATTTATTAAACCATTTCCTATTATATTCTGGCCCATTTAACAATCAAATCGTTGACTTCTGTAAACCAACCATTCTTTTCCTCATGCTCATATTCATAAATAAAATCTATAACATGATCCGAAAAGCCATTTATTAATGTCCAGTTTTTATCATATGTTAGACCTGAATCATATGTTGCAATGTTCATAATATAACCCTTACTATTATTAGAAGGTAATGCTCTACCATCTGTTGATTGCTCATCTGTTATAACAATCACTCTATCATACTCTTCTTTACTCTTTAAATCGTTCAAAGAAGTTCTTAAAGCTGTTCCCATGTTAGGCTGATTATTAATAATAGAATCAGCTAATTCAAAACCATGATAGTTATTTCCTACAAGGGCTAATCTATCAGAAAAGGTATATACAACACATTCATCGCACACTTCTCTTAAAAGAATAGCAAGTGCTGTTGCGGTATCAATCCTTTTTGTTTCAGACTTCCTTGCAGTAGCCCAAGTCATTGAACCAGATACATCAACAAGTAATGCAGTTTTACCAGATAACTTGTTAAATGTTCTAACACACTTTAACATCATATCTTCAAGTTCTTTCTTAATATCTACATCTGAAATATTCTTATATGCAGTATAGAATCTGAAAGGGAAAAGTTTTTCAACATTAGCCTTATGTAAAGCATCTATAATCGTATACTTATCAAGACCAGCTTCTATCATACCTCTTATATTTTTGATCAAAGCCATAGCACCTAACTTATTATTCTTAATCAAATCCTCAAAAACATCTTTCTTATTTTCACCGGAAGATAAACGCACTTCCCAAGTATCAGGGATTTCTAATTTAGAATATTCACCATAAAATGCCTTGATTGGAAATCCTGCTTTTGTTACTGTTGGAAAGAAATCTTTATTTACCAACTGAGCAAACATCTTTCCTTTTGTCATATTTTCAGGTTTAGCGTGGCACAAAAATGCCGCATCCCTCAACTGAACAGAGCCAGGGCCACTATCATTCTTATTCCATTTAGCTATCTGATACTCATTGAACTTATTGAAAGCCTTTGAAATACCTTTCTTTACCTGAGCAGACAAAGAAGAATCTTTATCACTACCAGACCAATATAGTTTTAAGAACTCAATTATTTCATCAGGTCTTTGAATAATCTGATTTAAAGTATTACTTAAAATAGAAGGGGTATATGTCTTAGTATTACGAGCAAGCTCACGAATTAAAAGCAATGGTATTTTTCTTAAATGGAACTTATCTCTAGCTTCTATCGCAAGAGAGGCAACCATATAAGGATCGCATTGTTTAACCAATTCTTTTATTCTATTTGTACAAGATGCGCCTGATTCATAAAATGAATTTTCATTTAATAGGCAAGATAATACTGAACGTCTTAACTGAGCTTCTGAACTTAAATTTTCAAACATAACATATTCTCCTTGAGTAAAGATTTGAGGAACAAATTGCATTGAGTGTTTTTTCATTTTGTAGTTGAAGTAACTCAACACTCCGCCATCAAATTATATTAAAATAGGGAACAAACAGAATGAGCGTCTTTTCATTTCAAGTGAAGTATCTCATTCTAACACCACTATAATCTTTTTTATTAAAGAGGAACAATTAAAAAAGAGATTATCAGGAGTTTCACCCGAATCCTTTTATTGTTACATTTTTGATTATTAGTCAAATTTCAAGTGAAGTAACTCTTCTTATACACCATCTTTAACTTTGAATATATTATAACATATTACTTTTTATTTGTCAATCTTTTCTTTTACTTTTTCTTCTTTTATTTTTTTCTTTCCAAGAGCATTTTCAATAATAAAATCTCTTACTGGAAATGACAAAGCATCTAAACGGCAGTGTAACCCCTGAGCTATAATATTTATAGGGCCAACTACTGTTGCAATATGCCTTACCGCTTCTGCCAAATCAAATGCAGCAATAAATGCTGTAAAGCTGTTGAAATTTGGAATCTTTTCGTATTCAATTCTATACACATTAACTGTTTTTCCTGCCATCTTAAACTCCTATTAAACCTTTTATTTTATTCAAACAACATAACTTATCATTATACCAATCTTTGTCATTTAGCCTTCTATTATATCTTCATAACAAGGTTCATAAACATATGAATTTTTTTCTTTATCAATTTTAGTAATCTTATAATACGATATAAAACCACTAGTTATTGATTCTTCTATTTTATCTAACATACTTTCTGATATAAAAATTTCGCCAATCTCAACTTTTTTCGGCTCTGTTTTTAACATTCTAACTTCAGATGATTTCATTATTTCTTTTTTCCTTTTTTCTTTTTACTTTTAGGTGCTACTTGTTGCTCTTTATCTTGTTTCTTTTTATTTCCCATAATAGATTTCCTCCTGTAAATATGTTTAATCTATTTATGAGAAAATTAAAATAAATATTATTTCTTTGTTTTTTTCTTTGTCGTTACAGGATTTTCAGCTAAAGCGACATCTAACTCTTCTGAAGTTTTAACATCAACATTTTCAAGTAACTTCTCTGCTGCTTCCACCATTTCATTATGCGTAGAATAACCAGTATTTTTCAACCACTCATCAACTTCTTCTAATAATTCAGGATGATTGGCTAAATTAGCTGTTGCATTATCAAATCCTTGTCCTAAAACTTCCCCAGTTTTTGTAATCTTAAACCATGCGCCACCTTGAGTTACAATGCCAGCTTCTATCAATAGATCAACAATGCCAGCATATATATCAATACCCTTATTATAATCTATTTTAATAATTGCATCCTGATATGGTGGATACATACGATTCTTTATTGTCGTAGCCTTGATAATACTCTCACCTTCATTACTCTTTTCCTTTTTAAGTGATAAAAGAATACTTGGAAACATTCTCATTGCCTTACCACCGCCAATCTGATCCGGTAATGGAACCTGCCCTGGCCTACTATACATATGACCAGTTATAATACCGATAGAACCAGTTTCGATAATAACATTCAGCATCATTTTTAGCATTGAACGAATTTTCTTCTGTAGCTGACCTTGATCTGCTTTAGGTTCACCCTTCAAAGCATCAGCCATAACTTTATCTTGATCTAAACCACCAACAGAATCTAATCCTATTATTCCCTTTTGACCTGTTGCTAAAAGCTTTTCTTTAATCTGTGCCAAAGTTATTTTTACATTATCAACATATGGTGTATAAAAATACTGAGATTTCTTTGTATTTAATCCCCATCTTTTAGCAAAATCATTACCACAGCCTAGTTCTGAATCCATAATAAATGGAATATAGCCTTGCTTTTGCCCTTCTAACATACATAAAACCATAAAAGATGATTTCATTGTATGTTCAGGCCCTACAATACCAACGAGATTTTTATGCGGAATACCCTTATGTAATGAGCCAGATATAATCCTATTCAAATCCAATGCAGGTGTTTTAACCCATTCAGTGACATTACCAATAGTAGATTCTGATAATGTTGAAATGTGAATACTTGGTAATGCTTTTTGCAATCCGGCTAATATATTATCAAATACTTCCTGATCTATTTCTTCTGTCATTTATATAACCTCTTTTTATATTTTAGATAAAACTGAAAATCCCTGCGACTTATTTACCATATAAGCGTTATTAAATTCCAGATCATCTATTTCTTGTCTATGTGTTACTATATAAATTTTACTACTATCATCTCTCTGTTTACCTTTAATAATCCTTAGCATTTGTTTCAAACCAGATGAATCTATTGATGAATCCAATATTTCATCTAAAACCAATATATCAGGCCATATACCAGCCTGTAAACGAGAAATATCTAAAAAAGCTAACTGCATTGATAAATCTATGCTTCTAGCCTCACCACCACTTAAATTACCATAAGAGCAATTAAATATTCCTGGCCCTTCTATCGTTTCATTTAACCAAGCATCTAATATAAGATAAAAGTTTACACCACTTTCAGCCAGATAATAATTTACCTGTTTATTCAAATAGGGAAGAAATGATGATATAGCATATTGTTTTATATTTTCATCTTTACATATTAATTTTAAATAATTTAAATGATCGACTATAAGATTTAAACTTACATTATCCTTCTCTAACTTTTTTATTTCTTTATTATTTTTACTTCTATTATCTTCAATATCAGATAATAATTTTAGTAAATCTCTTTTTCTCTTTGTTTCTTGATCTACTTTCTCTAAAAGGATTCTCTTTTCTATCTCTAAATTATTAATGATTTTTAAAGATTCTTCAAATGATTCTATATCTATTCTAGTTTCAGTAATCGTAATCTTTATTTCTTGTAATTCCATATCAACTTTTAATCTTTCTTCTTCAACTTTTAATAGAAAAAATTGTATCTTTTCTACTTCTCTTTCAAGTCTTTCTAAATCATATGATAAGGCATCCTCTGAATAATTCTTTAACTCTAGTTCCAGCTCAATCTTTTTTATTTTAATTCTATTTAACTCTTTACTTTCAATATTTATCTTCTCTAAGCTTTCTTTATTTTCTTTCAGTAATAATTCTAACACATCTAATTTAATTTGTAAATCACTACTACATACCATTCTAATATTGATTTTATTAAATAGTTTATCCTTACAATCATCGGTTATTGCTGTGTTACATAACGGACATTGATCAGATGCTTCTATTATACTCAAATCACTTCTAAGATTCAGTAAAACGCCTTCATTAACATTAATAGTATCTTTCAAAATAGAATATTCATCCATCACACCTTTAATCTCTGTATCTTTTAACGATATAGTATTACTCAACTCTAAAATTAACTTGTCTATATCTGGATAAGTAGATTCGTAGGAATCATATTCTTTTTTTAAGGTAGTATACTTTTCATTGATTTTTATTCCCTCCTTGATTAAACTTATCTCTTCCTTCTTATTAGTAATCATATTTTTATATTCTTCTATTTGACTATCATATATAGAAATACTCTTACTACATTCAAATTCTTTGTCTAAATATGAAGTTCTTTCAAGTATAGCTTCTTCATATTCTCTTCTCAGTGACACCTTATCATATGTCTTTAATTTATTTTCAATCTCTTTTAATGTATCTTCTGATGAACTAATTTTATTAATCATTTCAAGAAGTTCATTACCTTTAATACCTAAACTTACATCAACGGATTTATATTGACCCATAGATAAATTATTCATACTTATCTTATCCAAATTTATCTGCAAATACTTATTGCCTTTCTCTACAAGTTTAGAATACATTTCAAGAGAAAATATCCGTTCAAGAAACTGCCTCTTCTTTCCCGTATCTAACTTTAGTATAGGTGTTAAATTGTTAAGATTAGTATGGATTAGATTAATAAAAGATAGAAAATCAAATCCCAATATTTCTTTTTCAAAGAACTTTTGATAATCTCTCGCATCAGACAATAATGGTATTAAAGAACCATTTTCATATATTTCTAATTTATCTGGTTTTATTGCTCTTAATATGGAATAATTTTTAGTATCTTTTATAAAATTTAATATGACTTCACAGTTCTTTTTATTTTTCCAGTTTATTATCTGTTCTTTTTTAACTGGCTTATTTGTTCTACCAAATAAAGCAAATGGTATTGTCTCCATAACAGAACTTTTACCTGAAGCGTTTGATCGTTTTTTATCATGGTCAAAACCAAATATGGCATTAATACCAGGCTCAAAAATTAAATGTTGAGGCGAATTACCATAACTGAAAAAATTCTTAAAAGTAGTATCTTGAAAATCTAATATCATTAGATAAAATCATCATTATCTATGTCATTATCAATATCATAGCCGAATGATTCATATGCCTCATCAAAGGCTTCATCAAGTCCGATACATTCCTGAAGAGTATCGCAATCATACTCTTCAAATCCTGTTATAAGAACCTTATACACCTTAACCCTTGTATCAAAATCCTCTATCTCAATTTTAATACCATATATCACATCTTCCATTAAATTAGAACCAGTAGCCCATCCCATAGTTTATTCCTCCTGATCTCTTATTTGTTCATATATACTTGAAGCTAAATCAGCTACACGACTTGCCCAGCTAGGATCATCTGTATTCAATGATACTTCCTCATGGAAATCTGAAAAATCATGTGGAATTAATTTATAAGGGTTTTTAGCATCTAAATCTACATAACAATGTCTTAATTCATGCCTAAGTATTCTAACTCTATCATCCCTTGTAATATTATCCCATGCAATTTTATCAACAGTTAAAATATAATCAAAACCTTCTTCTATTCTATCATCAGCAGTTAGTGTTCTTAAAAGATCATTTGTTTTTCTTATCTGAGCTAAAATTACCAGACCTTCTTTTGTTCTCTTCTTTAAATCAAAAAGGCAACAAATCTGTGCGCTTCTAAGTTCAGGAAAAAAATCTGCTCTCACATCTGTTAATAATGCCTTTAATAAATCCGATGCATCTTCAAATCTACTCATTAGTCTGTACCTCACATTCACAATTTTCACCGCAAGTTTCACCACAATCACATTCTTTTTCTGTAAGTTCTTTATTTAACTGAATAGGATATACCCAATCAATTCTATTTGGTTTAAATGGCTCATCTACTACAATTTGAATATAAAAATAATTTTCAGATATACAAGCAGCCATAGCCTTATCTACTGTACTATAAAGACCAACTACAGCCCAAGTTACATTACCGTCTGGCGTAGAACCATATTCACCAACCAAATAAGCCTTCAACTTAAACAAATTCTTAAACATTTTTATCTCCTTTATTTAATTTTGCTATATACCTTATACCAATCTACAAATTCCTTTATACCATCTTCTATAGAGAACTTAGGTTCATACCCTAACTCTCTTTTAACCATTGTTAAATCTGATAATGATTCAACTATCTCACCTTTAGGTAGATCAACATATTCTCTTTTTGCTTCAATACCAGTAGTTTTTTCTATTATATCAAGTAGTTCTTTTAGCTGAACCATTTCACCACGACCCAAGTTATATAGTTTATAATCTATTGGCCTTTCAAATGCTAACATGAAACCATTAATAATGTCATCTATATAAGTAAAGTCCCTATACATATTTCCATTATTATTTATTACCACTTTAGTACCATTATACACTGCTTTAACCCATTTGTAAACTACCATATCTGGACGGCCCCAAGGCCCATAAACTGTAAAAAACCTTAGCCCTGTTGTTTTTATACCGAAATTTTTATTAAAAGCGTATGCTTCCATTTCATTAAATTTCTTTGTTGCGGCGTATGTATTCAATGGGCGTTCCGTACTATCTGTTTCCTTATAAGGCGGCACTAAATCACCATAAACACTACTACTTGACGCATATACAAAGTTCTTTACATTATAATTTTTAGCAGCATTGATTATATTTGTAAACCCATAGCAGTTAGTTAAGATATATGGTTCAGGATTTGTTAAAGAATACTGAACCCCGGCATATGCTGCTAAGTTGCATACATAGTTGGGCTTTTCTTTCTTAAAAATCCAATCTACATTATCTCTTGATGCTATATCCATTTCATAGTTCTTAAATGATGGATTTTTTACAATCTGTTTAATCCTTTCTCTCTTTAGCATTGCATCATAATATGTATTAAAGTTATCAACACCAACAACTTTTACACCTAACTTTAATAGTTTCCTACATAAATGAAACCCTATAAAACCAGCTGAACCTGTTACTAAAACTTTATCATCCTTTTCAAACATATTATTCTCCTATAATCAACTTATCTATTAGTTTATTCATTACATTCCTTTTTAAGTTCTCAGGAAAGTCTAACTTATCTATGTACTCCAATAAAATCTCTTTATTATCTTTAACTTGTATATCTTCTAACTTTAAATCTGATGCTATAACATTTATATTACTAAAATCTACTGTCAGTTCCATTGGATTGTGCATCTGTATCTCATCAATAAGTTTTTCATTCTCTAACTTGCCATAATCCCTATCAAAAATTAACTTAACAACATTACCAGTTATAGTTGATGGGACTATTTTATTATCTGTAAACAACTTAACATACTTAGGTGCGTCATCATATAGTACAAACTCTAACTTATCATTTATTAAAGTATAATAGCCTCTTACAGAACCAACATCATTAAAAGTTAAATGATATGGCGCCCCCATATATATTATATTTCCTTTTGTTGAAGGCGTATGAAAATGACCTGTCAATACAAGGTCATAATTTTCTAAATCAGTATACTCTAAATTAGCTCCCTTAAATGGTGTGCTACCAGCTATGTTAAAACCATTTATTTCAAGATGCCCAAACAGATATTTATACTCACTACTTTTTATATATGCTGGATTGTATAACCAAGGAGCTAATAGAGAATCATCCAGTTCTGTTGTTGAATCTATTATTTTAACATTATCAAACAGTTCAAAGAACATTAAACTATGAATCTTAGAACTATCTTTATAATATATATCATGATTTCCTAATACAATAATCAGCTCTAGTCCGGCATCTTCAATCATATCAAGTATTTCATATGATATAGCTAAAGTTAAAATGTTTATCTGCTTTCTTGTATCGTGCCAATCGCCTAAATGTAGGATTGTTTTTACATTCTTTCGTACACAAGTATCAATAACATTCTTAAAAAAGTTGAAGGTAACATTATGCCATATATCAGAAAACTTATGTGACCCTAAATGAGTATCTGTGATTATTACACAATCCCTCATTTTTTATAATCATCCTCATCATATATATGGCTATCATGTATCTGAGTGCATATTTCTTGAACTGTTTCAATATGATTTTCTTTTTCATCTTTATCAATATACTTTAATATATCTTCATAGTTAAATGATTTTTGAACATAAGATGCTTCATTTGTCATTATAGATTCATTATATCCCTTATAACAAAGGTCTTTTATTACACCATGTTTATTTTGTTCTTTAATATAAAGTTTGAATGAATTGTTATAGATTTGTGTTATGTATGCGAATGCATTTGTAGATTTTTCAGGATCGAAATTTTTTAGATATTTAAGGCAAGTCAATATGGCTTCAGATACCATATCTCGTCTCCAAGTATAACTAGAAAAATTGCCTTTAGATGAAAAGTTCTCAGCAACCATTAAGAGCATTGATCCTAAGTTTTCAGATGCCCTACCTGTTTCTCTATATAATATTACCTCTTTAAGTAATTCATCATTACTTATATAATACTTACCTCTTTTACGACTCAATTTAACCCACCTTTACATTTTTATTTATATTTTAACAGAGTATGGGGTAATTGTAAACTAATTTTTTATATTTTTTTCAATCTCATTTTTTATTTTAGCAAACATATCATTTGCTTCAAAATAATTCATTTTAATTTTTGTTATCAATCGTTCATTAATTTTTATATCACTTAACTCACAACCTTCGCTTAAACAGAAATCAAACTTATACTTACCGCCATATATAGTTTTTAACTCTTTATTTAAGTCATCTATAATGATTTGAGAATCAATATTATACTTTTCATTAATATAAGATATAATTTCATCATACCTAGTTTTAGTATCAACTAGCTTGATACTTAATGCTCTAAAAATATTTGTGTTCTCATCAAAACCGGAGTATGATAAATAGTTTAGTAATCTCATTTTATTATCCTATAAGAGTAATATGCGTATCGTCATCGCTTATCCTGCAATAAATTAAATTATTTCCATCAAGGGATTGTAAATATGTAGTGCAACCACCAGATAAAACATCTGTTTCTGTTGTCCAGCTACCATCAATACTAACATATGACGTATATACTGGATAATTGTTATTCAAATTATGCTGAAGTGTGCATTTATATATACCATCTTCGTCCAATGTAAGTTTCAATGTTTCAGTTGATATAGTTGAGCCCACTAAAGCCTTATATACACCGGCCTTAGATTCCCACCTATATGCCAACTCATTACTAATCATTTTATTTTTTGCTAAATCAGTACCAGAGTTATCTGTTTCATCCACTTCAGCTGATGGAACTATAATATCAACATAATCAACCGTTCCTTCATCTATAACACCAGCTTTAGACCATTTTATCTTAAACTTTCCACTTGCATATCCATTTGTTTCAGATGAATCAGCTATCCAAAATTCAAAATAACCATTCTCATCTGTTGAAATTTGCGGTAATGTATTTGTTGCCGAACCGCCATTTTCTGATGTATATACATATGCGGCAGTTGAAGAATTTGCAACATATACTGATATATCAACTCCATTTATAGGTTGCCCTTCTTCATTACTGATATATTCCCAATGATGCGCACGAGCCATAATGTAATCTCCTTTTATCTCATATCTTTCTTAACACGATACCATATTGTAAATGTAACATTATCAGGTTTAAATATTAAATCGCAATAAGTGTAAAATACTATATTATTATTTATATCAAACAGACCAATTTCATAAATGTTCATATCTCTATCATCATCGACATTTATTTCAAAATAGAAAAATTCATTATCACTCTTTCTTCTTACTATAGGATACTGCCCATATGATTTTTCCATACCATGATTACTTTCTGGATTCCATTTTCTACCAGATGTACCATATCCAACTTCAGCATAAGTCACATTATTAATAATACCTGTCATATCTGTTGGAGAAATACCTATCTTTCGTATAATAGCCGTTCCTGTTATTGAAGAGCCAAAAACAACAGTACATGAATTTGCATTATCAATAGTAAAAGTTTTTGGATAAACTATATAACCATCTTCATCATAAAACTGTGCTTGTATAGCATTAGCATTCAGTCCATGATATATATTCCATGTAGTTGAAGCACTATCTCTTACATATCGTGACAAATCGGTATCAAATCTTGTTGCTGTATATGCAAAACCAGAATCGGAATATGCTAAATTTACTAAATATTCGGTTTGACTATCAGCAACTATTGATAAGGGTAAGAACTTGAATCTATCAACATCATCTGTCTGAACAATATTCCATTTCTCAGCATCGCCATCAAAATTTAATCCATGTGTAACTGTCCATTGAATAGCATCAGATGCTTGTTCTAATGTAAATTCCGATACAGTTAAATAAGCAAATCCAGCAGTAGGTGTCGCAAATGTTATTTTAATTCTGTTTGCATCAATATTCTCAATAGATTTAGGTTCAAACATAACTTGCCCTAAAGTAAAACATTGTGTAATAATATTAGTTGAATTTAAATCATGTTTTATAATCCATGCTAACGAATTTGAGAATGACGCATATACTAAGTTACCTTCTATACTACTCAATATAGGCTGATAACATTTAGAATACATTGCAGCTGCATAGTTTCCTGTATATAGAGGTATATTTTTTCCTGTAAAGTCTGTAATAGGTGCAATCAATTCATAATAATGTGAAAATCTACTAACTGGCCTAAACTTTTCAAAGTTACTTATAAGAATAGTTATTAAATCTTCATTGATAATAAAATTTGTACCTAATGGCTCTCGGCTCAAATCCATTTCAACTTTATAATGAGGTGATAAGCACAAACCGCCACTTACTTCTTTTGAATATGTGGGATACTCAATAATCTCAGTATTATCAAAAACTATAGCATTACCAGATGCTTCATAACTAAATGTAATTAATAAACTATTTTTATCTAAGAATGTAATCTCATCTGGTACTTCAACCATATCATCAACTACAACTTGAACAATGGGATATTTTGTATTTAAATCATGTTCAACAATCCAAGACGATGAGGCTGCTGAGGTCGAATATGTATATAATTGATTATCAATACCTATTACAGCTGAGCCATCAATAGGATTATCAAAATAAACAGATAAATTATTTATATCATCAAAAATTATCCTATTAGGTACGATAGAATAATCAGTACTCGAAACTTGCGCCATAGGATATTTGACACCTAAATTATGATTTATATGCCAAGTTGCTAAAGGTGTTCTCTGATCGAATTGATACCTATATGCGTTATTATCAGTTGTCATTGTAACTACTTTACCTGTTACAGCAGTATCAAAAGTTGCGACTAAATTATTTGAATCTGTAAAATATATCGAATCAGGTATAATAACCTGTTCATCATTATTTATAAACTGTGTAAAAATAAACTGCTCATTATATCCGTGAGTTACTTTCCATTCGGTAGAAACATCTTCAAAATATGTTAAAGATACACCAGCATCATAATAATAACCAGCACCAGCGCCTAGTGATGGTGGCAATGTATTATAACTTGGATATGATATATATAAATAATCATCAAAATAATTCAGTGGGGAGCCAGAAACTTCCCAATCATGCCATCTTTCATAAATATTAAGATAATTTAATGTATTATAAGTTAAAATTTTCCATATAATAAACAAAGAAGTATAAGTTCCCTTTCTCTTTAAGAAGTCAGGCAACTTACTCACATATTCTCTTTGTTCCTTTTCTGTAATTCGTTCTAATAAATTAACATCATACATATTAGAAATATAATATAGATAATCAAAATCAACTTCTGCTGGATCGGATAATGTCCATATATTCTTTAATAAGTTATAGTTCTTACTGAAAACCCTATCAAAATATAGCTCTAAAAATCTAGCCATTAACATATTATACACATCATACTTATAACCATTTGCTGTGTCTATTACCACTTTGGACTTATCACTACCTCTATTATTATAAGGCAAGGCATTAACGACAAAATCCTTAAAAGTATCTATAATAATATCAATTCTATTAGTTGCTGATATATATAACTTGCCAATATAATAGTATAACTTATTTGTATTTAAGTAATCAGTATAATCTGTATTGCTATCAATATAATCATTAAACTGGCGGTCTTTCTTAAAATAAACTTCACAACCATTATTGTCTATCAAATCTTCAATAGTTAGTTCGCAAAATCTATATGCATCACTCTCGTAGTTGAAACTAAATATATTACCTATTGGTGTTCCACTTATAGGTGTTGCTTTTATTCTATAATATGTTCCTTCCACTTTAACATACAACTCAACACCAAAACCATATTTTGCAATGATGCCCGACTTAGCACCTCTAAGTGAAACAGAAGAAGGATAATGATAGTTATGAGGTACTATTCTATTTCTTATTATAGTTGATGGTATATTAGTATCTAAACTAGTAAGATTTTTATGTATATCATTATCTTCATCTGTAAAATAGTTACTTAATATAAAATAAGGTGTATCAGAAAATTTTGCCATTATCCTTCCTCTGTAAATGTGCAGTTATCTATTAGAACTTGCGGAAATTGATTATTACCCAACTCTATATCTCTAAGTTTATTATATCCATTATGAGTTATCTTATCTACAGTATATTTAGGAAAACCAATAAAGTTTCTTAAAACCATACCAAAACAATCACCTGCCTGAACATCAGTCACACCGTAATCTATGATTTTTACGGGATCAAATATATCATCATTACTATTATTACCTAGTTGCCCGTAAGCATTCCAACCCCATGACCAAACAGCACCTTCAGTATCAAGGCCAAAAAAACTAACACTATTACTACAAACTGCAACATTTGTAAAACTAACATCCATAACTGTTGCAACCGGACTTAATGTTGGTGGAGCCATAATATCAATATCCATACCCCAAGTATATACATTATCTTCCGATATACCAATAGAACATCCCAATCCGCAAGCTACATCCTTAAAACTTAAAGTTGATAGAACAGCAACTGGACTTGAACGACTATTTGTAGTACCATCGCCTAACTGACCTTTATCATTATAACCCCACGCCCAAAGTGAACCATCTGAACTACGAATACCTATAATATGATCCATGCCAACAGATATTTTACTGAATTGTATTCCGCCTAAAATCAAAGATGGTATTGAAGTATCAATATTTGTAAAATTAGCTAGCTGACCATAATTATTAGCACCCCATGCCCAAACTTCTCCATTATTATCAAGTCCATATGAAGATGTATAACCAGCTATGACCTGAACCAAACTTGCACTACATGATACTAATACAGGGCTTGAACAACTATTACCACTTGTATTATTTCCAAACTGTCCATATGTATTATCACCCCACGCCCATAGCGAACTATCTGAACCATTAATACCTAAACTATGCATACCGCCAACAGAAATATCACTAAAACTAATATTACCTTTTACAAAAACAGGACTTATTCTATCAATTACAGTACCATCTCCTAATTGGCCAAACATATTGTTACCCCAAGCCCATGCTGTACCATCCTCTTTTAAACCGATGGAATATACACCGAATGTTGATATTTTAGAAAAATTATCGGTATCAGCTAACAATACTGGTATAGACCTATCAGCCCAGTTTATATCATTATTGCCTAACTGCTTAGTATTATTCATACCCCATGCCCAAACAGCACCAGTAGTATTAGGTTCATATATAATATTTGCATTTACATCTCTAAACATTATATACTGAACTCCTTTTATATATGTAAAGTTATCAGTAGGCGAAACTTTACTTGTATCCATTAAATAGTCTATTATATCTGTCAACTTAATTGTTTCATTAAAACTTCTATTAACATAGTTAAAATAGTATTCTAACTTATTCTTCACTGCTTCTTCTACTAAAGCAAAAGAATATGTACGTTTAGGCTTTATACCAATATCAAAAGAAAAATATACAAGATCAGGTACTTCATATTGTTCATAGATACATATAACCTTTCTAGGTTCAAGATACTTAGCTAAATCCGTTTTATATTCATCAGCATATAAGGTTGGAGTCAAAGAGCCATCAGCATTTGTAGTCTTATTAATCGTAGTAGTTCCCCATGTATCAGGTATAACAGAAATATAAACTTTATTATACTCTAAAATTGAGCCAGATGGTGTCACACTTTGCTGGCCCCATGCATTTGCAGCAATAACATTATCCTTCTCTTCAAGAAACTTTACATAATCATAAGATGTGACATCTCTAAACTGGTCATACATACTGCCAACAGAGTTTATTTTAATATCAGCAATACTTTCAGGACTTAGGCCACCTGTTGCGGAACTATGAGTAGTAATAACATAATTAGCATTATTTCCAGAGCCAGTTTCAAGATATGAAGTTTTTGTAGTGTTATAAATAAAATTAATAGGTAACTTAGTTACCACATTATTAGATACATTACCATTTTCACCCAAAGATTCTAATAAAGTTATAGAAATTGTACTATATGTTTCAGGTAAATTATTAGAACTTGAAAACTCTACAACATAGTTTTGATACTTATTATACTTGAACATATAAATATTATCTCTGATACTTAAACCAGATATAGTATCATAGAAATTTTCAACTCTTGCCCAAGTTACGTCATCTACTTTTACTTCCATACAAGGATATACATTAGTTAAGTCATCATCATAGTCAAACTGTAAATAAGGTAAGTATATTTTATTGTCTATCAAATCAATACCTGTAAACGTATATGTATGAACTTTACCTTGCCTTACTGGAACAGAAAAACTAAAAGGTACGGCTGTAACTTGTACTGTAGTTGTTTCAATAGTAGAAAATCGTATATTATTACCTTCAGAATCTTTAACATTCAAACCAGTATCGGGATTACATTCTATTTCAACCCAAGCAGGAATGGTAAGTGCATCATATAAACTAATCCCTGTTGATGCGCCAAGAGTAAATGTTAAATAAGTACTTGAAGATATATAACCTTTTGGATTATAACCCCTAAGTCTTGATAACATATGTGTTGTTTCATATATATCAGATGAACTAAGATATTGGTTTTTTGCAACTTTATTAATATGATACATTGTAAGCATATTAATATAAGAAACCAGTTCACTTAAAATTGTTATATTGTTTCCTTCTATGTTATAATCCTTATATATTGGATTAGAACTCAATAAATCAAACAATCTCGTTCTCATTGTTTTATAATCAATATTTAAATAATCAGGTACTAATGTATTTGACATAGTTATCTTATTTCCTCTATATTATTCTTCTTCTATAAATGTGCAATAATCAATTAAAATATTTGGAAACTGACTTTTATCTAAAGCTATATCTCTAAGCTTGTTGTTTCCGGTATAAGTAGATTCATTAACAGTATATTTGGGAAACTCGGTTACGGTATCCTTTAGAGCTGCTACAAAATTAAATCCTATAGTAAGATTATTAACACCAGTAAAACCAGCTATACCTACCGGACTTTGATATGATATAATACTATTATTACCTAACTGGCCATTTGTATTATTACCCCATGCCCACAAAGAAGTATCAGAACCCCGAATACCCATTGTTGTATAAAAGTTATTCATTTTTATATCCTTAAAACTTATACCACCTTGAACAGAAACAGGGCTTGAATAATTCGTAGCATTACCAGTACCTAAGTTGCCTTGAGGATTATAGCCCCATGACCAAGCAGAGCCATCTAAACCATTTATAGCAAAACAACTTGCACCATCAGTTATAAACTTTGTATAACTACGATTTCCTATTACTGAAACAGGATTTGATTGACTGCCTATAGTCCCATTACCTAACTGGCCATAATTATTAGCACCCCAAGTCCATAAATTCCCTGTTTCATTTTCAATACCGCCAATAGAATTCAACTGACTAAATTGTATTCCTCCAGCTACAGAAATAGGGCTTGAATAGTTATCAGTAGTATTATTTCCTAACTGGCCAAATGTATTATCGCCCCATGCCCAAGCAGTTAAAGTGAGAAGATTCAAACCATATACATAGTTATTATCTACAACTATCTGCTTATAACTTATGCCGCCAAGAACTGAAACTGGCCTTGATTTATCTATTGTTGTGCCATCACCTAATTGCCCATAAGTATTCAATCCCCATGACCATGCTTGATTACTCTTAGACAAACCAATAACAAAATTATTACCATTAATATATAATTTTTTATATTTATTACCGCCAAGAACTGAGGTAGGACTTGACCTATCATTATAATCACCAACACCTAATTGTCCATTTGTATTATATCCCCACGCCCAAGCAGTATCATCAGACATACGAATGCCTATGGCAGTTTTACCATCACAAAAAATATCACTAAAAATAATATTCCCTATGACAGAAACAGGGCTTACTTTGTTAGTAATAGTCCCATCACCTAGCTGCCCTTTATCATTTTGGCCCCATGACCATAATGTACCATCTTCTTTTAATCCATAAATGGAATTACTGTTTGATACAATCTTTGTAAAGCTCAAATTATTATGTATAACAACTGGCGAATGAACTTCTGCCCAATTAGAATCATTATTACCTAACTGCCCATATGTATTATCACCCCAAGTCCAAGCCATATTATTTGAATCAGGCTCAGATATTGTAACACTATCTATATCTATATCTCTAACTAAAAGATATTGTATTCCCTTTACATTAGAAAATGTTTCAGTTAAAGATATATTATTTGTATTCAATATATACTCAATTATATCAGTAATCTTTATCGTTTCTTGAAAACTACGATTATACTTTGAAAAATAATAATTCAACTTACTTTTAACATCAGCCTCAACTAAACTGAAAGAATATGATGGCTTTACCTTTATGCCTATTTTGATTATAAAATTTAATATATCAGGTAAAACATAAGTATCATATGTTGAAATTATTTTTCTTGTTGCTAAATATTCTGTTAGTTTTCTCTTGTAATCTTCTGAATATATAATAGGTATAACTTCATGACCTGATTCATCTTGTGAAATACTTATAGTTCCTGTACCCCATTCATCAGGTATAACAGTAATAAAAATTTTGTTATAATCTCCAGTATTACCTAATGGCGATTCTTCCATCTCACCCCAAACACTTGCAGCAACAACATCAGTTCTTTGCTCAAGATGCTTAATATAATCAATAGAAGTAACATTTCTAAACTGTGAATGAAATGTGCCACTTGAATTATCTTTCATATCCTTTATAAGTTCAGGGTCAACACCACCAGTTGCGGCGGTATGGGTAATAGTTACATAATCAGAATCAATAGTATTGCCATTAGTAAGATATGCTAATGTTGTTATATTATAAATAAACTCCGTATTTACAGGATTTATTATAGTATTTTCTTCAACATTTCCTTTCTTACCATATGATTCTAATACCTTTACAATAATTTTATCTGTGGGTTTAGGAACACCACTTGATACTAAAAATTCAATAGAATATGTTTGATACTTGTCAAACTTAAACATATAAATATTACTTTCATTTAATAGACCTGTAACTTCATTATAAAAATTATTCACTCTAACCCAAATATCATTTCCAACTTGAACTTCAATAGATGGCAGATCATCATTCAAATCATTATCATAATCAAAGTTTAATGAAGGTAAATATAACTTATTATCTGATAGGTCTAATCCTGTATAGCTATATGTTTTAACTTCACCTTGCTTTACTGGAACTTGAAATGCGAATGGAAAAGAATCTTCTGTAATTGAAACAGTTGTAGTAGTTGTAGTGGTAAACTTTACTAGGTTCCCATCTTCGTTTTTCTCTGTAGATTCAATTTCTGTCCAAGCAGGAATAGTAAGTGTATCATATACAACTGCACCCGCTGATGGCCCAACACTTATTGTTAATGTTGTATTAGAAGATACATAACCTTTTGGCTCATATCCTTTAAGACTTGATAACATATGTGTTGTTTCATATATATCAGACGTATCAATATAATGATTTTTTACAACCTTATTAATATAAAAAGATGATATAGAACCAGCATATGAAACTAGTTCATCCAAAATAGCTAAATTATTACCATCTTTCAAATAATCCTTAAACACCATATCATTACTAAGAACATTTAAAAAATCACTTTTAATTATATCAAAAGTCTTATCAAAATATTCAGGTACTAAATCATTTGACATATATTATCCTCTTTTAAGAATTGTGGTAACAGAATATATATTACTGGAACTTATAGAACCTACGATAGAAAAATTAACGGTTACTTCATATTGGTTATTATCATAATTTGATTGAACATTCAAATTTTCTATTTTAATTCTTTTTTCCCATGTTTGAATTGATGATAAAAATTCAGAACCAATTCTTCTAGCTGTTATATCGTCCATTGGCTCAAATAATAACTTATAAAAATTACTACCAAACTCAGGTAACATTCTTCTGCTACCCATCATTGTTGTCATTATATTTTTTAATGAGTTTCTAATGGAATCTATATCAGTATTTAACTCAACATCACCATCGTTTTGTCTGAATAGATCGCCATTAAAATCTGAATACATATAATCTTTAGTTGCCATTTTTATTTCCTCTTATGTATTTATACAATAAACTATTTAATCAATTTTAAGGTATTACATCTTCAATAATTTCATGTAATGATGGAACTTCTGGTATTGTTGGTAAAGTAACATTTGGTAAAGTCACATCTCCAATACCACCACCTAAAGATGATATTTTTGCTTGTATTTGCGGCACAATTGTAGGTATTTTTGTAGCTAATATAACTTGATTTTCTATAATTGCTATATATGGTTGAGTAAATTGATTGATTACTTTCTTTATCCATGTTAATAATGAAGTTGGATTGATTGAAGGTACAATCATTAATGGCGCTAAAAATGATAACTCAGCTTGCATATTACTCACAAGATTGTTAAGTTCTTGATCAATTTTTAATGAATAACTTTGTAGTTCTCTCAAATCATTTATCATTTCTATTTTTGAAGTAATACCATCGAGATATGATGAAACATCCATAGTTGGTAATTTTGGTATGGATGCTGTATAATCAAATTTTGGAAACTCAAGGTTTGATAATGTATCCAATTTAAATTTTACATTCGGCAACTCTGGCATAGCAGGCAATTTAGGCAAAACTGTTGCTCTTTTATTCAAATCTATTTTACTAAATGCTGCTTTTTTTGCTGTTTCTATAGCAGAAAAATCAACTTTTGGTACAGATATTTCTGGTGGTACTAAATTAGGTAAAAGTGTGAATGGCATATAAACCTCCTATTAAATTATTGATACAACTATACCATCTTTTACAGTAACATTTTTATTCCCAGCATCAAAACTACCATTAGCACCATTTCCAACTGAAACACTTTTAGTAGTCGTTACATCACCAACACATATTATATTCTGCGAAGTTAAAGTAATATTACCAATAGCTTTTATTGATACATCACCACCTGTTGTAATATCCCAATCACCACCAATTTGAGCTGTTTTATTACCAGCAATACCGTCTGTACTATTTGCAATACAACTAAGTAAAACATCACCATCTTTATCTATTTCTATATAAGTTCCTGAACAATGAAATAATGTTATTTTTTCATTACCGGGAGTTGAATCAAATTCTATATAATGCCCACTATGAACAGATAAAATAACACTATGAGGATATACACCATATCCAGCATTCCAATCTGGTTGACCTACTTTATCAGGATATACACCATCTGGATCACTAAATCCTTTACTTGTGTCTGGTGATTCAGTTGGTATGGCTGGAGCGGATGCAAAATATCTAGGTTGCATTATATTACCAGCCTCAAAGAACACAAATACATGAGAACCCTGTAATGGTACACCAAACCAACCATACTTAGAAATAGAACCCTCAATCAAACTTAATGCTGGTTGAGCCCAAGGCAATTCAGCTGTTGGTATACCTTCAGTTGCTGATTTAGTTTTCATTTCAGTATGTATACCAAAAATACGAACTTTACATCGTCCTGCTTTTAAGGGATCAACATTATCTTCAACTACACCACGATATATTGAATTTAATTTATCCTGTGGTAACTTAACATCTTTAAATGTATTTTTATCCATTATCTTTTTCCTAATATAGAATCAACTTTAATATTTGTATTTGTAGATTTTGACAATGTTTTATCATTGCTTTCCGTATAAGCATTTTTCAATAGAACTATTTTTTGCTTAAATACAGGGTCTTGTTTTCCACTAAAATGATTTGTAACTGATTTTATTAAAAATTTACCATCTAATGTGCTATTAAGAACTTGATCCCTCATTTCAGTACTTGGCCATTTTATATTCGTAAGTAAGCCAGGGTATCTTCTTTCATGTCCTTTAACTGTTATTGTTGCTGATAATTGTTTAGAGTATCTTTTTATAAAATCACATTCATGAATATTTCTAATTACATCAGCATCATCTTCACCTGACATAACAAAATTATCATTTGGTGAACTTATTGTATCAGGAAATAAAGTATTTTTACCTAGCATAGTAAATTTAGAAATAACATCTGTATAAGTAAATGATTCATCTATTAATTTTTTCTTTAAAAAATCATAACCTAAAACTCTTGATCCTTTTAATTGCTTTATTGCTGAATTATCTATACTATCCATCTTCCAATCTAAAATTGTATTATATGTTTTTGTTTTATCGCCATCTTTATTAAAAAATTCATAATAAATTATTTTATTATTTTCATCCTTTTCAACATCGGTACTTTGAAATAATTTATTTATTGTAACTAAATTCAGTCCTCTTGTATTAAAATAATATAAATATCCAGCCGTTTTGGATTCTGAGCCTGATCCTCTTTCAACTAACCAACGTATTGCTTCAGATGGCGTCCAATAGGGCATAAAAAAATATGATAATTTTTCTCTCGTATTCTCAAATATTTTAAAAGTTTCAATACTTAACATATTTTTAGTTATATCTTTAATAATATCCGATATTCTTTTATCTGTCCATGATATATTATATCTTTTATCCATTAGATTAGAATAATTAGTATCGACAAGAAATAAATCTATTTGACTCATTGAATTAGACTTTATTTTATCCATAGGATTCATGCTATCGACATTAAAAATATTAAATATAATAGTTACTACTTCTAACTCACCATATTGAATAACAATATTTTCATGCCCTGTAAATGGTAAAAATTCTGCTAACCCTCCTTTATCATAAAAAGATATTTTACCAACTAAACAAAATGAAAATATATCTTCTATAAAGTATATTTCAGATATATCTTCAAGATTTATATGGAAAACTCTTCCGTTTGAAAGAAGCTTAACATTAAATACTCCTTTATCTTCTTTTATATTTGCATTTACATCATCAGTATTACTCATTATAAATCCGCCATATCCCTCATTTCTCTCATTAAATAAGATATATAATAATTTCTCAATATTTTTATATTTTGACCATCTTCTAATTCTTCAAATGGATTAATAACATTATTGATCAAGCATACTACCCACCACAAATTTATATTATCGTGTACTTTATCAGCTATATTTTCCCAAAAATCTTTATTATCAATTTCATAGGTGTCATAAAAAACAATATCATTTTTTACAGAATCATTAATAGAATATGATCTAAAAATATTTAAAAATTTTGTACCATCATCATCTAAAATATTAAACATTCTTAAAAACGATGAATTTAATAATGTATGATCTGTTAAATCAAAAAAATTATCAGTTGCTTTATTTGTTGACATTTTATTCTCCTGTTAAATAATTACATTAATGCTTGCCCAGAATCTGCGATATTAAAGAAATTATTATATACTTTATCCTTAAAACTTTCAGTTGCTACACCATTTATTTTTTACTTGTAGTTAATAAAGTACCATTAAATGATGTATTAAAAACGGGTAAAAGTCCTTGAAATGATAATGTAAGTTCGCAAGATGTAGGTAAATTAAATATAAAAGGCGCTTTATATGTATATTGAACACCTGTTAAAACAGCGTAATCTAAATTTATAAGATCGCCACCATTAGATGATTTTATAAAAAAAACATGAGGTGGTAAAATAACTTCCATATCCCCTTTCCTTTGTGGGGATGAGAATGATTGTAGAGCACGGACTGTATTAATTATATTTTGTTTTGGCGAGCCGCAGTCATATAAAGTAAATGTAAATTCCATTGCTCTTCTACCTGTATTTTTATACACCATAGAAACATCAGGTCTTGAATAATTTACAGGTGTTTTATTTAAAGCACCTACTGCATTACTTGACATTTCTCCCGTTTCCCCGCCACCAAAAGCACCTTTTGTACCTTCTACTAATGCATTTTTTAAACCACTCAATTCTTTTCCGGCTTTTCCAAGTGTCTGACCCAATTCAGCACCTCTCGATGCAATACTATCATAATCAGCATATTCATGTGTTAAAGTTTCTGTTATATCATTTGGCGCTAAAAATTTAAATGTATGAAATTTTGATTCTAATTCAATAGTCATTCTAGCACCTGTTGGCTGACTTTTTAAAGGATATACATCTATTTCAATCCAAACCAAAGAATCAAAATTTGCAATATTTAACCATCCCTGTACTGGATTCTGTGTAATAGAACCTACTAATTCTATTTTATTATCCATCGTATTCTCCTTAGCTATTAATCAATGCAAAAGGCATTGGCATTGAAATAGGTATATCATGCTGTGGTTGAGAACTTTCATCTATAGTTGTAGATGCTTGTAAAACTGCATTACTTGTATTTATATTATTATTTGTATTTTCCGAAACCATTTTTCCAAACTCATCTACACTCTTTTTATCCTTTTCATTTTCAACTTTAGCCTTTTCATCTTCAGCTTTAATAATATTATTTGATGACTCCTTTATCGGAGAATTTAGCATTTCATTTTTTGTTACTGCTAAACCACCGACACTAATATCAGCCGTTTGTAAAGTCTGTGATAATTTATTTGATATATTGTTTGCTGATGGTAATATTGATTGAGTACTAGCAGGTGTAGATGTAGATGCTGACTTTCCTATTGATGATGTACTAGCAGATGCAGATGTAGATGCTGACTTTCCTATTGATGATGTACTAGCAGGTGTAGATGTAGATGCTGACTTTCCTATTGATGATGTACTAGCAGGTGTAGATGTAGATGCCGTAAATCCCCTAGATGCTCCGCCACCACCAGACATCCCACTACCTACTACTGGTGCAGTTACTGTACCGGATACTTTAGCTTTTTGTTCATCCTTAACTTTTTGCTCATCTTGCTGTTTTTTTGTTGGTAAGCCAAACCATCCCCTAGCCCAATCAGGAATAAATCCAATCATTTTTTCAAAAAGCCAATTAAAACCATCACCTATCATATTACTAAGACCTGTAAATGGCTTCATCCAATTTATATTAGTAGCCCAGTTAGTTAAATCCATCCAGCTTTCAGAAACCATTTGTCCAAACATCATCATAGCTGTAGCGACATCTTTAGTACTCACCATTCCAAATGTAATACCACTAATAGCACCAGCAATAGCACTACCAATTTTTGATAATATACCATCACCACCAAAAATATTATTTACTTCTTTATCATTCCATCCACTAAAAGCCTTATAAAGTATAAAACCTAAATATAGAAATGCTAAAACAGTAGGATTTTTCATAAGACTAAAAATAAGTTTTATTCCAGAACCTAACATACTAAAAATAGGGCCTATTAAACCACCTATAAATGAAAATAGTCCAGAACTCATACCTTTTAATTTACTCAAAAGACCTTTCTTTTCGCCACCTTCTCTTTCATCTGCTAATTTATTTACTTTTACATATGCTAAAAATGCCGTAGCAATACTCTTTATCTTTCCCGCTAAATTATCTTTTGTTTTTTCTATATCAATTGTTGGTTCTATAGTTTTTGCACTCCACCAACCTTGCTGTCCAGAAATATTAGGAAGTAAACTTTTTGTTGCTCCGCCACTTAAATGATCATATAAATCCTTAAATATTTCAGTTTCAATATTAACTGCTTTTGTTGTTGCAGATTCTTCTATTTTAGGTTCTTTTAATTTGTCTCTTTTAAACATACTACCAAAAGTTCTAAATCCATTCCATAATGATTTGAATGAACTTTTAGCTAAAGTATAAATTTTCATTATTTCAGGGCCCATTAAATTTTCAAATTCTGATTGTATTATAGTTTTAGCATCATTAAAAGCATCTTTAAAAGATTCTACAGCTTCACCTTCTTTATCTGCAAATTTTTTCCACATATTAGACCATACACTATTTTGTTTAATTGTAATATCTTTTATACTAGAAGATAGTCCCCTTTTAGTTTTATCTGTAATATATTTTTTCCATCCGCCACTTGCAGAATCGGCAATAGTTTTATTATAGCCAGTTAAATAATTTCCAATAACTTTTGCTGTTTTTAATGTATGTTCATTTATACTTTTAGAAATTGTATCTTTCCTAAATAATGAAAATATTTTAGAACCAAAACTTCTAAAAGTACCAATATATGATTTTTCTATATAATCATTTGTTTGCTTTCCAACATCTTCACCAATTTTATCATCAGTCTTTTTAACAGCATCGGCTAATGATTGATTAAAATGTTTAGCAAGAGAATCAACACCTCTTTCAATACTATTTAATACTTTAGTCTGATCACCTAAATGCTTATTAATTCTTTTACTTATATCAGCTACATTAGAAAATTCATCTGCCATATCTCTATCCTATTAAACTCTATTATTAATCCCTATCATTTGTCCGCCACCTAATTTATTATCAGACTTAGGTATATTATCTTGTGGTTTTGATACTTTTGTAGTATTAGAAGCAACTTGTGAATAAGCGTTTGTTTTTACCAATGGTGTTGCCACCTTTGCCATAGCTTTATTTTTATCATCTTTCTTTTGTTGTTCTGTTTTTGTTACATCACCTTCAGCAGAATAAACTCTCGAAGCCCCACTGCCGCCAGATTTCCCACCTTCACCAATAGCCGATACTGAAGCTGACGTTCCCTGACCTTTTGAAATTTCTTGAACATCTTTATTTTGAGAATACAATTCAGCTTTAGTTAAATCATCTTTACCTTTACCACTACTTAATGATAATGAACCATTTACAGTTTTTTGCATTATAGCATTTTGTGTTTCCAAATCTGCTGAATTTACATCAACACCTAATTTTTTAGCAGCTCTTTTTCTTCCTTCCGCCAAAAACCAAGCAACAACTTTTGCAGCAACAACAGGATCATCATTAACTAAATCTGGATTATCTATTAAAGCATTACCCATACCAATAGCTTTACTAGCTTTAGCATAATTAGCTTTACCAGTTAATTGTATATATCCACGACCTCTATATTTATAAGCATCCCCTTCAGTTGTATTACCTAGTTCTTTACCTTTAGATGAGCCTGTACCATATAAAAGTTCAGCAAGTTGTCTAGGGTCTTTTCTAATAGAATCCAATTGAGCATCCGAATAACCACTAAGTTTTGTACCAAAAGTTTTCCTTAATCCTTGAACTGAATAATTAAGATTTTCTTCTTGCCTTTTCCCTTTAGATTCTTTCATTACCTGGCCAAGACTTGCAGCAACAGCTTCATCATTTAAACCCTGAGCTTTTAATTCTTTTGCTATCTGAGATAAATTTTGTTTTGTATTCTGCCCACTTAAACCTACAGCAGTTCCGGCAGCCATACCACCTCTAAAAATTGCAGTACCTGTACTTATCACAGCATTACCAACATTTTTTCCAACATTTTCTCCAACAGTTCCTTTAGTAGATTGTGTAACAAATTTACCAAACCGATCTAACGATGATGATGCTTTAACAGCAGACCACTTAAAAATTTTAGAGATAACATCTAAAATACTAAAATTTCTTAATTCCTCTAAAAATCCTTCCCATGCATTACTTAAACCCGTTTTTATTATACCTATTGGATCACTTATTAAATTAGAAAAAAATGTTGATATAGTTGTAAAAACATTCTTAATCTGTTTACCTGTTTCTACTAACCAATCAATAGCTTTTGTAACCGGCTTAAAAAAATCTGTCATTGATTTCCAACAATCCGACATAATTTTTAATGTTTCACTAATTATATTATGTGTACCAAGCCATTGTTTAAGTTTAGAATTATCCCATATTGAAATCATGTTTTTAAACAACATAAATACAGCAACACCACCACCAATAACTAAAAGTGGTATTATCATTTTTTTCATATATCCTAAAATAAAAACATTCACACCCTTAAAAAATCCTAACATATTAGACCAAAATTGTTTTTTAAATACATTTCCAATTCTTGCTTTCCATAATATACCAACTGCTAAAGAATCCTTTATAACTGTTCCAACCATACCAGCAGCTTTTACAGCAGATTCATATGCTTTAACTTTTAAATTTTTCTTTTTTTCTTTTGGACTTTCTTCCTGTTCATCTACATCCGATCCTTCTCTATTATTCTCTTTTTTAATAACTGAAACTATCTTTTTTACTACAGATTTTCTTCCTTTTATCGGCTCAGCAGTTTCTTTATCTCTATCATCAAGATTATCATCCACATCTTGCTCATCTTTTGAAAATAAATACTTTATACCTCTACTAACTTTTTTTAAAATAGAAGCGCTAGTTATTATATAATCCCATAAAGGGCCCATAAGAAATTCTAATTTTTCCATAAAATAATTCCCAATTTCTTTAAAGCCATTTGCAAAAAAATCGCCCATAGAAGTTGACGCAGTTTTCCAACCATCTTTAAAAAATACAAATGTTTTACTAATTGCACGAGTTAAAAAATTACTCTTTGTATGCTTCCATATTTTGGATAAAGCATTTTTTATAGACTCTGATACCTTTTTGGTATTTGTTAATTTTAACCCTTTAAATGGTGAACCGATGATATTAAAAAGTCTTTTAATTCCGTCTCCAAAATCAGTAAAAGATGTTTTAAATATATCTAATACATTTGTAAATATTGAAGATATTTCAGGACTTTGTTTAGGAAAAGCTTTACCTAAAATATTTCTACGACTATCAATTTTTAAATCAATACCTTTAGCAGTATTCTTTATACCTTCATCAATATTTTCTAATTGTTCTGTTACTATACTATAATTTTCAGCAACAGAGCCGATATGACCTTGTTTAATCTTCTTAGTATGTGAAGCTCTTATTAACTTTTGAAATTTCTGTTCTTTTGTACTCATTTTTCCTTAAAATAAGGGTCTAAAAGACTTGCTCTTTAGACCCTTATTAGTCCTTTAGATTTTTTTATCTAAGTGAGCCTTATTTTTCTAATAGTTGTTCCTTCTTTCTATTAATATCTTTAATAATTAAATTAATATAAGCCTCTCTTTCAAAAATCGGTAACATATTACTTTCGGTCAAACTTATGTTAGCTCTACTAGATAACATATATTGTTCCTCAGTTAGCGAATATATACTATCGCCAGAACATACAAGATGGTTTAGAAGAAAAAATCTTCTAAAGGTATCTCCCTCTTAGCTTCAATACCACAATGAGGACATTTTTGTTTAAATGAAAACTCCAAACCAAAATCATTATCATTAAACCAAGTAGTAATTTTTTCTTGATCCATTTGACGAATATTATTCAATAAAAATAACGCATCATCAAAATTATTATTAACATCGCCATCAGGAGTTATTATAGATTTTACACTCAATGCCTGGACATATGTAATCATTTCAACATTCTTCTGTGTTTCGGTTAAATCCTTATTATCATTGAACAAACTGAATACTTTTTGCTGCATACCTCTTGTTGGAAATGTAAGTTCAAGTTTTAATTTATTTTCTAATTCTATAACGGGATTTAAATATACAATTTCACTATCTGTTTTAATGTTATTTTTAACCCTTTTAACAGTTATAACACTTGGTTTATCATCATCAACAAAGATAGGTTTTAATTTATTCACTATCAAATTATTCAAGGTTATATTTATCATTGTTTGAGAATCACATGATCCGCACTTAGCTTGAAATGAATAAACATTTCCTTTAGAGCATTTTCTTATTTCAACTAAAAGAAAAAATCTATCCTGTAAATATAAATCATTAATATCAAAATCTTCTGACACAACACACTCTGTAATCAATTGATCTAATGCTAGTTCAATTTTACCAGCATCTTCGACATCCTGATACAACAACATATTTTTTAACTGACCTGTTGTTATAGGTTTGAATTTAATTGTTTTACCTGATCCCGGCAATACAGTATCAAACACAAAAGTATTTAAATAATTTTTAAAATCTGACATATTTACACATCCTCCAATTTTTATAATCCACCGGCTATACCTATACCAGCTTTACGAATTGTTTCTCTAACAGCACCTTGAGGTTGATCATATACATTAAAAAATTGATATGAAAAGGTTACATCGACTGTTGATACCTCATTACTTCCATAATCTAATGAAACTTGCCCTATTGATTTTGGCCATGCATAATACAATTTATATACTGAAATAGTATTTCCTGTACTATTTAATAGATATGCTTCTTGATTTACCATAAGTGAACTAGGTTTTGATTGCATATTTGATATAGGATCACGCATCATTTTCTGCCAATCATGAAACTTTTTAAGTATATAACCCTCAGAATCCAAATTAAATGTAACAGTCCAATCTTCATATGTTTTATTTCCTGGCACTTTAAATGTATTTCCCATCCAAGTTGAAGTCATATCTTCAAATGATGAAGATGGTAAACTAGATGATTTTACATAGAATGGTATATCAGCCATTGACATTTTTTTAGACATTGTACCTATTTGCATACCAGCAACATCTACTCCTGCTAATGCGCCCGCTTCAGCCCCTTTTATAATAGCATCTGTTGGATTTGTAAAAATACTTCCGCCGCCAGATAATCCAGCCTCTAAACCTGTTAATAATGCATTACCAACGCCTGGAAATTGAATATTCATCCAAAACAAATATTGTCTTGAAACATCAGTAAATTTACTCTTATAAGTATTAATATCTATTTGTATATTCATTATATCAATCCTGTAATTTTTCCGACTACACTTTTAATAATTTGATCTTTAAATGACTTTGTTATGCTACTAGTCTTTATAGGTTCAAAATAAGAATAACTAAATGTAATTTGAACTGTTGCATGCTCATTTGAAGAATAATCTAAAGCAACTTCACCAATTGATTTAGGCCATGCATTAATTAATGTATAGCCAACTACTGTATTACCTCGACCATCCAGCAAAAAGATTTGCTGATCCTCTACAATATCAGAAAATGTATTTCTATTAAACTCGCCATCTTGAATTAAATTATTCCATTCATAAAATTTAGTTAATATTTCAGCATCCCCATCAATATTAAATGTTACAACCCAATCACTATATGTTTTAAATCCTGGCATTTTAAGAGTTATAAACTGTATTTCATGCGATCTTTCTTCAAATTCTACTGCTGGTATATTAGCAGACTTAACCAAATATGGATATTTATCTCTTGCAGAACCAAATCCAAATGGTGTAAGTGCTGAACTTACAGATTTTATTATACCTGTTAAAGCTGAATCACTAGAAGAAATCTCTGACGGAAAACTAAATAAACAATAAAATAAATTAGCTTTTTGAGCTTCTACAAATCTAGTTTTATATGTTTCTATATCTAACTGTACATTCATTTTTTCTCCAAAATAAAAAAGTCCAAAAGGTATATTTTTTTAATATACCCTTTAGACTTTAAATCCGTTGAGTTAAGTATCTCAAGTGGGTAACAACATATATTTATGTTATTCTATGTAAACTGTCAATCTCTATTTATTAAAATGTAACTCCTATCTCATATGAAGTCTTATCAATAACATGATAAATATATGAAAATGTAACCTGAACCTGTGCAACTTCACTTGCTGAATAATCTAAATCAATAGTGCCAATAGACTTAGGCCATGCGCCAACTAATTTATATTTTATAGTTGTATTACCTTCATGGTCAAGTAGTTCTAATACCTGATCTGCCATATAAGTGCTTGGTTTATTAGCCTTATTACTTGTTGGATCATGAATTAATCTAGCCCAATCATGAAGCGATTTAATAACATCAGATTCAGCATCAACATTAAATGTAACTGTAAAATCAGAATAAGTATATTTTCCAGCAAACTTGAAATCAAATCCTTGCCAATTTGTTGTTATTTCTTCGGTAGTAGTTTCAGGTAAAGTAGTTGTTCTTACAAGATAAGTAAGTTTATCAACATTTGTAGTAATAGGAAAATTAGGCTTATAATAAAACAAATATTGTTTTGCTCCACCTTGAAATGACGCTCTATATGAATCTATGTTAAAATTAGGCATTCTTTATACCCTCCAAAATAAAATTGTCTATCTTATTAAAAATATTATATCTATCATTTATTAACTCTTGCTCTTTAATAACAAGTATATTTATACCTTTCTTAAAACATTGTTTCTTTTTCATTTCATCATGCCATTTTACTTTATCGTTATTATGCCAGTATTCACCATTATATTCTATAGCTTTTTTCATTTCAGGTAGCCAAATATCAAGTTCTAAATTTTTACCTGTCCAGTAATTTTTAACTTGCATTCTATCATTTTCTAAAATAATACCTGAATATATTGTTTTAACGTATTCAACTATTTTCTTTTCTGGCTTAGAACCACCACTTATATTTTTACACAATGGGCATCTTTGACCCTGTTGAAAATCATTATATCTCATTAAAAATTGGTGCCCTTTAATACATTGTAATCTTAATTTAGATTTATTAGCTATGTATTCATTAGATAATAATTTATAATCAAAACTTTCTATGTACTCTTTAATTTCATTTAATATTTTCTTAGGCGTACCAAAACATTCAGGGCACCTTTGACCCGTATAAAAATTACCATATCTCATTTTAAATAAATGACCTTCAGGGCATTGTAATTTTAATTTAGAAAGAGCATTAATATATTCAGTAGATAATAATTTATAGTCAAAACTTTCAATATATTCTTTAACCTTTTCTATTGTAAGTTTTTTATTGCCAGCACATTCTGGGCATCTATGACCTTGTTGAAAATCACCATATTTTATATTAAATATATGATTTTCAGAACACTGCAATTTTAATTTAGCCCTGCTATCTATATAAACACTATTTAATAACTTATACCCATTATCTTCAACATATTTTTTTACATCGACATAATCCAACTTTTTCATAAAACTTCCTTTATTCTTAATACCATATTATATAGTTTATCAACATAAATGTAAACTATATAATATTGGTATAATGTCTAATTACACTGCTGCTAACTCAGAGAACGATGCCCCTGTTTTAGTTGCAATAAAGTTAAGAACAATAAATTCTGCGGCCCTTGTTGGCTTAATATATATGTCGCACCACAGCTCATTTCTATCAATTCTTTCAGGTGTATTATTTGTTGCATCGCAAACAATCATGTAATCATACACACCTCTACGACTTCTAACATCTCTCAAAAACGGATCAATCATGTTAATCAATTGCAATCTTGTTAAATCATCATTAGGTTCAAACAAGAAATACTTTGCTGCTGTACTAATTGCCTTTTCAAGAATAATGAATAGTCTACGAACATTAATTCTATTAAATGCTGATTCCTTCTGTAACAATGTTTTCTGTCCCCAAATAACTTTACCCTGACCAGAAAAACTTACAATAGGATTCAAGCCATTCTTATAAAGAAGGTCACGATCACCCAATGTAGGATTCCATGCTAATCTTCTAATATTTGTAATAAGTGCTCTATTCAAACCAGCTGGCGCAAACCAAGGATCAGAAACATTATCTGTATTAGCTACAATTCCAGCTACATGACCAGATGCTGGGCACCAACGATATTTACCATTCCATTTATCATATACCTCAATCCAGTTAGAATAAATAGATGCGTAACTTGTATTTTCATTTAATGTACCGTTTCTATATTCCATTAAATCAACTGTTTCATTTCCTTTATTAAATACGACATCGCCATACATACAATCAAGAATTGCAATACAATCCTTTCTTGCTTCGCATATAGTTATCAACTCTTGCTTTACGCCTGTTGATTTATCAGAATCAATGAAAATATTAACATCAATCTCTTCTGGATTTGCATAAAGATCAAAACCTGCAATAATTATAGGATCGGTAATTTCAGTCCCTAATGAAGTTATAGTTCCACCATCAGAATCAATACCACCACCAAACTGTTGCCATGCTGATGTTGAAATAGTGATTGTTGCATTAGAAATCAATTCATTTCCTGATATTCTAATATAATTTGATTGCGCATTTATTACTGTTTCAACAAATTTCTTTCTACCCTGATCATCAACACGATTCTCATCTGTTGAAACATTCCATACTTCCTTTGTTTCCCATTCAGCAGATGATGCTGATGTATTTACAGCATTTTGGGGAAGAACTTGAACAATAATAAGAAAATCCTTATTATCTGTTAGTTGGCTATCTATTCCTCTAATAACGCTAAATGTTTCCCAAGATGCATTTGTAGATGTTCTTGCAATAGTATTATAAGTTGCATAATCTACTACTGCTACTCTAATATTATTTCCCCATGAACCCCTAGATGAAGCAATAAGCCAGAAAGGATCGGAACCAGTAACAGTCTCTGACCCAAATTCATCAGGATCATCGCCATCCATATCCATTAATATAAATGCCGAACCAGATGCGTATGCTGTAAATGTTGTTGCCGCACCACTAGCAGCCTTTGTACCAGCAAAAGTTGCTGATGTTGGCATTGTTCTTGTACAATAAAGTGCAGAACCATATTTTAAATAACCAGAAGCTGATAAAATATCCTCATAACATCCTGAATATGATGTTGGTCGCCCAAATGTATCAATGAGTTCATTTACATTTGTTATAAGTGTTGTTTTATTCTCCGGGCCTTTATATGTTCCTCTTAAAACAGTTGCTGCTATTGAAGTCGCAACAGCTGGAATTGTTGTTGTAAGATCAATCTCATTAACATCTACAACAGGACTTAGATAAAATGCCATTTGTTATATCCTCCTACCAAATAAGGTTTGTATATATTTATAAAACTTTTGTATTTCACATTATTATTTATATTTATTTATGAAAAACATCTTTTTTATACAACTTCATATCTATCATAGGAAAATGTTACATCACCTTCTAACTGAGCTTCACCTTCCCTGTTAGATAATGTTATTTCTCCTAAAGATATTGGCCATATATTCTTAAACATAACCTTTTGTATAGTTTCGTGATAATTATTTGTTATAAGTAAAGAGGCATCAACCATATACTCATTTACTGGTCTTGTTGGCTTAATAGAATTATCAGTTATATACATTAACCAATCAAATAACAGTTTCCAGTTCTTTAGCTCTGAGTCCACAATATAATTTATAGTCCATTCACTAAAAGTAATACCGCCTACATGGAAATGCATCTTTTTTCCTTGCCAATCAGAATCAGTTGGCTCCAATGCTACAGAAGGAATAATAGTACCATGAACATTCAATATAAATTCTTTATTTTCTCCTATAATTAATTTATGAGGTAATAAAGGAAATATCAATTCATAATTACAAGCTGTACCTTTATTTAGATTTATATTATTCATCTAAATTAAACACCTCATATCGAGATAAAATAGCGGCATCCTCATCATATCCTAATCCTATTATAGCTGTTGATTCTGCTGGAATGCCTTCTGGTTTAGGTACTGTTTCTAAACCACCCTTTAATTCACCACTAGATACTACTGTTGAACTTGTATTTCTACTACTCCATGTTTCAGTATCTATATAATAATTGGTATAAATTTTATCAATAAGTTTAGAATCATCAATAGGTTTAAATAACCATGTTTGTGCAGTAAAAGTACTAGACCATTTCAATACTCTTGCCTCTTCTTCATCAGCATCTTCTGTCATTTCAGGTGTACATGATTCTAAAATAACCTTAACTTCTACTTTTGTATCCAACTCTGGTATATCAATTCTCATAAAAACATGAGGCGCAAAATAAGGTAATATCTGTTCATACATTTGATCAATATCAACCATGTGTAAGGCCCACATCGTCATATTAAATTCTAAATTATATGGTACGGCATTTTTATAATAATCAACTGACAATTCTGGTATTGATTTAGAAATCGTAATATTTTCATGCCTTGCACCCATTCTATTAGGATCATATGAGATACCTTGAAGTTCAACTGTTATCATTGGTAACATTTCTTCAGTCTTTTGTTGATTTCTTATAAACATATATGCTTTAGACTTTGGGCCAAACTTTATAGGAACATTAACTTGCCTTAATACATTTCCGTCAATATCATATCTAGCAATATAAATATCATTAAATATATCAAGAAATTGAATGATAGTTTTTCTAAATGTTTTATAAAAGAAATATTGTTTCATTTATCTCCTAATTTTAATAGCCATAAATTTTAGTATCTACATCACTATATGTATCTATCGCCACACTTTGTTCTTCAATATATTCATTATCACCAAATGCTGTAATAGATGGCGTTTCTGTTGTAATATTTGATGAAACACCAGCAGCGGATTCTGATTCTTCTGAATATCTGAAAGGCTTTAAATTTAATACCCAAATCAAACTTTTTAGCATAAAAATTTTATCATCTTGAGCCACATGAAGAACTTCAAAACTTCTACTAAAATATGGTATATAAATAGCATCTCCAACTAAAGGAATGGTAGAACTATTAGCAGAATCGGGGTCTGTAGGATCAACATCACGCCTATAAACTGACTGTGGAATGTGTGCTATAATAGAATCTGTTGCTAACATACCAAACATAGAATATACAGTAGGAACATCGCCTACATCATAGATAATCTTTGTTTCTTTTCCTTCAAGGTACTCAGCATTCTGTGTTTCACCATATAGCTGATCAGGTGGTACAGATGGATCACGCCTATAATATGTGCATGCAATCCCAGTTATATCAGTAAATTCAGCAACAAGAGATTCAGCTAACTGATGGTCTGGATTATCAGTTAGATCATATAGATTCCAAGTAGGCTTGTTTAGTGAATCCTGTGGCAATCTCATTTATTATCTCTATACTCCAACCATTATATTTTTTATTTCTCTTTAAATTATACGAAACAGTACTTCTATTAAGATTATTATCAACACAAAATTTTCTTAAACTATTTGTTATGTATTCAGTTCCTTCTGGTGATATAAACTTATACATATTCTTAACCATTTTTTCTCTTTGCTTTTCTTTTTGTTCATCGGTAACAGGAACAGACTTTTTAACACCTATATGATTTTTGGACATTTTTTCTTTTATACTATCAGCCCGTTCTTTACCAAATCTATCTTCAAATGATTTATCTTTATTAGATTTATTATATTCACTAAAATTATAATTTACAACACCCTTTCTTTTTTCGCTGATTTTTTTTCTTACATCCAATCGTTTTGCTGGATTTTTATCACCTAGCATATCAACCCTAATCTTACCATACATGGGGTTATTTTCACCAGAATTTAAAACACTTATTCTTTTACCCCATTCTTCTCTATATTCATCACTTACATTAAGCCAATAGTTTTTATTACTTTCACTTATATTTTTTCGTGTATCTTCAGTAGGACACCAACCTAAGTTACCTTCGCCACCTAAAGTTAAATTATAACCATTTGGCCTTTGTGTATTCAACTCTTTTATATAATATATTTCTCTTTCATTTAAATCATCTTTACTTAAACATTCACAAAGTATAGACCATTTAAAATTCTCATTACCATATTTTCTTATTGCTCTATGTAAATAATAACTGCTATCATTTCTTACATCACATAAATGCTGTAATTTTCTTTTTTCTAAACTTTTTACTGTTTGTCCAATATAACAACTACCATTTATTAGATTTTCAACTTTGTATATTAACATATAAAACCTCCCATGTGTTTTTATATATTTATATCAAAGTTTAACCAATGTAAATGTCCTACCCTATGAGAAACCCAAGGCCCTCTGTCACCTCTTCCAATCGCAATTGTTCTTCTAATTTTTCCATTTCTGCCTGCCCTTCACTTATTAAAGAATCACCATCCATTGCCAATCCAGTATTACTACCTATTGCTGTAAAATTAGCAAACTTTGTTCTTATTCGTCCTAATGTCATTTTACACATTGCTGTTGCATAATCTGTAAGCCACATATTATTATATAGATCATCAGGTTCGCCTTCTGCCATATACGCTCTAACTAAAATAAAGCCAGGTGTTTCATATGTAATATCATTAATTGTTAATTGACCACCATAAGGCGGTGTAGGTTTTATTTCTAGTTGATTAGTATATTGATGGTATATAAAACTATAAGCATCAACTACATATCTTTTTATTGTTTCTAAAAATCCTCTTGCTATATGATAAGAAACCATATCATAACCAGAACCAGCACTTCTCATCAACAACTGATCATACATACCCTGATTGTATAAATAATTTTCTATTGTAAATAATGTATGAATAGAACCAGCTGATTGAGTACTATACCCTATGACTTCAGTTATATTCGCTGGCATATCATAAAAGGCTTCACCAGCTGACAGCATTAGAGTAAAAAACACTTCCTGCGTTGCTTGACCCACAGCCCATTTTATATACTTTGTTCTTGCATAGTCTATAGCATCATTAATTTGCATTGGATCAAGTTCTATCTTTACAACAGGGGCGCCCAATCTGCGTTTAATCTTTTCGACCATATCAGATTTTTTCATATTTACATCCTCGATAAAATATATTCAATACTATTATTTATATATTATTTTAATTGATGTTATAATCCTGCAGCCAACTGAAGTCATCATCAGTTTCAGTAGATACATCACTCAAAAATCCCCATACTTCTTCTTCACTATTGTTATTGACAGGTTTAGAATCCATTAGATCATAATCATCTATAATGTTCATCTCTACAAAATAACAAGCCCAATACAATGCAGAAACTAAATCATCTGGTAAATCCTTCCCCATAAAACGACCATTTGATTCAATAAAAGAACCTAACTGATATACTGTATCCTTATCATATATATCTACGCACTTATCTTCTATCAGTTTTTTCATTAATAGAACAGCTCTAGGTTTTGTATTTTTACTAGCTCTAATACCTAAGTCTGCATTTTTACTTCCAGTATTTACTAAGTTAGAGTTCTCAAATTCCCACCATAGTCTATTCACAACAGCAGAACCTTCTGAGTTATTTTCACACATAATATAAGCATTGTTATAATAGTATGATAATCTATTTATAATCTCTGCGAACAAATAAACATCTGTCTGATTATCATTATATACGGCAACTTGTTGATACTTCAATGGTGTTAAACTTATAATCTTCATGATCTGTAATGTAGAAGCATTTTCACCAGTTCCTTTAGCAGTATCAGCACCAATAATATACTGTGCACCAGCTTCAGGTTCTTCATAAACAGAATACTTATTACCCATTTCTGTTTTTATAGGTTCTCTAACATTATCAAATAGGTATTCAAGTGTAACAGGGTCTATAACTGTATTTGTAGAACCTAAAAACTCACAGGCATATTCCTGAGTAAACTTTACCTTACCTAAGTTCTTTAATTGCTCTTGCGCCCAAGCCTCATCACGGCCAGGCACTTCTCTCCAAGTAACACGAATATGTTTAAATGTATTCTCTCCACGCTCTGCTTGACTGTATATCCTATGAAATAGATTGAACACTCCATTAGGTGTTGAAATAAGAATAATCTTTGCATCCTCAGAAGCTGAAATGGTCGGATAGTTGGCTGCCCAAAAATCTTCACATATACCTTTAGGAACGAATGCTATTTCATCACATATAAGTAAGTTGATTGTTCTACCACGGAAAGCATCAGGAGAAGTTGCGGATACTATTATTCTTGTACCATTATCAAATAAAATAAAAGTCTTAGAATATTCACGGACACCCGGCTTTAACCATATTGGTAGCTCTTCATACATCAATTTAATTCTACTCATAATATCTATAGCTGATGTCTGCTTATTAGATACTATACCGATTGTTTTATCAGAATTAAAGATTGAAAACCACAAAGCATAGACTGAAACAACAGTAGTTTTTCCAGCTTGTCTTGCGCATAGAGCACAAACAAATCTATTGTCTGCCATTTTTTTAAGAATTGTTTTTTGAAAGGAATAGGGTTCAAATTCAATTCGGCCCCTATCAGGATGGACAATCTTTATATATTGTAAAAAATTGTTTATATTTGTCGAACAATTTAATAAGGCTCTTACATCTTCAGGCTTATATTCAAACTGCTCCTCTGGCCTCTTCACATAATCATTATACTTAATACCCATAAAAAAATCCTCCTAAACTATTTAGTTATTTAGGAGGATTATGTATATTTTATAAATTGATTTATAGTTAACTCTTTTTTGGCGGCCTTATAGTTGGGTTTGTGTCTATTTTTACTTCATATCTTTTATCGCCTATTGTAGTAGAAAGAACTACTGGTCTACCCCAAAGAGTATAAATATGCTCTAAAGTTTTTACTGTATTTAACTTATCCAACTCAATACCAGAAAAATCATGAGATAAATATAATGAGCCATCAAAATGATGATTTCCATCTATTATATTTATTTTGGGAATACCACTATTAGAAAAACTATTTACAATCAGTTCCCTAATCTGAGCTGCTGTATGATCTGTTCTAACATAGTCTACAGTATTTGCATAATCTGCACTTGGGACTTCAGTATAAATATACATATCCAACTTATCAATGACATCTTCTGTAAGAAAATCCTGCATAAAGAACCAATCTGTATATGTTCTCATTACATCCTTACACTTTTCAAAGCCACCCATTTCCTTTGTATCCCACTCTTCTTTTAACTTGTAATCACTACATTCCATATATTCTTTACCATGACGACCTTTATCCCATCTTTCCTCAATATGCTCCCACATACCAGAGCCAATAAGATACGGATTCATACTATATCTACTCATAGCTTTTACAAGTGAGTTGGAATAGTTATACTGCCCATGCTCTTCTGCTGTTAATAGTTCTTCATCAAATAGTTTATTCATAATCTTCTGATGAATGAATGTAGCCCAACCCTCATTCATATACCTTGACCTCATAATAGGCCAATAATACTGACCCTCAATTCTCAAGATTTCAAGAATGTCCTTCTGCCAATCTTCTAAAATGCGTGAGTTATCAATAATAAATCTAAGCAAATCTTCAGTAGGCTCAACAGGAATCTGCTGTTTCAGTTCTCTCCATAAACGATTATTCATTAAATCAATAGACGCATCGTCAACAAAAGCATCAACAGATTTATGGGTATCTGTTAAATCACCAAAAGAAGATAGATTAGTAATCTTCCTTTTTTCTTTCATCTGATCAAATACACGCAACCTTTTTTCTTCTTCTGTTTCATTATCAAAAGGACTTGAATGAAACTGAATAGAATGCGCTGCATCTACAATCTTTTCAACCTCACCAATACCATACATTCTTTCGTATTCATTAAATCGTTTAGAACCTTCCCTCATAACACTCATTATATCATTACGATTATTGATAAACCATTTACTTTCCGTAAAGAAATTTGTATGGCCATAAACATGGGCAATAACCAATGCCTGTACTGCCAATGTATTACTATCCATTAAGTATGCTCTTGCAGGATTATCATGTATTACAACTTCATATGGTAGACTATCACCATATAAATCATAAAGTGTTTTATTCTTCTCATAATCTCGCCCATACTTCCAGTTAGATATATTTGTAGGAAGTCTATATGCCATAATCTCAAGCATCCTCTGAGGTGGGATAACATCAAACTCTACATCAACACTTTTCAACTTCATATCATCAAAAAGTATTTGTTTAATCCTGTCCTCAATTTTAATAAGTCTTTGTAAATTACCCTTTTCCATTATGACATCCTTTCTATTAAATCGTTTATTTTATTTAAATAACATACCTTATCATCATACCAATCTTGCTCTTTGATAACTAATAAATCTATATTTTTCTTTATACATTGTTTCTTCTTCATTTCGTCATACCATTTTGACTTATCACTAGAATGCCAATATTCACCATTAAACTCTATTGCTTTTCTTACATCAGGTAAAAATATATCCAATTCAAGATTTTTACCCGTCCAATAGTTTTTTACTTGTGTTCTATCATTTTCTAAAATAGTACCCGAATAAATAGTTTTGACATATTCAGCAATTTCTTTTTCTGGTTTAGACCATCCTTTAACTAGAGCACATTCAGGGCATCCGCAATTTTGATTTTTAAAACGTCTAAAATACATTTTAAAAATATGTCCTTCAGGGCATTTCAACTCTAATATAGATGAATTGTTTTTATACTTGCCTGACAGCCACACATAATTTCTATCTTTAATATATTGCATAACATCTATTAATGATGCTCTTTGTATGATGCTTCTTCTTTTATTAAAACATTCCAAACATCTATGTCCTTGCTGAAAGTCATTAAATCTTTTTTTAAATATATGACCTTCAGGACATTGTAGTTCTAATATAGAAAAGGCATTTATATATTCACCAGATAACCATTTAAAGCTAAAATCTTCTATACGATTTTTAACATTAATATATTCTAATCTTTGACTATTACCTCTCATTTTATTATTACATTCAGGGCATCTATAACCTCTTTGAAAAACATTATATATTACTTTATAAATATGACCTTTTGGGCATTGTAGTTCTAATTTTTCTTTACTATTTTTGTATTCAGTAGATAGAAGTTTATAGTTGAAACTTTCTATATAACTTTTAACTTCTTCTAATGTATACTTCCTATTCATTATGCCTTCCTTTCAAACAAAATATGCTTAATTGCACTATAAATATGGGATTTATTTCTAATCTCACACATCACAAAATGATTAGCGTCATCCTTATAGAAGTTCGTGCCATTTTCCGTAGTCATAGCAAATTTAAATGTCTTAATATATTCCTTTAACAATGTATTTGGCGACCATCCGGCTCCATAAACAGGACTAAATGAATTATCCTCATCTTCAACACCATTTACTTCGCAATAAGCTAACATATTCACACTCTTATTTAACATTTCCTTTGTTGATTTCATTGTTCTATCAAAGTTAAAATCTTCACCATCAGATGCGTAGATTACATATCTATTCCATGCTTCTTCAGGGTATTCAGTATCTAATGCGTAGTTAGCCAAATCAAATGCTGTATGGCAGTTAGTTCCGCCAGATTCACCCTTCTTAAAAAATTCGTCCTCAGAGACAAACTGAGCCTCTGTAGTATGAGTAATAAACCTAATCACAACATTATCATATGACTTCTTCAAAAACTCATTTATCCAAAACAATAATGACCTTACAAGATACTTCTTATTACTATCCATAGAACCTGATGTATCAATCATTGCGATAATAACGCAGTTAGATAGTGGTGTCATCTGTTCTTCTGGTACTCTAAACCTTAAATCATCATCTTCGATATACAACTGCTCTGGATCAATAGAACGATCCAATATATTATTCTTTATGATTAAAATAGCTTCTTCCAAATCGCCAAAAGATTGAACCAATGCCTGTGAAGCCTCTGTTTCAGTACAACCAGTATCTTCCATTATTTCTTTAATGAAAAGGCTAGTTCGTAACATTGTTTCTTTTAAAGTCTTTTTCTTATGTAGTCTAGGCTGAATACCTATCTTAGATGTAGTTTCAAACTTCCAGCCAGTAGGAACTAGCATACTTTTATCAGATGTTTTTTCTTCAATGTATGGTAGACCCAAGTCCTCAAACATTAACTGAATGATTTGTTCAATATCAATTTCAGTTTCCATATAATCTTCACCCATCTGATCACCTGGCTCATCACTACCACCGTCACTCTTTACTTTCCTTCTACCGATTACATCACCTGGCTTTCCTTCACCTTGTCCCACACCGCCAGAACCTTCGTCATTTCTACCATAGACAAAACGATAGTCCTTAAGACCCTTAATAGGAACCTTTACTTTACCATTCTTTCCTTTAGTAATAATGGATTCTTCACCAATAATGTCCTTAACTTGGCCTCTAATAACAGCATCAACTTTTTGTCTATGCCTTTCAGCATCCTTTTTTCCTTTCTCAGAAAACTGCCAATCACCATCAGCTACTATTGTCATATGAATCCTCTTTTCTATATTTTAAGTTATTATATCATATAACTTGTTATTTGTCAATAACCAATTTTTCCAAATATTCGTTAAACATACTCTCATAATCTTCTTCATGCTTTTTTATAGAATAATGGCAGTTTTCACATAAAGTCACACCATTATTTTTATTATATATTAAATCTCTATATAATGCAAATCTTTTAATATGGTGTGCTTGTAACTTATATCCTCTTTCATTACACATAACACAAGTATAGTTATCCCTTTCAAATACAGATGTTCTCCATTCCTTATATTCTTTAGAACAATATATCTTAGTATTTTCTGAAGTTATACCACCCTTCCAATTACCATTTAATTCACCTATTCTTTTTGAACTATTTAATGCACATTTTGCTTTGAAATCATCATTCATTTTTTTACCTAAATTTGCTTGACTGATTTTCTTAGCAGTTTCTTCCGATATACCATACATTGCATTTCTTTTTTTAGCATTACACGAAAAAGAACAACAACAACCTTTATTACCACTACAATAAAAAAACTTTTCACCACATACTTCACAAGGAGCATCACTTAAAATATATACAGTCATTCTCCAAGGATTTTCAGCTGTCGGATTATCTTTATACCATTTACCTGTTTTTTCATTAAATCTTAATACTTTTAATCCTTCTTCATACTTCATAAATAAAAATACCTCCAATAAAATTTCCTTACTGAAGGTATTTATATATTTCCTTTGTTGGGGAAACTATGTTGATTTTTCCGTACTATATCACTCCTTGCGCAAAATTTCTCCAACGAAACTTAACAGGATTTTGGCACATTCCTCACAATAGCCATTCTTCTTCAATCGTTCAATAACAGTAGTCCTACGAGCTTTAGACTTCAAATCTGTACTAGACTTGTCTGCGATTGTCAAACTTACAACATTCTTCAAATCGGACATAAGTTTCTTCTCAATAGCTGTTCTCAACGGGTCATAGTCTTTGAAAGTAAACTCCTTACCTCTTTCAAGCTGAGAAGATTTATACACGAAAATACCCTGTCTAAACTCTGTCTTAGCATTTACTGGAACACTGATAAACTCTTCAATCTGCCTCATCAACTTTTCATCAGGGTCGGAATACTCGCCGGTAATAGAATCCATTACCTTCTCTTTCTTACAATAAGCCGAAGCGTTTAACAAATAGTTATCAAACAAAGATTGTGCCTGCTCTTCATATGCCGACATAAAAGACATATTTACTTCTTTCTTTGCAATCTCTTTATACTCAGAGCTTACAGACTCTTTTTCAGAAAGTAAAAGATTAATAAAACGCTTCCTATCTTCTTCAGAAATACCAATGTGATGATCAAAGTTGGACTTCAAACCTCTAATAATATCAATAGGATTAATACATTTCTTATCCTCTTTCATACCAAGAGAAATGTTAATGGCGTTAATAATAAATCTCGGAGAAATACCACTCATGCCTTCACCCTTCTCACGGCCTTCCTGTAGAAGTTGTTTAACATCAAGATTCTGCTTCCTCATTTCTTCAGTAATCTCACCATTATAAATCTTCATCTTATCCAATAGAGAGTTTACCTTAGCTGTGGGAATAAGGCGAGAAAGAATAGCAAACTGTGCCGCAACCCTTAATGTATTAGGTGCGATATGAATACCTCTAAAAGAAGATTCACCAATCATCTTTTCATAAATCTTAACCTCATCATCAATTTTAAGATTCCAAGGAACCATTACAGGATACATTCTATCATGTAGTGCTTCATTCTTCTTATCAGACTTAAATGTATCAAACTCTGTCTGGTTAGTATGACTCAAAACCAAAGTATCAATATACATCTGAGGAAAGCCTGGTGTTTTAATAAGTTGTTCCTGTGCTACTGTAATAAATACATACAGAAGTTTAGTATCAACTTTAATCATTTCAATCATTTCAATCATACCACCATTAGCTACCTGCAACTCACCATTAAACTGATATGCTCTTGGGTCTGTTTCACCATAACGAGTAATCTTAGAAAGATTTACTCTACCAATAAGTTCGGAAATATCCTGACTCTTAGGATCGGAAGGTGAAAATGTTGCAATACCAACACGGTCATGCTCAGATAATGCAATCTTCTCTACCAAAACATTTTCCCATTGTACATTGCCATCTTCAGACATATAGTTTGCTTCAATATTCTGTTTGCATACAGGACATAATGTTCCTTCAATCTGAACACCTAGTTCCTTTTCCCAATATGGCCTATCAACTTCAGGAATCAAATGTAATGGTTCCTCATGAATTGGGCAATCCTTAATTGCGTACTTAGGTGTCTTATCTCTTTCCAAACCCTTTTTAATCAAGGAAGCGATTGTTGATTTACCAGAACTAACTGGGCCAACCATGATCAAAATACGTTTTCCTGTTTCTGTTCTATGAGAGGCTGCTTTCAAGAAACGCATCAAATCATGAATAGGCTCAAGAGTACCATAAATCTTCTTATCAAAAAACTTATAACGAACCAAATCTTCATAACTTCTTGTCTTGAATGCATCATCAACAGGTTCTGTGCCATAAGACATGATCATATTATAAATACGACCCGGCGCAAATTGTGCGATATAAGGATTTTCTTTTACAAAATTAAAGTAATCAAGACAAGTGCCTTCCCATTTATTGTTTTCCTTTTTACTTCTCTGCTCAAGAATCACATTCCTAAAATCAACATTATTCATCTTTCTCTCCTTCAATTAGTTTAGCATCTATTAATTTTTTATCAACTTTTAACATTCTTAATATTGTTTCTCTATCTGTTACAATAATATTTTGATTTCTCACACCAGTATTCTTATCTAAGATTTTTAATTTCACTAGTGTTTCTTTTTCTTTTAATTCTAACATTTTTTCTTTCAAAAGTAAATCACAATTTTGCGTATTTTTTTTATTTATAATTTCAACCGCCGAATTAATATTTGCTACCATATAACTGGCAACTTCTACTAATCGTGCAGAGAACCCGCCTGAACCCATTTCAGATAATATTTGATCTAATATCTGATTAGCCTTTGATATATTTTTTTCCATTATATCATTTGGATTATTCACATCTACATCATTTGTTTGTGGTATACTATCATCAGGATTAAGTCTAAAATCCATACCAAACTCATCTGCTAAATTCTCTCTATCTAAATCAGGCATCTTACACCTATTAACTCATTTATTTTGTTTAAACAACATAACTTATCATTATACCAATCTTTATCTTCTATAACTAATAAATTAATACCCTTTTGTATGCATTGCTTTTGTTTCATTTCATCATACCATTTAGTTGTATCGTTTGAATGCCACCATGTTCCATTAAACTCTATTGCTTTAGAAAGTTCAGGTAAAAATATATCTAATTCAAGATTTTTACCAGTCCAAAAGTTCTTAATTTGTGTTCTGTCATTTTCTACAACATCACCAGAATAATTCTCTTTAACATATTCAGCAATTTCCTTTTCTGGCTTAGACCATTTTAATACTGACGAACATTCAGGGCATCTTCTCCCTTGTTGAAAATGATTATATGATGCTTTATATATATGGTTTTCTGAACATTGCAATTCTAATTTATCTTTACTACTTTTATAAATAGTTGATAATAATTTATATCCATTACATTCTATATATTCTTTAACACTTTTATATTCTAAATATTTACTATTACTATAACATTCAGGGCATCTATTTCCTCTTTGAAAATTATTATATCTCATTTCAAATACATGACCGACAGAACATAATATTCTTAATTTAGTCAAAGCATTTTTATATTCTGTTGATAAAAGTTTATACTTATAACTTTCAATATCTTTTTTAACATAATCTATTAAATGCTTTCTATTCACTTTATTACCTCTTTATTATGTTTGTATTATACCTTATATTTATACAAATGTCAAGTATTTATTTCATTACAAATTTTATATTACCACAATCATAGATTCTATCCCAACCTTGTTCTTGCATTATATCCCATTCAGTTTGAGTATCTTGTGTAGCTAAATGCCTTATCTTATCTTTCCTAAAATTAAAACGATGTATTCTCTTTAGCACATCATACTTAAAATACCAATAATTAGGTTCAGTTAAACTCACTTGTGTAAATCCAATTTTAGAATACACATTACCTTCCGACCACCGCCTATCAGCATATGAATAAATTTCAACCCAACAATAATTTCTCTTAAAAAATTCTAATAACTTACCAGCAATGCCTATTATACTTTTAGATGTACAAAATCTACTTAATTCCCATACACCATCGACATTTTTAGACCCTTTTGATATATTACCTCTAGCAAAAGTCATTACAGAAACAAGTTCATCATTATAGTATGCACCTAATTTTATAGATGATGGTGTATAACCCTGTATATGGTATAATTCAATAAAAGACTTTGCTATAGTTGTTTCTATTTCTCTTATAATGCACTTCCTTGCGTAAAGTTTTTCATCTGATAAACCTATTATATGCTTTAATCTGTCCTTTACAATATCATTTTTAAATAACCATTCATCTTCAAAAATAGTTATTAATCTATATCCCTGTTCATTACATAGTTCCAATTTTTTAAGATGATATTTTTTATCTGGCTTCTTTAAATTACCATGCCAATATAAACCACAATATTCTATAGCGATTTTTTTATCTGGTATTACTATATCTAGTTCTAAAGGTCTTATTATTTTTCTATCATTACATATAATACTTAAATTAAAAGTTTGTATATATTCTAATATTTCTTTTTCAGCATTAGAAATTGACATAGAGCATTCATAACATCTATGCCCCTGCTTAAAATCATTCCAAATCTGCCATCTATCATGCCCATTATTACAAATATATCTAACTTTAAAATTTTCACCTTTTATATTTCCACTTTTTTCTATATATTCATAATCAGCATCTTTTAAAGCATTTATAATATCATTTTCTTTTGTAGATGAACTAATGGACTTTTTTAATCTCGTATCTTCATTTTTCATGGGGTTATTAATACTTAAATTTAATTTTCTTTCTATATTACCAGACCATGATTTTTTTGTAGCGGACGAAATTTTTTCACTCATACTTTCTCTATATTCATTATCAGCCCATCGCAACTTAGATGAGATAGATTGTTTTTCTTTTACATCTTCTCTATTAGCTGTATGTCTGTTTCTACATGGCCTGCAAAAATGGCCATCATTCTGTTTTAAATATATTCTATACTGCTGTTGAACTTCAATACCACAAATATCGCAGTTAAAAATAATTTCCTTATGACTCCCACTCTTTAATAAAGATACATCACCATTGTCTACTCTTCTTATTAGCATATAAATTTTTTAATCTCCTCTAAACAGTTTTCTTTATTATTAATCCAATCTCGTTCATTTATTATAAATAAATCAATTTTCTTTTTTATACATTGTTTCTTCTTCATTTCGTCATACCATTTTGACTTATCACTAGAATGCCAATATTCACCATTAAATTCTATTGCTTTTCTTACATCAGGTAAAAATATATCCAATTCAAGATGTCTACCAGACCAATAATTTTTACATATGGTTCTGTTATTTT